ATGGCAACTAGATTTGCAATTGGTAGTGGTATTTGGAGTTCAGGTGGGACTTGGGATAATGGTGTTGGGCCAGTAGCTGGTGATGATATATATGCTAATGGTTATACAGTTACAATTAACCAAAATATAAATTTTGCGACATTAAGTAATTCGACTACACCAGTTTATCTTCCTGATAAATCAACACCTAAAATGATAACTAATAGTTCACCAAGTGGTAGAGCTATAGCATCAATCGATACTAACAATGCTTATAAAGCTTTTGACGAAACTAGTGGTACAATTTGGTCTACAACATCAAACCCTAATTGGTTAGGTTATGTATTTCCAACACCAAAAACTATTAAGAGGTATTATCTTAATTTTGGCGGTAGACCGTCAACTTCATGGACATTTGATGGTAGTAATGATGGTACAATTTGGTCAACGATACATAGTGTTACAGGAAATTCTAGTGGTACTTATTTAAGTAGTGGATTAACTAATACAACAGGATTTACTTATTATAGAATTAATAGTTTGGTATCACAAACACCTGGAATAAATTATATTGATACGTTTGAAATGACTGAAAACACTACAGGAACCACTTATGGCGTTACTGGTGGTGGTTCGTATATAGTACCTGCAACATTATCAGGCACAACAACTATAAACTCAAGTGGTGCTGGTCTTATTTGCAATGCATCTATTAATGTTATTACAATAAATGCAACATCAGGTAATACTGTTAATTTCACTAAAGATGTTGGTAATGGTATCTATATCATTGGACCAGCTATGGTTGGTGGTAACACAACAGCTTCAGGTATTAGAGTCGCTGGTACTGCAACTGTTAATTATATTGGTGATTTATATGGTGATGATACTGGTACTTGGTATAGTAACGCTGGTGATATTAATATAGCGGCAGCTGCAACTTTTAATTTATATGGTAATATATTTACACCAAGAGGTAACCCATCTACCGCTCATTATGTTTTAAACTCAAGTGTTAATGGTGCAACAATTAATATAGTTGGTAGTGTGTATGGTACTTCAACAAATCCAACACTTTGTCAAGGTGTTTATAATTCAACTAATTCAACTGTAAATATAATAGGTAATGTGGTTGGTAATCTTGGTTATGCTGTTAACAACGTAGGTACAGGTGCATTAAATGTTCAAGGTGTTGTACAATCAACATCATTATCAACATTAGCTGCTATTATTTCAACAAGTACTGGTTTAGTTACCTTATCAGGTCCAGTTATAAACACAAATAACACAATGGCTGTATATGCGTCTAGATTAAGATTTTATTCTGGTACAACACAACAATGGAGATTTCAAGATACTGCAAATGCGACAAGGGTATTATATCAATCAGGATATACTGGAACAACAATTGGTTTACCTGTATCAACAGATGTTAGAAATAATACAGTATATGGTCAATATAATGAATTAAGAGGTACATTAATAGTACCATCACCTTCAGATGTTAGAATAAATGTATTAACTGATAATACTGTAGGTACAGGACAATTAACTGCTGAAGATTTCTTAAACGCAATAACTGCATCGACAAACTCAATAGCTGTAAGATTAAAAAATATATCTACAACACAAACAATGGGTGACCAATTAGCAGCTTTAAGTGGTAGAACTTAAAAATAATTATTTAAGATATAATAGAATCACATTAAAATTAATTAATGTGATTTTTTTATTATATTTATATTTTATAAATTTTAAGTATATTTTATTATGAACACTTTTAAATATAACTATAAAACAACATTACCAAAACAAGCTAATGCACCTTCAGTAACTATTGATGGTGCATTATTTTTGGAATATACTGTATCTTTTTACGTAAAGAGAGAAGATGGTCATTTATTAATAAAAAAAACAATATGTAGAACTGGTGAAACAGTTTATGCTAATTCGCATCAATGGTATGATGATTGGTACATAACAATACATTTAGGTGAAACTTTAATATCACATGATATATTTAATCCAACAGGTAAAGTTGTTTTTATTAAAATGGATGCTTACGCTTTAGGAGATAACATTGCTTGGATACCATATGTTGAAGAATTTAGGAAAAAACATAATTGCACCGTAATTTGTTCAACATTTTTTAATGATTTATTTGTTAAGGTATATCCAGATATATTATTTGTTAATCCTAATACCAACATAGATAATGTATATGCTCAATATTATATTGGTGCAACAAATGAAGAAAATTCATTGATATCACCAATAAAAGTTAATGAACACCCTCTACAGTTTGTTGCTTCAAATACATTGGGTTTAACCAATACAGAATTAAGACCAAAATTAGAATCTCAATTTAAAAAATTAAATAATAACAAAAAATATATTTGTATTTCTGAATACGCTAGTGGAATAAAGAAACAATGGAACTTTGAAAATGGGTGGCAAATAATTGTTGATTATTTGGTTTCTTATGGTTATGATGTTATTGTGATTTCTAAAGAGCCAACAAATTTAAATAATGTAATTGATTTAACTGGTGATAAATCAATATCTGAAAGGGCCAATATGTTATTAAATGCTGATTTTTTTATTGGTGTTAGTTCTGGGTTATCTTGGTTAGCTTGGGCTGTTGGTACGCATGTTATAATGATAAGCGATGTTACACCATTAAGTCATGAGTTTAAGACAAATATATCTAGATTATCAGCAAATAAGTATTTAGATAGAGTTGATTTTAATCCAGTTTTAATAACAACAGCAGAAGACGTAATAATTAAAATAAATAATATCATTTATTAAATATTATTCATTTTAAATATATTTATCGTTAACACAATTTACTAATAATTACCATTGTATTTATATAAAAACACAAACTATGAATAACAACCTAATACTAAGAATCCTTAACAGTCCATATAATGATATCACCAAAAGTAGTGTGTTAAGTCAAGCTGATGTAGATAACAACTTTATATATTTAAAGGGTGATTTAATCTATGCAGCCACCACATCTGGGAGCACAACTTACTTACATAAATATAATGGGGAAACCATATCATTTTTAGGTGGTAGTGGTGGTGGTTCTATATTTACTGGCGGTACAGTAACAGGACCTACTAATTTTACTAATGGAGTAACAACTAATACAATATCTGCAACAACATATTATAATTTACCTTTAGACGTTTTTGTAACTGGTGGAACATATTCAGGTGGTGGTATTACATTTAAAAATAATAGTGGAGGTACTTTTAATGTTTCAGGATTTACAACATCCTTTTCAGGAGGGTCAGGTAATTGTATTACTGATTTGTATGTAACAAATATACACGGATGTTCCCCAATAACAATACATGATAGTGTTAAATCGGTTGGGTCGTCAGCAACTGGAACAACATCATTTGCTTTTGGTCTTAATGTTAGTGCCGAGGGAAATTATTCACATGCTGAAGGTGAAGAAACAATCGCTAGTGGTGATACTTCACACGCTGAAGGTAATAATACATTATCTATCGGATATGGTTCACATGCTGAAGGTGGTGGAACAACAACAATAGGTTACAGGTCACATTCTGAAGGTTATTTGACAACCGCTATTGGTGATAATTCTCATTCTGAAGGTGGTATTACAACAACCATTCGTATATATTCACATGCTGAAGGTGTTAAGACACAAGCTAGAGGTGAAGCGTCACACTCTGAAGGTGTTCAAACAGCTGCTATTGGTAATGGTTCGCATGCAGAAGGTGGTTATTGTGATGTTGGTAGTAATATATATTATTCTGGTGGAACTGCAATTGGTGATGGTTCTCATGCAGAAGGTAGAGAAACAACTTCTTTTGGTAATTTTTCACATGCTGAAGGGTATTTATCAAAATCTGGATGGAGAGGATTTACAGTTGATAATTATTCATCAGGTATTATCACATTAACTGGTTATGGTGATTTAAGTAGTGCGTTTTACGCTGGTGGTGGTTTTATAAAAGATTCTAATGCCACACCAAAGTATTATTCAGCATCAACATGGAATGACCCTAATTTTGAGATATATTTATCAGGTAATCCAATTAATTATTTTCCTAGTTTTATTGCCGATACTGATAATTTATATAATCCGTTAGCTGACTATTTTAACGGTGATAATTCACACGCTGAAGGTGGTAATACAAGCGCAATAGATAGAGCTTCTCATTCTGAAGGTTCTGCAACAACAGCTTTTGGTCAAGCATCTCATAGTGAAGGAAATGGTACTTTGGCTTATGGTGATAGTTCACATGCTGAAGGTTTAAGTACAACAACTATTGGTTATAATTCTCACGCTGAAGGTGGTGGCTCAATATCAATTGGTGATTATTCACATTCTGAAGGTGGTGCTACCAATGCTATTGGTATATATTCGCACTCTGAAGGTCAAAATACAACTGCCGTTGGTAATTACAGCCATTCTGAAGGTGATAATACAAAAGCTATCGGTATACATTCGCACTCTGAAGGTATTGAAACAACTTCTATTGGTATTGGTTCTCATTCAGAGGGTTATAAATCAACATCATTAGGTAATTACTCATTTGTGCATGGTACAGGTAGTACGGCTTCTGCATCTACGTCAATAGTATTAGGTAATAATATTACAGGTACATCTGCAAATACTGTTTATGTTTCCAATTTCAATATTAAAACATTAGGTAGTGGTACTTCAGTTAATAACTTAGGTATTGATGTTAATGGTAATGTAGTTACTGGAACATCAGGTGGTGGTGTATCTATAACACCTTATAATAATGTTGGTAGTGCGACTACGATTTCATGGAATGTTAGTGGTGTTAGTACTAATTACGAAGTAACATTAACAGGTACATCAACACTTAATTTAACTAATGTTAGAAATGGTGAATATGGTACCATTATAGTTAAACAAGATGGTGTTGGAAGTAGAACACTTTCATTCGGTACTGTAAATGGTGGTTCTGTAACACATAAAGTGGTTAATGGTGGTGCTGGTGTTCCTACATTAACATCAAACGCTAGTGCTATAGATTTATTGTCGTTTACATATAATGGAACATTTATGTTCTGGACAGTTGGTAATGATTATAATTAATTATGAGTAGAGCCATATTTAGTGCAAATAATAAAGTAGGTCAAATATTTTCATTTCAAACTAATGTCACTAGTGGAAGTACTTTTGACCCAACTATTACATTTGTTAGTGGAAGCGATAGAGTTAGTTGGGATTTAGGTAATGGTAAGTTGGTTGCTGGAAATAGTTTAAGTTATATATTTACAGGTGATACTGGTACAACTAAGACTATAAAGTTAAAAACCAATAGACTTAGTAAATTGAAAGAATTTCAAGCCGATACTGATAGTATAATTGGTAGATTAGATATGTCTAAATGGTCTAATTTAGGTAATATAGTATCGCTATACTCTAACCCTAATTTAACAGGTGTGACACATACTTATTCAGAACAAACATTTTCATTTCCAATGGGTTATTCAGTATATAGTTGTAATTTAACTGGAAATCATGATATGTCAATGTTCCCTAATTTAGGAAATGCGCTTTATATTTATAGCAATATTAATTTAACTGGCATAACACATACAGCATCAACTCAAATATTTAGAAGATATTACGCATATAGTTGTAATTTATCTGGAAATCATGATATGTCAATGTTAACTAATTTGGGCGGTGCTTTTCAGATTAATAGTAATAGTGGTTTAACTGGGATAATACATACAGCATCAACTCAAACATTTACACAATATTATGCATCCAATTGTAATTTAGATTACGTTAATTTTAAACCATTATCTGGCGCAACTTTTAAAAACTGTATTATAAATTTAAACGGTAATAATATGATATCATCCGATGTTAATCATATATTAGACGATTTTAAAACAATAACAGTGGCAAATTCAACTAGATGGTCTGGTGTTACGTTAAATATTGGTGGTACAAATCAAGACCCTGATACATCAAGCGGAGGTTACAATGGGTTAGCCGCAATAACAACACTAACAGGTTCACCTTACAGTTGGTCAATAACTTATTAATAATATATAATTATGGTTTGGAGATTTATATACGATACTGAAAAAGTATACGACTTATTTGAAACAAGTGATATAACACTTACAACTAAAAATGTATTTGATGGTAACACCATTGATGAGTGCTTTAATAAAATAGATGAGTTAAAAATTTATTGTGTTTACCCATTAAATGATACACAAGATATTATTTTTAGTGGTGGAGCTAGAACAATAGTTAATACTAAACTATTTATATAATAATAACATTAAATAATTTAACTATATGGAATTCTTTATAAATAAGAACGCTACTTTAAATAAGCTAAAACTTGAACTAATTAAAGACGGAAGAAACGATTTTAATAAGTTTCATGAAAAAATACAAAATGCTAATGTAACTTTTACTATGACAGATACAGTTACTGGTGTTAAAAAGATTGCATGTAAACAAGCTAGTGTTGAAGAAGTATTACCTAACAACAATTGTTTATGTGAAGAATTTTATTTAACATATCAGTTTACAACAAAAGATACCTCTGTAGCTGGTAGATATGTTGGTAAATTTGAAATAGATTTTTTAGATGGTTCTGGAACACTTATCGTTCCAATAAGAGAAGAGCTGTTCATTAATGTCCTAGAAGGTTCAATAAAGAAATAATTCATTTGACTTTATAAAAATAAAAAAGTAAGTTTGTACGTTACAAACTTAAAAATAAATTTTGCCTTATCTATTGTTTAATTAATATTTGTTTTGTACATTTGTGAAAAATAGTACATTATGAGCCAAGAAAAAACATCAGTAAGTAGTAAAAGAATAGAGGAATTTTTAGAGGGTTCGGACCCTCAAAAATATATCGTAGCAGTTGAAGCTTCATTCAATGAACCTACCGTAACTCTTGTTATTAACGACCCAGAATCTGGCAAATACCAAGAAGACCATAAATTTAAACCTTTCTTATGGTTTAAAGAAGATATTACAAGCGTAATATATAATGGTAATAGAAAAAAAATACTAGAAGCTGGTACTAAATATGGTGTTAGACTTAAAAAACTAAGAACAGCTGATAGTAATGGCTTTTCACCATCCCGTATGGAAAATGGTTATAAATATATCGCCATTTGTACCAAATCTTATAATAGCCTCATAAATTATTTCAAAGAAGGCGGTATTGATGTATTCAAAGAAGAATATAGAACCAATTTCGTAATGTTTAGTCCAGTTGAACAATTTATGATTCAAACTGGTAAACGACTATTTAAAGGTATTGATGATTATGATGGGCTGCACAGATTTCAATTTGACTTAGAAACAGAAGGATTATTCGCCAGTAAAAATGGTATCTTTCAAATAGGTGTTCGTGACAATAGAGGTATGGATTATCTATTGGAAAATGATGGAGAGAATTATCAAGAAAAACGCGATTCTGAAAGAATCATGATTGAAAAATTCTTTAAGATAATAGATATCGTTAAACCAGATATAATTGCTGGATATAACTCTGAAAACTTTGACTGGCCTTTCATATTTGAGCGTGCTGAGCGTTTATCCATACCAATCACAGAATTAGCCGTAACATTAAATAGACTGCATAAAATCAAACGAAAACAAGCTACAGTTAAGTTTGGTGGAGAAACAGAAACATACTTACAAACAAGTATGTATGGTTATACCATTATTGATATTTCACATGCTGTTCGTAGAGCAATGGCGATAAACTCTGAGATTAAAGCTTGGGGATTAAAATATATAACACAATACTCTGAAATAGCTAAACCTAATAGGGTTTATGTTCCTGGTGATAAGATAAACTCTACATGGGCTGATAAGATTAATAAATACGCTTTTAATGATACAAATGGTGATTGGTATATGATTACTGATAATAAACCATTAAAAGAAGGTTATGAAATAAAAGGTGGTGATTATATTGTTCAAAGATACTTGTCAGACGATTTATGGGAAACAGAGCAAATTGATAATATATTTAATCAAGCAAGTTTCCTTATTGGTAAAATGTTACCAACAACATATCAACGCTCATCAACAATGGGTACCGCTGGTCAATGGAAACTAATAATGGCTGCATGGTCATATGAAAATGGTTTAGCAATTCCAGAAACTCAAAAGAAGCGTGATTTTACTGGTGGTTTATCTCGTTTGTTAGAAGTAGGTTATGCTAGAAATGTTGTTAAACTAGATTTTGCCGCACTTTATCCTAAAATTCAATTAACACATAAAATATTCCCAGATTTAGATATTACTGGAATGATGGAAGGTACTCTTACTTATATAGTGGATACTCGTGACCATTATAAGTTCTTAACTGGTAAAGAGAAAAAAACATATAAAGATTTAGAAAAGAAATTAAAAGCAGAAAAAGATAATTTATCTAAAGAAGAAATTTCTCAATTAAAAAAAGAGATTGATGAACATAAAGCTTTAGCTAACTTATATGATAAAAAACAATTACCACTTAAGATTCTTGCTAACTCATGGTTTGGTTCGTACGGTGCACCTTATATCTTTAACTGGGGTGATACAGATTCAGCTGAAGAAACAACTTGTAGAGGTAGACAATATTTAAGACTTATGGTTAGCCATTTCACCGAAAAACATGGATTTAGAGCATTGGTTGGAGATTCAGTTACTTATGACACACCAGTTTATATTAGATATTCTGATGGTACTTTGGACATTAAACCTATTTGTGATTTATTTAATGATGATTCGGAATTTATTGATTTAGATGGATTAAGAGATTATGAAGCTAAACCATTTGAAGTTTTGACTGTAAATGGTTGGAAAAATATAAACTATGTTTATAGACATGGTACAGATAAAAAAATACATAGAATAACAACTAAAGACAGATTAGTTAATGTAACTGAAGACCATTCTTTATTTCAAAATGGTATTAAAATAAAACCATCAACACTAAATAGAGGTAATTCTATAGATGTTTATAATAAATTAGATAAGTTTGATTCTTTATCTAGTTTATCTGAAGACCAAGCTTGGTTATACGGTTTCTTTTTAGGTGACGGTTCAGCTAATTGTTCCGATAGGAAATGTAAATACGTATCTAAAAAAACTGGCGAAACAAATATAAATAAAGGTAAAAGAAGTGATTGGAAGATTTCTAATTCTAGATTAGACGTTTTAGAAAAATTAAAACTAATACTAGAAAAAGAATTTGGGTTGGTTGGTATTATTAAGGACCATATGAAATCATCTGGTGTTTATAATTTAGTTGTCCATAAAACAGAATTTACTAATAGTTTTTGTAATGATTTCTATACATCATATAGAGAAAAGAAAGTACCTAGTTTTATACTAAATTCAAATGATACTATTAAAAAAGTTTTTTTAAATGGTGTTTGCGCTTCAGATGGTTATGGAGATGATTTAGACAATTGTTCTAGTATTGGAATGAAATCGCAAGTTGCAATGGCTGGTTTATCTATATTATTTAACGAATTAAATATAGAATATAAGATAATCACTAGAAAAGATAAACAAAATTTTATAACGTTTAGTTTAAAAAATGACAATAGAAATAATTCTAGTTTTACAAATAAAACAAAAAAGAAAACAAATGAAGTTTGGAAAAATGAAGTAATCATTAATAATGATAAAAACAATTTTGTTTATGATATATCAACAGAGGACGGTACATTCATTGGTGGTATTGGATTGATTAACTTAAAGAATACTGATGGATTCAACTTTGCATTTCCAGATAATATTGATAATATAAAATACCTTGCCAAAGGTTCTCATTGGAAAACTAGTGGTGATGGTGGAAAAGAATTAGTTGGATTGGATGCAGTATTAGCCGAATTCAATGAAAACTATATGGAAGGTCGTATGGGGTTAGATATTGATGATATTTGTAATTCAACAATCAACTTTGCTCGTAAAAATTACGCTAATGATATTGGCGGTAAAATTAAACTTGTTGGTAACTCTGTTAAATCTAAAAAAATGTCAGTTTATATTGAAGAATTTTTAGGTAAAGCTATTCGTATGTTATTAGATGGTGATGGTTATTCATTTGTTAAGTATTATCATGAATATGTTGATAAGATTTATAATTATCAAATACCATTAGTTAAAATTGCATCTAAAGCTAAGGTTAAACTATCAATTTCTGATTATAAAAAGAAAGCAACACAAAAAAATAAAGCTGGTAACCCTATGCCTAAACAAGCACATATGGAATTGGCAATGAAAGATAACATAGATGTTACATTAGGAGATGTTTTATATTATATCAATACAGGTAACGCTAAATCACATGGTGATTTAAAAACTATCGATAAGAATAAAATGTCAAAGAAAGAAAGAGATGCTTATTTTGCGTTAAATGGTTCTTATCCTCAGCCAATGAAAATTGTTGAACTTAATTGTAAACTAATTGAGCAAGATACCGTAGAACGTGATTTTGATTTATTGAAAGAATTAAACATGTTAAGAGAAGCCATTTCAAAATTAGAAGAAGGTGAAAATGGTCGTGATGAAATGATAACAAGGATAAATGATATTAATAATCAACTATACACTGATGAATATAACGTTTCAAGATATTTGGATGCTTTTAATAAAAAAGTAAAACCATTGCTAGTTTGTTTTAATCCAGATATTCGTAGCAAAATATTATTAGATATTGTTAAAACTAAAGATAAAGTAACAAAAAAAGTTACCGAGAAACTTAAAGATAGAAGCGTTTTTACACATTCAGAATGTGTGTTGGTATCTGGAATGCCTAATAAAGAAGCAGACCAAGATTTGTATGAAGATTTAATGAGAATGGAAGATAAAGAAATTAGATTCTGGGATAGCGTTAATATGGTTCCAAATAATATGGAAGAAATAAAATGGGAAGAAATTAGACAAGATTGGAAACATAGAATTGAATTGGCTAAGATAGAAGGTATACAACAACAAAAAGATGCTTTAGATGATATCTTTAAACATTTAGAACTTACTGATTTAAATTTAGTGTTATCAACTGGTAAATTACCTGTTGATGCATTTATTATCGCTGATGTTTCAGATGATAATACTAGTTTAGTATCTAGAAAATGGGGTGAGATATTATGTCCTATTGGTGATATTTTTAAATATGAAAAACAGTCAATAGACAGAGATAATTATTATAAATTAGTAGGTATAGAAAATACAGATAACCGATATGAAGAATACTTAAACTATTTAACAGAACAACAAGTATTAACTGGAGATACCATAACAATCGATTTTGAAGAACTATCTATAGATAAAAATACTTCTTTTGTTGAGCTGATTAAAGAAAATGCAAATCAAGCAATATCAATTAAATCTGGTGAACCAAAAAAGAAGAAAAAATTATCAGAAGGTGATGATGAAGATGATGAAATGGTAGAAGAAGAAGAAGATGAAAACGGAGATATGGTAAGGTCTGATGATGTTATTCAGTTAGATGATGATTTTGACGATACCTTTGGAGAAATACCAGATGATTATTCACCAATAGTAGAAATTAAAATAGAAGAAGATGAATGGGGATTCTAATAAATAAAAAAGGAGCTATATAGCTCCTTTTTTTATTGTTTTAATATACCCAGAATCCCATAGGTCTGTAAGTTAGTGATTTATTTAAGAATTCGGCCTCATTTGCACCTCTTTCTAATTGTTTTGTCGAAGATAATCTTTCAAGTCTAGTATCAAGTCTTTCTAATACAGCTTTCTTTTCTTCATTACCTTCTTGTATTAACGTTTCATAATCCATAGTTCTTTCAGCTTCTGGAGGGCCAACAACACCACCAAATTTACCCCTTGTTCTACCAAGTGTTTTCTTAGCTTCAGCTATAAATAATTGTCTTATAAGTGTTTTTGTTGGTTCATTGAAATCAGCATAATCTAATTTAGATAATGGAACCTGATTTGGCATTTTTATAATATCTGGATTATCTTTTCTACAAGCATCAACATCTGAATTTGTTGTATCATAATAAAAATACCATACTTGACAACCAGTCATATTTATAGAACTACCTACACCGCCAATACCTTGTCCAAATGATAATTTAGACCCAGGAACACTCAATAAATGTAATAATTTAGTACCATTAGGACCAGCAGTTATCTTATATACTAATTCACTTCTAACAATTCTATTTTTAAGATTCATATCGGCAGCAGTTAATAAAATATCAAACGCTGGTGCAATATAATAACCCATTCTAGAAAATCCAGCACCACCAGTACCAGTACCACCACCAGTTTGTGCAAATCCACCACCAAATCCGTAATCAATACCACCATAATTAGCCAATAAAGCTTGACTAGTAGCTGGTGGTGTTATCCATAAGACTTCATTAACTTCACGACCAGCTGGTATTTGATAAACTTGTCTACCTGCTTCTAATTCAACGTAATCTTTTTTAAGTTCCCATGGTCCATTTGTTTGTAACCCTACTTGTTTGGAATATGCATAAGTGTATTGTGTCATGAAATCAAAACTTCTAACACTCAATGCAAAAGCCATGTCTATATTATCAACATTATTACCTAATAATGATTGCCATTGATGTTCAATCAACCATTCTTGTACATACTGTGCGTAGTCTTCTATACAAATTTCTAAAAGAGTACATAGCATTTCGTCCAATACTTCAATTTGACGTATTGGTGCACCAACTGAATGTCTAAATTGGCGAAATAATTTTTCTTTTTCTTCATTACTAACAGCCATAAGTCTATTTATTTTATTATAAATATTTGTATAATTAGGTTTATATTAGTATTTTTACAAATATTTATAAAAACGGTTAAAATGATTAAGAAAACAACAAATGAGTTTATTGCATTATGTTCATTAAAACATAATAACAAATATGATTACTCACTTGTTGAATACAAAGGTGTTAGCCATAAAGTTAAAATAATTTGTGGTGAGCATGGTGAGTTTGAAAAAACAGCAAGAGACCATACTAATGGACAAGGTTGTCCTAAATGCTCTAAAAAAGAAAAGTATTTAAATTATAAATTATCAAAAGAAGATTTAATTTATTCTTTTAATAAAAAACATGATAATAAATATGATTATTCTTTTGTTGATTATGTTAACCTAAAAACAAATATTAAAATTATATGTCCAATACATGGAGTTTTTGAACAAAGACCAGATGTTCATTTAAACGGTGAAGGTTGTAATAAATGTTATTTAATAGCTAGAGGATTAAATGATAGGTTAACAACAAAACAATTTATTGAAAAAGCTATCGAATTACATGGTGATGTATATGATTACACACAAACGATATATACAAAAAACACAAATTACATAGATATTATATGTAAAAAACATGGTGTTTTCTCACAAATGGCTCAAGCACATTTACATGGTTCTAGTTGTCAAAAATGTTCATTAATAACGACTAAACCAGAAATTGATTTAGCAAATTGGCTTAATGATTTAAATATTTCTATTAAAACAAGTAATAGAACAATCTTAAATGGTAAAGAATTAGACATATACATACCATCTCATAATTTAGCTATTGAATACGATGGGCTATACTGGCATTCTGAAAAACATATAGATAAAGATTATCATATAAATAAAACTATTGAATGTGAAAAACAAGGTATACATTTAATACATATATTTGAGGATGAATGGTTAAACAAAAAAGATATTGTTAAATCTAGATTACAAAACATACTTGGACTAACACCTAATAAATTATATGCTAGAAAAACAGTAATAAAAGAAATATCAAGCGAAAAATCTAAAGAATTTTTAGATAATAACCACATACAAGGTAATGTTAACTCTAAAATAAAATTAGGGTTATATTACAATGATGAATTGGTATCATTAATGACATTAGGTCTATTGAGAAAATCAATGGGTGCAACTAATGTAGATGGTTCTTATGAACTACTTAGATTCTGTAATAAATTAAACACAAATGTTATTGGTGGTGCTGGTAAGTTACTTAAACACTTCATTAAAACATATAAACCTATTGAAATTATTAGTTACGCTGATAAACGATGGAGTAAAGGTGATTTGTATGAGAAATTAGGTTTTAAGTTTATCCATGATTCAAAACCAAACTATTGGTATCTAATTGGTAACAATAGGGAATATAGATTCAAATACAGAAAAGATATTCTAGTTAAAGAAGGATATGACCCTTCTAAAACCGAACATCAGATTATGTTAGGTAGAGGTATATATAGGATATATGATTGTGGTAACAAAAAATATACCCTATCTATTTAACCTAAAAATTTCTTTGTTAAATCAGCAGCTTCACGAATGGATTGAAAACTTATGTTAGGTACGAGTAATTGTTTACCAACTTTAACAATAGGAACAGAATCTGATTCAGTTATTTTTTGTATTTTATCAAATTCTTTTTCATTTTCTTCTAAATTGACATTCACATCAATAAATTCAATTCCTTCATTAGTTAGAATTTCTTTTAATTCTGAACAATAAGGACAATCAGGTATACTATATATCTTAACCATTTTAATCATTATTTATATTATCTATCATTTTGATAGTTATTTCTTCTTCTGTTAATTTATTATCACCCATAATGGTGTTAATTATATCTTTTTTGTTATTTAACATATTCCACATTCTTGTTGATATAGTATCTACAAATAATTGATAATATACGTTTACATCATTCTTCTGCCCAATCCTAAACGACCTATCTTCTGCCTGCTCATTTGAGCCAGGAACCCAATCAAATGAATTAAAAATAACAACCGTAGCTTCAGTTAATGTTATACCAACACCTGCCGATTTTATGTTACCAATAAATACTTTAATCTTTGGATTATTTTGAAACGAATCCACAGATTTCTGCTTAGCATTCATAGTCATTGGGCCATTATGTTTTACAGCCAATTTACCAAAATGCTCACTTAAAGCCTCTAATTCTTCAGTAAACGATGTGAAAACAATTACTTTCCTACCCATTTCAATAGCATTCTCAACCATTTCTATAGTATTAGGAATAGCCGCCATAGCTATGAACTTTCTTAATAATATCAATTCAACCAAATCCTTTTGAGATTCAAGCGATTTCTTACCCTCAGCCTTTCTTTTCTCCATGTAATCATCCCAAAGTTGGTCATACATCTTCCAACCCTTAAGGTCTAACCTATGATACATTGGCGTAACTACTTTATCTGGCATATCTAATACATCTGTCTTAAGCCTCCTTAAAATAATGTTTTTTGTTTTTGCTGCTAACTCCTCTAAATTACTAGCACCATCAGTTAACCATATCTGCTTTCTTTGCCCGTTTTTAAGCGTTCTCATGAACTGTTTACCATCACAATACCTAACAGCATAATGCTTCCAATTATCTGCAATAGGTGACTTAATAATCTTTAATAAATTAAAGAAATCCATAGGCCTATTTGCAACTGGTGTTCCAGTAAGTAACCATACTTTAGGTATGTTATGTTTAACACTTAATTCAACCATAATCTTACCACGAATACTTTCATGATTTTTAAGATAATGAGCCTCATCAACAATTGCTAAATCAAAATTACAATTAGCCAAATCCCTAAATAAAACCTGTTGCACTTCACCCTCTTTTCTCTTCTTATTATCTGGTAATGTATGAAAGTTTTTAAGAATGTCAAAATTTATTATCGTAAACTTAGCCTTTTTAAAATTCTTACCATCAATTATTGCAGTATCATCACAAAAAACATTTATCTCACGTTCCCAATTTATCTTTGTTGATGAAGGACATACAACCAATATGTTTTTAGCATCACTTTCTAATGCAGCTATTATTGATTGTGTCGTATTATGTGTTACTATTGCATGTTCAGTCACATATAACTTATCTGGTGCATCAACAGCAATACAAACAGAATCACCTTGACCACAAGGTTCAATATTTTTAATATATCTACCTATTTTATATTTTGCTGGTATGTTGTATGAATCAGCTTTACGTTTAAGTCTAAACGGATTAAATTGTTCTGGCATTTTAATATTTAACCTATAAGCTTTTTTACAGATAACTTTAGTACCATCTTCTTTTTTATAAGAACCTATCTTACTTTTCTTTCTAACGATACCACCCAAAGAATGTACAATCTCTGCAACATCATCAGCCAATTTTTCAGATACAGTACAATACTCAGTACCATTAAACTCACCATTACTTGATTTCATACAATGACCATCAGTATCCATAAGACCTTGTAATATCGCAAGTCTGTTTTCAATACTAGAATATTTGTATATATCTGGAATAAATTTTGTATCTGAACGTGTGTGTTCTAATTTTAAATCTTTTATATCAGAACTATGATTATTGATATAAGCTTTTCTTTTATTACCATCAGTTTTATGTTCAGTTAATAAAATACCTTCAAATAATTCATCAAAATCATCTTTATGTAATTGGATGGTAATTGCTGAAGACTTTGTAAAATGACCATCACCTAGAGATAAACCTAATAAATAAGGTTCAATAGGTAAAGTATCATTATTTTCAAACTCAATTGGTTTAACAATTGGTATTTGCCATTTAGAATCACCATTTTTTTGTTTATAATATGTTTTAAACTTGTAAGGTCTTTTTTCATTCCAACAAGTACCAATTTGTTCTAAAACCAAGTTTTCATCTAACATTTGCTCAACACTAAGTGTTATATATCTATTTTCCCTATTTTTAGAATTTTCACCAGAATTATTTGACGATACACTCCATAAATGTTCTTTCCCAACCAAAATACTATACCCATCATTAAATGTGACTTCATATAAGTCTTTAACACCTTGTGGATATACACCTATAATATTACACGCTTTACCATTTGAACCAATAATTTGGTCACCAACTTTTAAATTACCAATTTTACGTCTACCATTTGGTGTAAATACTTGATTACTAGTTACCTCTAATTTACCCAAACCCATGTCGTCAGCTAATATACAACCATTTCTAGACAGTAGGAATTTAACACCTTCTTCTTGGTGGTTATAAAGTTTTTTATTTTGTTTAGCTAGGGTATTGTTATATGGTGTAAAATCTACATCTATATTTATTTCTTCGAAGTATGGGTCATCGGTTACTTGTGTTTTTGGTAACCAGTACATTTTAGATTCTTTTTGGTTTCTATTTAGTTTACCGTATATGTGATATGTTTTATCAGTTTCCGCTAGGATAAATTCGATAAGAATTCTTTGTGGTACGAATGATAATCCGTCTTGTTTTTGTAGTTCTAGGCCTAGGTATTCGGTTATACCGATAACACGATTGATATGTTGTGGTTCTCTATCGTGGTTATCTATTATATATTTGGACTGATTTTCGGTCAGTATTAATTTTTTAGTTTTTAGATATTCATTCTTAAGTTTTATTAGATATGGGTTAATACCGTTATATTTTTCTAATAATGAAAGAGCTGAATGGCCTTTTAAATCGTCAAGGTTTATCAAAATAATTTATTTTTATATATCTATTATATTTAAATATAATAAATTTTTTCAATAAAATCAATAGTTTATTGGTTATTATTCAAAAGATAAATATTTATAATAAAAGTCATGGAAAATAATAAAATAACACCTATCACTAGAATCAATAAAGAATTCCAACTGTACGGTCTTTATTGTCCATGTAGTGGTGAATTGAGATATATTGGCATAACAACTGGATTATTATCAACAAGATTGTCTGGTCATTTAAGTAATCCAACAAATGGTAAAATAGCTTTATGGTTTAAAGAATTAAAAAAAAATAATAAAAAACCATTGATTAAATTAATTAATAGATATAATTCATACGAAGAATTATTAACAAGCGAAATTAATGAAATAAAAAGAGGTAGAGAATCTTCAACAGATTTATTAAACGTTGCTGATGGTGGCGATATAAACCCTATGTTTGGTAAAACACATACTGAAGAATCTAGATTAAAAATTTCATTAAACAATAAGGGGTTGAAAAGGTCTAAAGAACAAAACGAACAAAGAAAAGAGTTATTAACTAAATTATGGGGTAGTGAAGAATGGTCTAATAATTTAAAAACTAAAATGAGTGAAAATATGTTAGGTAATAAAAGAGCGTTAGGTTTTAAACACTCTGAAGAAACTAAATTATTAATTAGTGATTTACATAAAGGTAATAAATACAGTCTAGGTTACAAACATGGATTAGAAACACTAAAAAAAATGAGTGAAAATAATTCTGGTGAAAATAACCCTATGTACGGTAAAACTTTATCAAAAGAAGTGTTATTAAAAAGAAGTGAAAAAGTGAAAAGAGAAGGAACATTTAAAGGTGAAAACAATCCAAATTTTAAATTTAAAATAGGTAAAGAAGAATTATATTATTTATACATAACAAAAAATTTAAATATTGATGATATTTCTAAAGTGTATGGTTGCCATAGGACAGTTATTTCTGATAACATTAAAAAACATAACATAAAAAAAGAGGTGTCAAATAAATACAATATTAACTTAGACGATATTAAAAATTATTTATTAAATGGGTTATCACAAGTTGATATTGCAAGTATTTATGGTTGTAGTAATAAATACATCAATAAAATAATAATAAATAAAATAAATTAATATGGATAAAAATAATAAAATAACACCTATTACACGTATAAATCGCTTTTTCTCTGAAGAAGATTTTTTTTTTTAGAGATAAATATGGGCAGAGAGGCTATTGAGGGCGATGGTAACTTTACTGTTATATTATATAGGGTTGATAGGGAGATGAGTGAGAGTGATTCTCTTTATGGTGAGGCATCGAAGGATGGTATTAGATTTTTCCCTCCAGTTGAGTTGAAGGTTATTCCTATGTTGGAGGAGGCTGAGAACAAGACATATAATACTAATGGTAGTTTAAGGTATTTGCAAGATGGTCCTTTAACTTTTGGTATTTATGATGCTCAATTAACTGAGTTAAAGACATCATTATCTTATGGTGATTACATTGGTTATCCGATAAATGAGACTGAGATAAGATATTTTTCAGTTGTTAATGATGGTATTAAGAACTTTGACAATAAGCATACTATAATGGGTTATAAGGGTGCTTTTAGAACGATTAAATGTGCTCCAGTGGATAGTTCTGAATTTGGTGGTCGTTAAAATAAAAAATAGTAAATTAAAGAAATATGTCACCTAAAGGGTTTAAAACAGATATCAATATAAAAAATGGTAAAATTGGTCCAGAGAGAAGACAAGAAATTCTAGATGGTATTGCCGATAATGGCACTTTTTTACCTAAAGGTGTATTGGAAGAGGACATGGACCAAGCGGTTGTTGAGTTTACAAAATCTGATAAGGGTTTTGCGATTTCGATTGATGGTAAGAAAGTACCTGTTATATTTTTAACAATTCAAAGATGGACAGAATTCAGCAAAACATGGCAATTTTCAGATAAATACAAAAACATTGAACTTCCTTTCATTACAATAATAAGGAAACCAGATATTCAACAAGGTCAAAATCAAGCTGGATTATGGAATATACCTGGAAATAGAACATATACATATATGAAAGTTCCAACTTGGGATGGTGTAAGAAAGGGTATTGATTTATATAAGATTCCACAACCAACACCAGTTGATATGACCTATGAAATTAGGTTATTCACCAATAGGATGAAGGATTTAAATAAATTTAATAGAATATTTCAGAGAGCATTTCAATCTAGACAATGTTATATAAATGCAAATGGTCATCCAATGCCTTTACATTTAGAAACGATTGGTGATGAAAGCAATATCGATGATTTTGAGAACAGAAGATTTTATGTTCAATTATTTGAAGTTAAGCTGTTGGGTTATATACTTGATGAAGAAGATTTTGAAGTAATACCAACAATTAATAGGACAATGATTGTTACTGAAGTTAGAGAAGAAGTATTATTAAATAATAATATTGTTTTTGAACCGCATGTTAATGTTAACACTGTTAACTTTACATTTAACTTTAAACCAAAATCAGAACCACAATTTACATTTACTAATCAATATAGTGTTAGTTTTTCTCAATTAACAGGTATTGTAAACTTAACAAGAATAGTTATTCTTGTTAATGGTATTGGCGTGTTTGATGGTACTATTTTAACATCGCCATTGGTTTTTAACGCTAATGATGTTATTACCATAAAAGTTAGCAAAGGATATTACAATGATGGTGTATTTAAATTAATAGGTAACACAATATAATATGAGCTGTATAAGTAATTCATCTGATATAAATCAAACATTCATAATTGAACCTTTAGTTATGACTGCTGATACACCTACGATATCTGCATGTACGGCTGTTTATACTGATTTAGTTATTTCTTGTAGTGGTGATTCTGAAATACATTTATCTAGCGGTGAAACTATATTTAACACAAGTATAAACCCAATAATTGATGCAACAATTGATGTTGGTATACCTGCTAGAAGATTTAGGGATATAAATACTGTTAGTGGAACATCTAGTGTTTGGACATCAACAATAAAGGTAAATACCCCTATGTTAGATTTAGGGTTAGATTCACAAAGTAATTTAAGACAAATAACTGCTAATAATTCAATTATAGAAGACGATTTTTTGAATGGAGGTAATTTTTGATAAATAACAATATATTTATATAAAAACAAAAAAAATGGCGATTAGAAACACTAGATTAATAATTAAGAATAACACGGTACCAAGTGCACCATTTTCTGGGGCAACTTTATACAAAGGTGAGGCAATAGTAAATACTGCCGATGGTATAATGATGTTTTCTGGTATTACATCATCAACATCAAATTGGACACCAGCTGGCGTTGGTGGTAACGCTAACTTCTTTGAAGTAGGTTCTAATCTTTATAATTTAAAAATTAGAAATCAAATTACATCATATAGTGGCCTTACAAATTTAAGTGGTTTATTCCTTTCTGGTACATCTAATGGATTTGTTTTAGCACCAGTTTCATCAATAAGCGGTTCTGATACTTATGTAACTGGATTTACATATAATAATAGTAACGTATTTACTATAGGTCAAAATAATGGTCAACCTAGTTTAACAGCATCAATTAATACGATGACTGGTTTGACTATTAGTGGTACGTTGTCTGCTACGACAGCAAATATTGGAACTGAAAATTTAAACACGCTTAACGCAACTGGCGCTACTATTACAACGTTGAATTCTACAACCATTAATGGTGGTAACGTAAATGTTAATAATTTAACAGTAACTGGAAGTGCTACTTATAATCAAACAGCAACTGCTGCAAATGATATTGTTAATTATTCTACATTAACTGCATATTCACAAACAAATGATGTTTATGTTACTGGTGGTACTATTTCATATACTGGACCTAATGGTTCAATTGTTTTAGGTAGAAAAAATGCATCAAATGTAACTTTAACTGGTTTAACAGATGTTTATACGACTGGTGGTACTTATAATGCTGGCACACTTACATTAAATAATAATAATAACGCTTCATTTAATGTTACTGGTTTAACATCAACTGATACATTCGTAACTGGTTTCACATATTCACCAACAACAAACACGTTTACAATTAAACAAAACCAAGGTCAATCTGATTTACCAGTTCAATTTGCAACAGTTTCTGGTTTAACATTTAGTAATTTAACAGCTGGTAGAGTTGTTTATGTTGGTACAGGTGGTTTATTAACAGATAAATCTGGATTTACTTATGATGCTGCTACAAATACATTTAGTGTTCCTACTGATGGTACTGTTAATGTTGGTACAGGTGGTTTAAATGTTGCAGGAAGTGCTGTTATTCAAGGTTCTCTTACCGTATTTGGCCCATCCGTTTCAGCGTTTACTAGTCAATTATATGTAGAAGATAATAACGTTATACTTAATTATAATCCTACTGGAAGTACAACTGTAACATCTATTGGTGCAGGTTTTACTATTCAAGATGGTTCAGGTATAGCAAATACCGCAACTACTTTAAATATTGGTTTATCTTACTTAAACGGTAATTTATCTCCAAATACTGAATATACAGCTTCAACTGGTAACGCTAATAGAAATATATACACACAAGTTGGTGATATTATAATTAGAAACACTAATTATAATGATAGCGCACCAAATGGTGTAAGAGTACTTACGGAAAATGATATTTTAGATGGGGGTAGCTATTGATGGTTCATAGTAACTATTGATTTTAAAAATATCATAATTATAATATGCACAATTTAACGATTGTGCATATTTATTTTATATAGGTTATATAACCTTAAAAAACACAATAACTCTTTATAGGGATTTTAAAAATAGACCATATATATGGCGGATAAGATTAGAAATAACACGTTTTTAATTAAACGTTCAAACGTACCAGGAAAAGTACCAACCGCTGGTAGTTTACTACTAGGTGAATTAGCATTAAATACTAGTGACGTAATATTATACGCTTCTGGTACTACAGCAAACTCAATACTACCAATAGGGTGGGATAGAGTTTCTAGAACTGGTGATACTATGACTGGTAGTTTATACGCACCTTCTATTTCTGCCACAACAATATCTGCTACTACATATCTTAACTTACCTTCATCAACGTTTACTGGTGGTACAGTAACTGGACCAACTAATTTTACAAACGGATTAACAGCCAATACTATGAGTGCTACAACTTATTATGGTGATGGTTCTAATCTAACTGGTATATCGGCAGTAGCGACTGAATTCGTGGTTAATTGTCGTAACCAAAGTGGTTCAGATATGTATAGAGGTCAAGTAGTGTATATGAATGGGTCAACGGGGAATAAACCTACAATACTATTAGCACAAGCGAACTCTGAGATGACATCAGCCAGAACATTTGGTGTGTTAAAAAATGATATTGCAAACAATGATTATGGTGATGTAGTAACAATTGGTTCAATAACTAATTTAGATACAAGAACTTCTGCAACACATCCATTCACAATAGATACTTTATCTGATGGACAAACAATTTATTTATCCCCAACTAATGCTGGTTATATTACAAATGTTAAACCATACGCACCAAATCATTTAGTTTATATTGGTAAGGTAGTTAGAACTTCTCCAACTAATGGATATATAGAATATCAAATTCAAAATGGGTATGAATTAGATGAATTACACGATGTTAAAATAACTGGGGTAACATATGGTGATTTGTTAACATATTCAGCATATAATGGTAGTAATGTTTGGGTTAATAGTAAAACTCTTAATGGTTCTTATACTGTAACTGGTGATACAAGTGTTGGTGGTCAGATGAAAGCTACAACAGTTTCAGCTACAACATATTATAACTTACCAATAACAACAGATATAACAATTACTGGTGCAACTTATAGTAATAATACATTTACATATAGAAATAATACAGGTGGTACATTTAGTACATTATTTAATACTGTAACAGGATTAACTGTTACTGGTAATCTTACTGTAACAGGTGGAACTCAATCTATATTTTCAGGTAATAGTTCATCTGACTTAGTTAGGATAACTCAAACTGGAACTGGTAATGCATTTGTTGTTGAGGATAGCACTACACCAGATAGTTCAAAATTTGTAATTAATTCTTCAGGTAATGTAGGTGTTGGGATTGATTCTCAACCAACAACAAAATTATATGTTAATAATAACGCCTTAGATGGTGTAACTAATGTTATAATTGGTTATAATGGAATTTCTTCAGGTGGAACTGGTGTATATGGTATATCAAGTTTACCAGCTGTTAATGGTACATCATATGGTGTTAGAGGTGAGTCTAATGAAAACTCTGTATCAAATATTGGTGTATATGGATATGCTTGGAATTCTGATTGGTCTGGTGGTATAAATAAAGGTGGATTATTTATTGGTGAAGGTAGTAATACTAATATAGGTGTTGATGCCACTGGTCAAGCAGCGAATAGTAATCCTTCACCATTATCAATAGGTGGTAAATTTACTGCACAATTTTCAGATAGTAATTATTCAGTTCAATTAATTGATGGTACACAAGGAATAAATAAAGTTTTAGTATCACAAACAACAGATGGTAAGGCTAATTGGAGTGATGTATTAAGTGGTCTAACAAGAGTTAATACTACTACAATATCTGCAACAACTTATCAAAATTTACCATTAGATATTCGAGTAACTGGAGGTACTTATTCTACTGGTACAGCTACTTTTACAAATAATACTGGTGGTACATTTAGTGTTACTGGATTTAGTACAGCTACAGCATTTACAGGAGGTACAGTTACTGGAGCTACAAACTTCACAGGAGGTCTTACAGCGAATACTATATCTGCAACAACATATTTAAATTTACCTGTAACAACAGATATAACAATTACTGGTGCTAGTTATAGTAATAATACATTTACATATACTAATAATACTGGCGGAACATTTAATGTATTATTTAATACGGTTACTGGGTTAACATCTACTGGTACGATATCTTCTAGTATTTTATCTGCAACAACATACTTAAACTTACCTTTAGATATAAGAGTAACTGGTGGTACTTATACTAATGGAAATGCTACATTTACAAATAATACTGGAGGTACGTTTAACGTAACTGGATTTAGTACTAGTACTGCTACTGCATTTACAGGAGGTACAGTAACTGGTGCAACTAATTTCACTGGAGGTGTTACAGCGAATACAATATCAGCTACTACTTATCAGAATTTACCTACTGATATAAGAGTAACTGGAGCAACATATTCAAATAATACATTTACCTTTACAAATAATACTGGTGGTACATTTAGTACATTATTTAACACAGTAACAGGACTAACTGTTAATGGTAACTTAACCGTAACTGGAAACACATCAGTACAAGGTTTAAGCGGAACAACAGCTACATTATCTGGTTCAGGTCAAAATATACTTACTATAATAGGTTCTGGGACCACTTCACCTATATTTACAGTTCAAGGTTCAAGTGGTGAATTATTTAGCATTACAGACAGTCTTACAGGGTCATTATTTAGTGTTAATGATATATCTGGATTACCAATACTTGAAGTGTTTAGCGATAACACTACACTTATGGGTAGTTATTTAGCTCCATCATTAAATACCACAACAAAAGTAACACTTACAGCTGGTACGAATACAGTATATTCAATACCAACAAGTGCTTATACAGGTGCATTCTTTGATTACACTGTAATAAGTAGTGGTTCAACTGGTGCTAGAGCAGGTAATATAATGGCTATATGGAGTGGAACAAGTGCTCAATATAGTGAGACATCAACCAATGATATTGGTAATACTGCTGGTATTACATTTTCAGTTGCTGTATCAGGTAATAATGCGGTATTAAGTTCATCAGCAACAACTGGTGGATGGACACTTAAAACAATAATAAGAAGTATATAATATGGCATTCAATTATTCACCAAAACCCGTTATAGATAGCAGTCTAGTATTGTATTTAGACGCAGCTAACCCTAAAAGTTATGTGAGCGGAAGTACAGTATGGACGGATGTTAGTAGAGGTGGGAATAATGGAACACTTACAAATGGGCCTGCGTATAATAGTAGTAATGGTGGTACTATTCAATTTGATGGTATTGATGATTTTGTAGTAATGCCTTCAAGAGTGGTTGATTCTACTTTTACTGCATTATCGGCAGAGTGTTGGGTAAAACCAACAAATGCAAGTACATGTTTAATAATGGAAAATGGCACAGCGTATACTACTAATGGGTTTTTATTAGCTCAAGAAACTTCAACTCAATTTTCTTTTGAAGTATTTGGTTCGGGATATGATTCCGTGATTGCTAGTACTACGTATTCAATAAATAATTGGTATCATTTAGTAGGTGTATGGACTGCTGGTTCTATCGTGAACATATATATGAATGGTGTATTATCAAATGGTACTAGAACATCTCAAGGAGCACAAACTACATTATTAAATGGAAACACTAATCTATATGTTGGAATTAGACCACCTAATTCAATACCCTTCAAAGGAAATATAAGTACGGCAAAAATATACAACCGTGCCTTATCAGCCACAGAAGTATTACAAAATTACAATGCCCTTAAAGGCCGATACGGATTAAAATAATATGGCAGGAAGAGTATCATATACAGGAGGAATAGTTCGTAACGGATTGGTGTTGCATCTTGATGCAGCCAAAAGAGATTCATATCCAAAGACAGGAACAGTGTGGAGCGATATATCTGGCAATGGAAATCATTTTTCATTATACGGAACACCAACTTTTAATTCAAATAATGGTGGTAGTATACAATTAAATGGTACAAGTCAATATTGTAGAAGTATAAACACTATTAATTTATCATCATTAAATGGGTTTTCTATACAAATAATAGCAAAAACCAATAGTGTTGCTGGGGCAGCCGTATACGAACACGGTCCTAATACAAATACTACTGTAGGTGGTTTTGGTTTTTTTTCTAATAGTAATGGGCTTATTACTGACTCCACAACAATGCATTCATTTTTAAATACTAATTTGGGTGCAAATGGCGGTGCTAGAAATATATCATCAAATTCACAATCTAGTTACTTTATTGAAACAAAAACAATAGTAAAAAATTCTTCTATAGGATTTCAAGATTACTATAACGGTCAATTGACTCCATATATAACATCCACATGGGGTACAAGTACTAGTACAGTTGGAATAACTACAACATTTTTAAATGATTATTTATATTTGGGTAGTAGAGGTGGAACAACAAGTTTTTTAAGTGGTAATATTGCTTCAATAATTATTTACAACAGACCATTATCCGCATCAGAAGTCCTACAAAATTATAACGCATTAAAAGGAAGATATATTTAAAATTATGGAACAATTACAAGATTACGGAAACAGAAAATTTATGATATTTGCGGTAACAGAATTACCACAGATTGATTTCACACAAGTATGTGAAACATCAATGGACACAGTTAGATGTTCAGTGGATGCCGCGAAAACATTTGTTAAATGGGATAGTGAAACGGTACCTTCAAGTGTTGATGCATTAACAACCAAAGAAGGTCCATACGCATATGAAGAAATACTTGCAATATTGGCAACACCAGAATGGACTGGCCAAAATCCAATCATATGAGTACTGTAAACGGAGGTCCTAGATTTGATGCAGATGTTTTAGCATTCATTACTGCTGCTGGTATTACAGATACCACACAGAAAAAAGCAATAAATAGACTTGTATTAGATTTAAAAGGTTACGGCATATGGACCAAAATGAAAGCTATCTATCCAATGGTAGGTGGAACTGCGGCATCTCATAAATGGAACTTAAAAGACCCAAGAGATTTAGATGCAGCATTCAGATTAACATTTACTGCTGGTTGGGTGCATAGTTCAACTGGTGCTAAGGCCAATGGAACAAGTGATTATGCTAATACATTTTTCAATCCATCTGTAAGTAGCAATATAAATTCATCACATATATCTTATTATGCTAGAACAGGTAGTAATAACAACACTGTTTGGGTTGGTTCGGGTTATGCTGGATTTTTACAGAGTTTTGGTGGTACTATGTATGGTTCATTATCTACCGGTTTACCAAATTATATGTCTGTTGCGTCAACAAACTACCAATTTGCTATGGTTAACAGGACATCTTCCAATTATATGGAATTAAGAAAATTAGGTGTTATGGTTGCTTCAAGTTCTGTAATTGCATATGGTTATGATGCATCACCATATAGATTGAATTCTTTTGGTAATGGTTATTATTCACCAAGTGAATGTGCCTTTGCAACAATAGGAGATGGCTTAACAAACACAGAAGCATCTAACTTATATACTGCCGTACAAAATTATGAAACAACTTTAAATCGTCAAGTTTAATAGAAAATCAATATGCAAGGAAGAAAATTAACAACGCAACAAGCAAATGAAATACATGGTGTATTCATATCACCAGAAACATTTATCAATGTAGTTTATGATACGAATGATAATCCATTCCTATTTCTATCTGAACAATGGGAAGAAGCATTGGTGTCGACTGAGTTTGCTTACCTATTAGCAATACCAAAAGAACAATATACACCTAAGATTGAAATTAATAATAAAATTTAATATAATAATACTATGGAAACTAAAAAACAAACATACCTTGAATGGTTCAAAGAAAAATACCAATTTGGTTGGGTAATAGCAGTAGCGATACTTTTTACAATTGCTTCTATATCTGAATTTAATTCAGATTATCCAAACAATGGATGGGTACCAGTAATTTGTGGTACAATAATATATTGTGTAATATTTTTAATAACTTTTTATCAATATAAAAAAGGTGGAAACACTAAATTTCAATAATTTATGATTTATTTTACTATTGGTATATTGTTGATTATAATATCAGCAATATCAGAATCAATAATGGATAAAATTCAATTCCATTTTGAAAAATCCATATTTAATGATAATACTTATAATAAATTATTTTGGAATCCATTATACTCATGGGAGAATAAGTGGAATAAAGATTTAACAAAACCAAAATTCTTTTTATCAACAACTCTTTTGGTATTTCTAACTGATGCTTGGCATTTTTTTAAGTTTTTAAGAAATACAACATTATTTATAGGTTTACCATTAATGGTTTTAAGTCCAATTAATATTATTATTTCTATTATTATAGCTAGAATAGTTTATGGACTTGTATTTACGCTATTTTTTGATAAATTATTGGATAAATAAATTATTTATTAGTTATCACATATTTATATATTAAATAATAAGTTATTAATCCTGGATAGGGAAAGGAAGATAATAAATGCCTAGTGAATTTAATATAAAGAATGGATTTATATCCAATTCTAACTCATCAATTATAGGTAACTTAACAGTTACTGGTGGAACACAATCACTTTTCTCAGGTTCTAGTTCAGTTGAAATGGTCAAAATAATACAAGATGGCTCTGGAGATGCCTTTGTAGTTGAGGACCAATCTAATACTGACCCTTCACATTTTGTTATCAATGCAAGCGGTGATACTGCAATTGGTTTAACACAACCATTGGGTAACGATAAGTTAACGGTATCTGGTAATACCAGTGTATATGGTAATTTTGTCGCAAATACAATATCAGCCACAACATATTTTAACTTACCAATAACAACTGATGTAAGGGTTACTGGTGCAACATATTCAAACAATACATTTACATATACGAATAATACTGGTGGTACATTTAATGTATTATTTAATACATTAACTGGGTTAACTGTTAATGGTAATCTAAGTGTTACTGGTAGTACAACATCTAATTCATTATCAGCCACAACTATAACAGGCACTACATTATACGGTAATGGAAGTAATTTAACTGGTGTTGTAAAAGGTAGTGGGACTTTTAATTATATCACAAAATGGACTGGTACTACTGGTATATCTAATAGTATTATACAAGATGATGGAACAAATGTTGGTGTTGGGACATCGCCACAATCATATACTAAATTAAGTGTTGCAACAACAGCAGGTAATTCTGAATCAGCAATAACCGCACTTAATAGTAATATGGGTGCTTCAGGTGTAAAAGCATTATCAAGTGGTAATGGTTCTGCTGGAACAATATACGGTCTTTTTGGTGAATCTACTGATGCTGGTACAACAAATATAGGTGTTTATGGTCTTGCATATGTTAATGCTTTTTCATCAACAAATTCAATAGGTGGTAAATTTCAAGCTGAATTTGCAACTAATAATTATTCAGTACAATTAATAGATGGTACTGAAGGTATTAATAAAGTATTAATTTCTAATACCAGTGATGGTAAAGCTAACTGGAGTAGTGTATTAAGTGGTTTAACTAATATATACACAAATACAATATCCGCTACAACATATTTTAACTTACCTACAGATATAAGAGTAACTGGTGCTAGTTATAATAATAATAACACATTTACATATACTAATAATACTGGTGGAACATTTAATGTATTATTTAATACTGTATCAGGATTAACAGTTAATGGTTCAATATCAGCAACAACAATATCTGGTGGTACATTTTATGGTAATGGTTCTAGTTTAACTAATATTCCTATTGCAGGTGTTACCAATTTACAATCTAGTTTAGATGATAAGTTTGATAAGTCTGGTGGAACTGTTACTGGTAGTGTTTTAGTTACAGGTGACGTTACAATACTTGGAACAGCAACTACTATCAATACTCAAACACTTACTGTTAAAGATAATATAATCACAATTAATAATAATTATACTGGTAATACTGTTCCTTATCCTGGAACTTCTGGTATTGAAGTATTAAGGGGTTCAGCCACAACTGCAACAGTCCTATGGGATGAAACATCTCAAAAATGGGTTGCTGGTATAACTGGCAATACAAAACAAATATTGTTATCTGGTGACAGTTTATCGTTATTAAGTAGCGGTCACACTCATCCTATAAGTGAAATAACTAACTTACAATCATCATTAGATAACAAATATGATAAATCAGGTGGAACTGTTAGTGGTAATGTTTTAGTTACTAATGATGTAACAATAAGTGGTACTAGTTTAACAAATAAATTAGGTATAAATAAAACACCTTCTTATACTTTAGATATATTAAGTAGTGGTGGAACTACTAATTTATATTATAATGATACAACCACAACTAGTCAAGGTATTAATTTAAGTGGGAAAACTGATGGTTTATATTATATAGGTGTTGAGGGTACTGATGTTGGTACTATTAGATTTGGTGTTGTTGGTAAATCTCAAACAGCTTCAAGTGTTTATGGTAAAACTGGTGATTCATATGTATATTCATCAGTTGTTTCAAATGGGTTAAATATAATCAGTTCACCAGGCACTGGTACTGATGATTATATAAGATTTTACGCTGGTACTAATGCATCAGCTACTGTACCAGACATGTATATACAAGGTAGTGGTTCAACTAGAGGATATATAGGAATTGGTACATCAAACCCTACTGAAAGATTAGACGTTAGTGGTTCAACTATATTACGCGGTTTGGTTAGTGTTGGTGATTTAAGTGGTTCAGATGCACAAATTAAAGTTGGTGCTGGTAGAACTGTAGATGGTAATGCTTATATCGATTTAATTGGTGATACTACATATACTAATTATGGTACTAGATTAATAAGGTATAGTGGCGTTAATGCTAGCACTGCATTAGCACATAGAGGTAGTGGTCTTTTATCAATAGGTACACAAGATTCAGGTTCATTACAATTAGTTACTAGTAATTCTGTTAGAATGTATATATCATCATCAGGTAATTCTGGTAATATTGGTATTGGGACTACATCACCTATAGAAAAATTACATGTAGTAGGTAATACATTAATTAATGGTGATTTAATAGTATCAGGTAACTCTCAATCTTTATTCTCTGGAAATAGCTCAATAGAATTAGTTAAGATAATTCAAACAGGTACTGGAGATGCCTTTGTAGTTGAAGACCAAGCTAATACTGACCCTTCCCATTTCGTTATCAATGCAAGCGGTAATACAGCAATTGGTTTAACACAACCAATAGGTAATGATAAGTTAACAGTTAGTGGAAACACAACAGTTTATGGCGCATTAAGTGCAACAACTGTTTCTGGCGATGGTTCAGGATTATATAATATACCATTTAGTGGTGTAGGTTTTAACTATGGTTTAGCAAATGCAATTTCAAATTTTAATTTTTTAACATAATAACAATATAAATAAAAATCAATTTTTATGGCAGGTAATAATGCACCTATATACTCAAGAGTGGCTGATGTTCAATGGAATTCAACACCAGTACAATCAGCAAATACAACAACAGATTTAACATCTGGTACAATATATCCAGTATTCACAGCAGATACCACTAATGGTGGGTATGTTCAAAGAATGCGTTTTAAACCATTAGGAACAAACGTAGCTACAGTAGCTAGAATTTGGATAAATAATGGTTCAGCAACAACTACAACTACTAATAATAGTTTATGGGATGAATTAACTATTGTTGCATCAACCGCATCTCAAACATCTGCATTACCAGTATATGAAATACCCCTTAACTTTGCTTTACCTCCAAGTTATAGACTTTATGTTACACTTGGTACTAGTGGGGCTACTGGTTATGATGTTGTTACAATTGGTGGTAAATATTAATATTATTTATGATAGATACGTTTCACATATTAGATAGTAATTTATATAACCAAACGTTTTATTATAACGGTATAACTAATTGGCAAGTATGGCAAAAACCACCTAATTGTAGTTTTGTTAACATATTTTTATTAGGTGGTGGTGCTGGTGGTCAAGGTGGTGAAATAGGTGCTGGTGGGGCTGGTGGTGTTACTAGAGATGGTGGTAGAGGTGGTGGTTCATCATCTGTTACATATGCAACTTTCCCAGCTTTTGCAATTCCTGATACCTTATATATAGAAGTCGGTAAGGGTGGTTTAGGTGGTGCACCAGCATTAAGTTCTGGTGTTAATGGTGAAGCTGGTGCATTATCTTATGTATCTGTATTACCAGATTCAAATTATACACCACAAAATATATTAATACCTAGTGGTAATGCAGCTGCGACATCATTAGGTGTTGGTGGCACAGCTATAGTACTTGCTCAAGTAATATTATCTCAAGTAACATTACTTTCATCATATCCTGGTCAAGATGGTGGTTCTGGTGGTGCTAGTTCAACACCTGCTACTAATTTAACACCTACAGTTATACCCCTTACAGGTGGTGCTGGTGGTAGTGGTTGTAGTAGTGTTGGTACTTTGGGTGCAGCTGCTAGCATAAATGGATTTTTATCTTTCCCAACAATTCCAGCTGGTGTTAGTCGTGCAACACTTGGTGGTACTGATGGTGGTAGTGGGTACTCCACAAGAGAAAATTTTAATAATTTAAACTATAGATTACCATTATTCTTTACAGGTGGAGCTGGTGGTGGAGCTGGTGATACATCAACTGGTGGTAGAGGTGGAAATGGTGCATTTGGTTGTGGTGGCGGTGGTGGTGGTGCTGGTGTAACAAATAGCACTGGTGGTAATGGTGGTAATGGTGGTAATGGTTTAGTAATAATAACAGTTTCATAATAATAATAATATATGTTAGATTTATTTAATTTATCAGATAATACATGTAGTTTAAAAAGACAAGTATTTAACTGTAACGCTTCGACTGGTTCTACTTGGCAAACATGGGTTAAACCTAGAAATACTAAATTTGTTCACATATTTGCTATTGGTAGTGGTGGTGGTGGTGGTGGTGGTCAAACAAATCCTGCTGGTAACACTAGAAGAGGTGGTGGTAGTGGTGGTTCATCATCTGTTGCTACTGGGTTATTTATAGCTAGTTTAATTCCAGATATATTATATATACAAGTAGGGCCTGGTGGTGCTGGTGGTAGTGCTAATAATGCTGGTGGAACAGGTGATTTATCATATGTTTCATTATATCCAGATACAACAATTAATCCAGGAAATATTATCTTACAAAGTGGTGATTCACCAGCTGGTGGTGCTGCCAGTATCGCTGCTGGTGGTACTGCTGGTGCTGCTGGCGCAGCTTGGACTGGTACATTATTCGATAAAAATGGATTAGTTAGTGTATTTGATGGTCAGATAGGTGTTACTGGACCAACAGGTGCCGCAACTAGTAAAAGTATTAGTGGTCTTACATCAGCTGGGGCTTCTGGTGGTGGTGTTGCAACATCTACACCTTCTGCTGGTGGTAATATAACTGGTATAGGTTTTATACCAACTATAAGTGGTGGTGTTGTAAGTGGTGGTACTGGTGGTCACGGTTATGCTAGTACTATACCATCTAATAATATGACATCTAGGTTACCAATGATTTTTACAGGTGGTGCTGGTGGTGGTGCATCAAATGCAACTGCTGGTGCTAACGGTGGAAATGGTAGTTATGGTTCTGGTGGTGGTGGTGGAGGTGGTGGAACCACTGGTGGTAATGGTGGTAATGGTGGTAATGGTGTTATTATAATAACTTCTTGGTAAAATATATAATATAATATGATAGATACTTTTAATATCCCAGATAATAGTTTAAATAATCAAATATTTTACTGCACATCTGGTACAACTTCATGGCAAACTTGGCAAAAACCTAATGGTGTTAGATTTATATACTTCTACTTAATTAGTGGTGGTGGTGGTGGTGGTGGTGGTCGTTATGGTGCTGGTTCAGGTGCTGGTGCTGGTGGAGGCGGTGGTGGTTCAACAATAACAATAGGATTATTCCCAGCATGTTTATTACCAGATACATTATATATACAAGTAGGTAATGGTGGTTTAGGTGGTGCTGGTGGTAGTAATGGTGCTGCTACATCTGGTGGTAATGGTGGTAATGGTGGATTATCATATGTTTCAATTAGTTCTACAACAACTACTAACGCTATTGTTATGCAAAGCGGTGATTCAGCACCAACAGGTGGTGGTGGTAGTAGTGGTACTGGTGGTGGTGGTGCTGGTGGTGGTAGTAATTCTTGGTCATATACTAACAATATCTTCCCACAATTAGGTAATATATTTTCAGTAAACGGTGATTCTGGTAGTGGTGGTGGTCAGTCTTTAGTCTCAGTTGTAGACGTTGATATATCTATACCATTAACTGGTGGTGGTGGTGGTGGTGGGTCTGGTATTAATGGTAGAGGTGCCCATATTACCGATACATCTTTTTTATTAGATTTTGTACCAACAGTATCAGGAGGGACAAATGCTACTACAGTAGCTAGTAGTGGGTTTATTTCTAATATACCATCTACTAATTCATCAGCAAAACAAATGTTCTTAACTACAGGTGGTGGTGGTGGTTATGGTAGTAGTACTTCTGATGGTGGTAATGGTGGTAATGGTGGTTATGGTTCTGGTGGTGGTGGTGGTGGTGGAGCATCAACTATTGGTCGTTCTGCTGGTAATGGTGGAAAAGGTGGAGATGGTTTAATAATGATTACATGTTGGTAATTAATCCTCATCATATAACCCTTTTTTAGGTATACATTTTTCTTTTATTAATGTTTCTACGAATTGAAACATTTTCAATCCTTTTTCTTCACAATACTTTTTAAGTATTTCGTGTGTTTTTGCTGTTATTTTTAAGTTTTTATCTCTTTTCATGGCGTTTCATCTAATAAGTATGATAAAAGTATGTCAAAAATCATACTAAAATAAATATATCTTTTTTTTAAACATTACTTTTGAAAAAAACCTAATATTTATAATAAACAATCGAATAAAGTAAATAATAACAAAAACAAAACAAAAAAATTATCTATGGACAACAATTTTATTAGAAAAAGCCCTGGTGTATACAGTACGGTGAAAGATAACACTTTTACAACTGCTGGTGCTGGAGTATCATCAGTTGGTTTGGTTGGTGAAACCAAAATCGGACCAGCTTTTCAACCAATATTTATAAAAAGTTGGGATGAGTTCACAAATTATTTTGGAGGAACCGACACAACTTTAGTGAAAGAAACTGGTTATCCACAATATGAATTACCTTATATTGCATTAAAATATTTTAATACTAACGTAGCTAGCGCATTATTCGTTACTAGAGTATTAGGTTTGTCTGGTTATGATGCTGGTTTAGCTTGGGGTTTAACTTTGGATTCAGCTTTGGATGATTCAACAGTTGTAACAACAAATACTGGAACAACTCGTTCACCTTTAATAACCTATACCGCAACATCTGCTGGTACAATCGTAACTTTAGTTTCTACTGATGCGGTAATACAAACACTTATTAATAATTCAGATAGTGACTTATTAGGTCAATTAGGCTTTTTAGGTTTAGCTAACACAGGTGATACAGCAAGTATTGACCCAATATATTATAAGTCAGGTACCGTATTTAGTGGTGTTTCATTTAATTTAACTGTAACTACTAAAGGAACTGCTAATGCTGGTACTCTTGTAACTGGTGTAACAACTGGTGTTACTGTACAATACTCTGGAACAGTTTATTCTGAAATTGAAAATCAGTTGGTAGCGTTATTACGTTCTAGAGCTACTGTTAATTTAACAACACAAGCACCAGTATTTGAATTATCAGCATCTACAAATCTTGGATTTAGTTCAACTGGTTCTACATCAGTAACTGACCCTAAAGGTACTTTTTATTTAACTGGTACATCAACATCTCAAGGTGCTTTTAGTTACGCATTATCATTAAATTCAGCTTCACCAAACAATGATTATTTACCTTTAGCTTTAGGTAGAAATAATGACGATAAAAGTACTGCAATATTTGTTGAAGAGTTTTTCCCTACTATGTTAAATTCTGCAATAGTTGCTAATAAAGTAAGAGGTATTAAACAATCATTGGTTAGTTATAGTGATTCATTTAAAGATTACTTACAACAATTCCAACCAGCAATAACTCCATGGGTTGTATCTGAATTACGTGGTAATAAAGTATTAAGACTTTTTAGATTTGTAACCATTTCTGATGGTAATGCAGCTAACGAACAATTTAAAATATCTATTACCAATATTAAACCTGATGAAAAAACATTTAATGTATTGGTTAGAAGATTTAATGATGCAGACGATAGTAAAGAAATAGAATCATACGGAAATTGTACAATGGATAAAACTTCCATTAATTATATTGGTAGAAAAATTGGTACTATTGATGGTAATTTCCCTGCTGTTAGTAAATATATGCTTGTTGAACCTGATGAAACTTCTAATACTAATGACGCATTTCCAGCTGGTTTTGTTGGGTATCCTATTAGAGATTACCAATCTAATTCAAATACAACAGTTGCTAATCCAGATTTGATGTATAAACAAACATACAGCGCTACTGAAACCAAATCAAAAGTAACTTTAGGTATTTCTAAATCTGTTGGTGTTGATTCTGATTTCTTTGATTACAAAGGTGTTCCTCAAACTACATCACCAGATGTTTGGACAGGTATGACAAATGGTTTCCACATGGATGTTAATGCTTCAGCGGTAACTATTGATAAAGTATATATTGTTATAAATGCTAGTGGTGGTACTTACAGTCCAATTTTCAAATTTGACACTGGTAATTGGCAGTTTAGAACAGATTCTGGTTTAATTGGTGGACCTTATGATAAACTAGACGCTAGAAAATTCACATTTGCACCTTACGGTGGATTTGATGGTTGGGATGAGCATAGAGATGGTAGAAGTAATACAGATAAATACACAGTAAATGGTACTTATGGTGTTGCTGGATTTAATAACGGAGAAACATTTAAAAAGATTACCTTATCTGATGGTAGTATTGGTTTAAATTCTGATTATTATGCATTTTTAGAAGCTATTTGGACATTTAAAAACCCAGAAGCAACAAATATCAATGTATTTGCTACCCCAGGTATTGATTGTTTTAACCACACAAATTTAGTTGAAGCTACAATTGATATGGTTGAAAACGATAGAGCAGATTCATTATATGTAATGACAACACCAGATAATGTTGATGGTACTAACTTAACAGCTACAGAAGTTGTAAATCAAATTGACGGTTTATATGATAGTAGCTTTACATGTACTTACTGGCCATGGATTCAAATGGTTGATGAAGAGGCAAACAAACAAATTTGGCTTCCATCTACTTGTTATGTTATTGCTGATTTAGCTATAAATGACTCTAATGGATATCCTTGGTATGCTGCTGCTGGTGTTAATCGCGGTAATATTGGTAACGCAGATGGACTTGTTATTCAAGCTAGAAAAGTTCTTACACAAGGTGATAGAGATACATTATATGAAGGAAGAATTAATCCAATTGCAACATTTGAAGGTAATAGATACATTTGGGGTAATAAAACACTTCAAATAGCTGATTCAGCTCTTAATAGAGTAAATGTTAGAAGACTTTTACTATACGCAATAAAAATGGTTACTGCTGTTGGTAGAAACCTATTGTTTGAGCAAAATGATGCAATTGTTAGAAATCAATTCTTAAGTCAAGTTAATCCAATATTGGACAATATTAGAGCCAATAGAGGTCTATACGATTTCAAAGTTGTTCTTTCAAATAGTCCAGAAGATTTCGATAGAAATCAATTAACTGGTAAAATTTATTTGAAACCTACAAAAGTGTTAGAATTCATCGAAATGGAATTTAACGTAATGGGTTACGGTGCAAATTTGAATAGTAATCAATAATAAATTACAAAATTAACTTAAAACCCCCAACATTGGGGGTTTTTTGTTTTTTGTAATATTTATATATAAACAAATGATTATGAAAAAAATTATAATAACATCATCTCAATATAATAAAATATTATTACATGAACAACATGCTCGTTTATCAAATAATATATTAAATGAAAATGTTAATGAAATACTTATGGGGTTTTCTAAATTAATAAAAATACCACTTACTGGTTTAAATAAAATAAAAAGTGAGTCTGATTTAAAAAATAAAGATGTAATATTAAAAATAAAAAATACACTAGAAGATAAAAATAAATTAAAAGATTTAGTTAAATTATTATCTGATAAAAGTGGAAATGAAGAAATTAAAATTAAGTTAGCAAATAATGCTCAAACTATAATTGATGATTATAATTATTTAGCAACAAAAAATGGTTTAAAAGATATGTTAGGGTTAGATGCTTTAACTAATCTTAAGGAATTAGTTTAATATATTTTATAGTACCGCAATCATATATTCTATATATACCCCTATCTAACATAATCTGATGTTCAGTTTTAGAATGGTCATATCCTTCTTTAACTAAAACATCTTTTCTATACTTATACCTATTTTCTCTTTTTATGTTATTTATATAAAAGTAATTAGGTTTGGTATTGTTATGTTTTTTAAATCCTAATTTTTCATATAAATTACCTAGACTCCATCGTCTATCAGCATAACTAATTATTTCTTTAGGTTTATAGTCTTTAATAAAATTTTTTAATAATTTATCAGCACCACCAATAACAGTAGTATTTAGTTTATTACAAAATCTAATTAACTCATACGAATCTTCTTTATGGTTTAACCCTAATGATTTCCTTAGACCACCAAACGTCATTAAACTAACCAATTCAGAACCATAATATAATCCTAATCTAATTGTTGAATTAACATTTCCTTGAATATGATTATTATCTAAAAATAATTTTGAATTTTTAGAAGATACTTCTTTAATTACACACTTTCTACCAAATATTTTATTTGAAGTTACACCTAAAATATTGCTTAATCTTGATTTAACAATATCTTTTTTAGTTAACCATTCATCTTCAAAAATGTGTATTAGTTGTATTCCTAATTTTTCACATTCATTTGTTTTATTTAAATGATATTTATCATCTTTATAAATTTCAGAATGCCAATATAATCCATTATACTCAATAGCTAAATTATGTGATGGTAGGTATATATCTAATTCTTTACCATTAAGTATTTTTCTATTACTTTTAATAGTTATAGTATTTAATGAATTAATAAACTCAATTATTTCATTTTCTGGATAACTTATATTGTTTTTTATATCAACACAGGTTTTACAAATTGGTATTTCATTTTTAAACCTATAGTTTAATTCATTATTGTTAAATTCACTTAATTCATTACATGTATTACATTTAACAGTATAAAATCCATTCTCATTATTTAATATATTTATTTTAACATATTTTTCTTTATTTTCAATTCTAATTTTGCTAGATTTAGATTGTGCTGGATATTCGGTATTATATTTTTTAATTGAACCTTCTTTAAAGATAGCTTTAACTCTATCCAATTTCATAACATTATCAACACCATACCTAGCTATATTGGTTTTTATAGTCTTTAATTTAACTTCTTCCGAAAAAAATGGTGTAGCACCACCATATATGGTTTTATTTGTTTCTTTTACTTTTTCAATATGGTTATTATTTTTATTGGTACATTTTAATGAACAATATTTACCATAACCATTATTTAATGATTTACCAAATTTCAATAACTTATCACATTCTAAACATTTAGGTTGTATTGTTTCATTATTTATAAAAAACCATATTTTTTCTTTAAATGAATAGTTAGATAATGAATATTTTTCAGAATATTTAATAACTTCATTGAATATATCTATAAATTTATTTTTTAATTTATCTTCACAGGTTTTCCAACCAGATTTATTATTATTTAAAAAAAAATCTTTATATTTTATATTATTTTCCATTTATAGATATTTATTAACAAAGATACTAATATTTATCTGTAAATAAAATAAAAATAACACAAAATTAAAAAAATATCACAATGGCTGACTTATTAATGAAAATGCCCTTACCATACGAACCTAAGAAAAAGAATCGTTGGTTACTTACATTCCCAGCTGACCTTGGTATCCAACAGTGGTGGTTATCATCAGCATCAAGACCTTCAATTTCACAACAAGAGGTTGAGATTCCGTTCTTAAATACATCTACATGGGTTATTGGTAGATTTACATGGGAATCAATTGATGTAACATTCCGTGACCCAATTGGTCCTTCTGCTGCACAAGCAATTATGGAATGGGTACGTTTACATTCAGAATCAATTACAGGTCGTCAAGGATACGCAGCTGGTTACAAAAGACCTGTTGACCTTGAAATGCTTGACCCGACTGGTGTTGTTATTGAGAAATGGTTATTAGATGGAACTATGTTAACAAACGTATCATTTGGTGATTTATCAATGGATGATGATGGTATTGCTGAGATTACCGCAACATTAAGATTTGACAGAGCTATATTGCTGTTTTAATAACTATCTGATAATTAAACACTTATAAAGTTTAATAAAAAAAATAATTATGAGAAGATTTGATAAAAAACACAATTTAGAAAAAGCTAATTTATTGGCTGAAGCAAGATATCTAGAATCTAAAGGATTGCTTAACGAATATGATAGGGGTCAATTTGATTCTAAGTATTATAATTTAGATAAAGAAAGAAAAGAAAAAATAATTGATTATTCTAAAGAAAGACAAATAAGAGATGGTTTAAAATTTAAAGGTTTAAATCAAAAACATGAATATTTTTTTTTAAAGGATGATATTAACATATATTATTTTAAAGATAATGAAATAGAACCTCTAATAACAACAATGAAAAATTTAGGTGATTTTTTTAAAGAGTTTAACCCAAATCATGGTGGCTCTAATTTATCATATCTTATTCAGAAATATAAAATAAGACATGAATTTGTTGATTTTGATAAAAAAAACTTAAAAGATTCTATAAAATTAACTGTTAGAGGTAGTATAAACAATGTATTAGCACCGTCTTTGTTCAATGATGGTGAATTAAGCTTTGATATTGATATGGTTGGTAATTTAAAAAAACAAAGTGATAAATATACACCACCGTTTATTCTTGATATACCTACAATTCAAGTAAGGAGTATGTCTGGTGGTGACAGAGGTGTTATCATCCCTATCGATGCAAAGAATGCTATTATGTTTAATAATATTATTAAAGACAAAATACTTGAAAGATACGGTAAATTTGATTTTAATAATCCTATTTTTATTAAAGATGTTAAAATCGATAGAAACGCAACAGTAAAATAGTATAATAATATTTAAAATATTAACCATCCATAATTAATACTTATGGGTGGTTTTTTATTTTATATGCTTTCTATTTACAAAAAAACGTATTAATATATATTTATCTATAGTGTTATAATAAAAATAATTAATAAGTTTTAATATGGATAAAAAACCACAGGTATTCCCTACCCAAGAACAAATGAATGCACGTAAGTCTGAAGAAGCTAAAATAGCTGCTTTTGAAGCTGAAAAAGCACAAGCAACTAACGAGATATATCATTCAGCAGCCACACAACAAGATACACCAAAAGTACATTATGATGCTGTAGAAGCAATGAGGCTTAGAACAGAAAAACAATTATCTGATTTAAAAAATAATGGTACTGTAACTAACCCTTATTTATTTGATAATAATGATATTAACTCAATAAATAATGAACAAATGAGACTTCGTGATGAACAGTTACGAAAGAATCAAGAAAACACTATTAAGTATCAACAAATGGCTAACGAATCAGCGGCTAGAAACAATAATAATCAGAATACCAATTCTGGGTTTTATCAACCTAATACACAACAAAATATGAATCAAAATACACAAAGTGTATCTAATAATTATAATGATAATTATATACCACCAACACCTCCATCAGTTCCTCCAACTAATAATTTTGAGAACTATGGTCAAAACCCTTCAAATATAAACCCTTATATTGCTGAAATTAGTCAACCTAACTATAACGCACCATTTGATGTTATTCCATTACCATCACAAGGTAAATTATATCCTAGTAAAAAAGCTAACATCAAAATTGCTTATATGACAACAGCTGATGAAAATATTCTTAGTAGCCCTAATTTATTAGCAAGTGGTGAATTTTTAGAGATATTGATAAATAGAAAGATACTAGAACCAAGTTTAAGATATAAAGATTTAACAGTTGGTGATAGAAATGCTATTATGATTTGGTTAAGAGCTACTGGTTATGGTGAAATGTATCCAGTTACCATTTATGATGAAAATAGTAACCCTTTTGATACTGATATTAATTTACAAGACCTTAAAACAAAAAATCTTGGCGCTGAACCAGATGCTGAAGGATTGTTTGATTTTACACTTCCTTTATCCAAATCTAAAATTAAATTTAAATTTTTAACATGTGGTGATGTGGATAATATTGAAAGAATGGTTGAGGCTGATAAAGCAAATAACATTCCAGTTGATAGTTCTAGTACTTATACTTTAGAAAGAATGATTGTTGAAGTTAACGGTGATAGAAATAGACAAGTTATTAAAGACTTTGCTAACTCAATTAGAGTTGGTGATGGAAAAGCAATAAGTGATTACTCATCACAAATAGAAAGTGGTGTTGATTTAAATATAACCGTTAAGACTCCTGGAGGTGGGTCTATTGCCACCTTTCTTCCGCTTAACATGCGATTTTTTTGGCCTAACATCAAATTATAAAATACCATTGTTGGAAGAAATCTGGATTTGTACTCAACATATGAAAAATATTAGTTATTCAGATGTTTTAGCAATGCCTACTTATGAACGAAGATATTTTTTAGGTTTATTAACTAAAGATTATAAACAAAAAGAAGAACAATTAGAAGAGATGAAAACAAAACAAACTACTTCTAATTCAAAAGGTAAACGAACAACAAGTGTTTCTGGTGACCAATTAAAAAATAAAATGAAATCTGGTGAGATACCATTAAAATAATAAAATCCCCAATTATTGGGGATTTTTAGTTTAACAGATATTTATAAATAAAATTAATATGAAAAAAATAATTTTAACAGAAAAACAATATAAAGCTTTAGAACAATATATTGAAGAGGCTAGACAAGAAAAGGCCCCTATATCTTTAAAACCGCTTTTTGATAAGAACCCTACAGCCAAATTTTTTAGTGTTGTACAAAGGTTAAAAACTGGTGGTGATGCTGATTACTATTTTGAACTTGTTGAACAAAATGGGTTTAAAATGGTTAAAGATATAAATAAAATGGGTAAAACAAAAAATTGTTTAGGTGATTTACATTTAGATACAATGTTATATGGTAACCAAGTTAAAATAGTTTTTAATCAATGTGGTGAAAGAACAATCAATAATGTTATCGCTGTTAATTTATATGCCACTATTGAAGACCTTAAAAGTGATAAAATATTAGATAAAAAAGAATTAGAACATGAATTTGATACCACAGTTGGTGGATTAGCAAATATATATTATGACCGTTTAAAAGCAACACCTATTGATAAACACATTTATATTGATAGTAAAAACAAATGGGATGGTATTGTTACTAGAAAAACAGCAAATGAGATAGAAATAGAGCTGTTTAAGCATGGTATACCAATTAATGAGGCTGATGATTCAGAAATGTCTTGGAACGTTAAACCAACGCAAGATAAAGAGGTAGAGAATAAACCAAAACCTAAACAAAAATCTATTATATTAACAATAGATTTATCAAGCAATCCATTTTATGAAGAAGATGGTCAATTAATGTTTAAAGGTGTTAGTTATGATAGAGCTACAGATAAAAAAACTGATTTTGTAATACCAGTTAAAAAATTTGATACCAATGTTGAACCACCAAAACAAAAAGAAGAACCAAAAGCTGATGGTGAAGAATTACCAGTTGGTGAAGAACCAGAAGAAGAAGAAAAAAAATCTGAGGAAGAAATAGCTGCTGATTTAAAAAGAACTTATGATTTAATTTTAAAAGACCCATTATTACAAAAAGCTTTTTATGATAAAAAGAGCCAAGGTGTTTTGAATTATTTTATGGCTGCTCTTAAGGGTAAAAAAGCATATGGTAAAGGAATAATTCATACTTTAGATTTAATAAATGATTACAGTAGAAATAAAGTACAAAAAGATTTAAACGCTGAATTTATAATGGGTAAAAAAGTATTTTTTGAACCTTATCAAAAACCTATTAGCATTACATATGATTCAAAATCATTTCAATTAGACACAGGTAAAAAATATTATGGTGTTGTTAGAAGATTTAAAACTGGTGATGAGCATTACATTATAGATAATAAAGCTGAAAAGTTTAAAGTAATTGTTAAATCTAAAACAAATATTGAAGATGTTTATAAATGCAATGTAATAAAATATACTACAAAATCTGATGGTAAATTATCGAAAGAATATCCTAAAGAAGATGTGTTTATTAAATTATATAAAGGAAATGAAAGTGATGGTTATAAACCAATAGAAAATAAAACAAAAAAATAATTTAACTATATGGCATTGACACCAGATGAAATAGAAAAAGTCCTTAATTTATTAAAAAAGCAAGCTGAACAACAACAGGAAATCAACAGTGGGTTAGATGGTTATATAAAAGCATTAAAAACTGCTAATGATATAAATGAAACCATTGCTCGTAATAGAAAGATTCAGGCAGAGTTACAACAAAATATCAATAAACTTCATGGCCAAGCTAAAATTGATGAACAAGATAAGTTAAATGCACTTAGGGAACAAACTCTTGAACTAGTTAGGCAAGGAAAAGTATTAAGAGATAATCTTAAAGACGCTAACAAATATAAGATGACATTTGGCGCTATGGGCGCTAGTATTGCTAAGGGATTTGGTTCATTACCTGGTCTTTTTCAAAATTCTTTTGGTAAATTAAAAGGTTATGGATTGTTTGAAATGGATAAAGCCATTAAACAATCTGCCTTGGATATGGGATTGGTTGGTGCAAGAGCGAAGGGTTTATCCACATCTATTCGTGAATCAGCATTAACGACTACTAAATGGGGTATGGGTGTTAAAGAACTATCTAAATTACAATCATCATATAGTGAAGAATTAGGTAGAACAGTAATGATGGGTAATTCTGGTTTAGAAGCAATATCCGCAATGGGTGTTGCAACTGGATTAGGCGCTGAAGGTGCTGGTAAGTTAACAGCTGAAATGAATAATCAGGGCTTATCTGCTGAGCGTACAGCTAACTTCATGAAGCAAACCATGAATGACTCCACTAAGATGGGTCTTAACACGTCTAAGGTCGTTAAAAACATTCAGAACAACATGAAGTTGTTGAATAAGTATGGTTTTAAGGGTGGTATTAAAGGATTAGCTAAAATGGCTCAAACAACATCTAAATTAGGTGTTGATATGAACTTTGTTGCTGGAATGGCTGAAAAGTTGTTTGATATTGAAGGTGCTGTTGATATGTCTGCACAATTGCAAGTTATGGGTGGCGAATGGGCTAAATTAGCTGACCCATTTAAGCTGATGTACATGGCTCGTAATGACATGGAAGGGTTAACTGAAGCAATGGGTCATGCAGCTGCTTCATCGGCTCATTTTAACTCTGAAACTAAAGAATTTGAAATATCAGCTTTAGAGATGCATAAGTTACGTAAAATAGCTGAACAAACAGGTGTTTCATATGATGACTTGGCAAAAGCTGGTAAAAACGCTGCTAAATTTAGTAAAATAGAACAACAAATTGGTTTTAGTTTTGGTGGTGGTAAAGAAGGTAAAGAAATTAAAGACTTCTTAACTAGTACCGCTGAAATGGATGAAAAAGGAAAAGCATTTATCATTGATATGAAAGGTGATAAACAATATCTTGATAAGGTTAGTAAAGATTTGATTAAAAATCAAATGATTGCAAAACAAGAATTGGCAGATAGAGCAAAAGCTTCTATTACTTTCGATGAAAAAGTAACCAATTTGATTAACATGATTAAGGTTACTATGATGCCTATTGTTGATGGTATTGATTCAGTGCTTGGACCATTGGTTGAACAATTTCATGATGAAAAATTCACTGGTGAATTAAAAGAGTTAGGTGTATCCATTGGCGAATTTGTTAAATTTGGTGCAGAGATGGTTAAGGGTGTTGGTGAGTTTGTATTAGCTATAGGTCCTAAGAGCGCATTAGCTTTATTTTTAACAGGTAAAGCTATTGGTTGGTTATTTGAAAAAGCTAGTTGGATTGCTAATGGATTGTTATTGTCTCAAGGATTTTTAGCTGGAACAAAATTAGGAGGGTTCATGCAAGGAGGTATGGGGGCTATGGCTAGTACTGCTGGAAAAACACTTGGCGCTGCTGGTGGAGCAATAACTGGTTTGGGAGTTGGTACGGCAATTGGTGGTGGTGGTAAAGGTGCTATGATTGGTTCTGCTATAGGTACTGGTGTTGGTGCTTTTGGTCAACTTATAGGTATACCTATGCCGATAGGAATGGCTTTAGGTGGTATGGCTGGTGGTTACCTTGGTGGTATGGCTGATGATTATAATAAACCTGCTAATGATGCTATATTTAATTCACCTGTAAATGATGCTAAATTTAGTTTAAAACCTAATTTAGGTGGTGCTTTTTCAAAAGATAGAGCTTTAATGCAAGGTGGTAAGATAACACCAATTGATAATAAAGATGATTTATTGGCAATGAAACCAGGTGGAGGTATTATGGACTTTTTAAGTAACATAGTTAGTACCAAAGATAATAATAAAGAAAACACAAATAAAACTAAAAACATTAAAATTGAATTTAGTCCGTTGATATTTAAATTTGAAGACCTGGTTGTTAAAACAAGTGATGGTCAAAGTACTATAATTGCAAAAGAATTGTTAAATAATGAACATTTTAAGAGAGATATTGCAAGAACTGTCCATGTTCAAACACAAAAAGCAATTAATCAAGGAATTTTAAAAGGTTGATAATTAATAACTTATTAAATAATTTAAATAATATTATTAAAAATATCATCATACTACTTGACAATGTGGTTTAAAAACGGTTAATTTGCATTAAATAAAAATAAAATATATATATAATATATAAATAATATTAATATATAAATAATAATTTAAAAGTATAAAGGGAAAATTATGTTTACAAGAAAAAATCAAACAATTTCAAATTTTATTGAATCAATTATTACAGAAGCACAAAGATTAGAGTCTGTATATTCACCACTAACAAATTACACACCTTCAAACTATGTTGGTGAAACAAAGACAGAAAGTGGAGTTAATGAAGATGGTACTAAATGGTATAGAACAACATATTCAACAAAAGATGGTTCTTATACACAATCATCATATTTAACAACAACAGGGTCTGATACCAATAATTGGTATACAACACCTTCTTTTGAAAAAACAAATACACCAACACAAAATACAACAAATACACCAACTTCTGAAACAACATATAAAAAAGTTGATTCAACAATATATCAACTTAGAGAATCTCTAACCAAAGCTGTTGAAAATCAAAATTATGAAGAAGCTGTTAGATTAAGAGATGAAATTACAACATACGAAAAAAATAGAGAAGAAATTACTAGTTTAAAACTTCAATTAGAAAAAGCTGTTTCAACACATAATTTTGAAGATGCTATCAAATTTAGAGATAAAATTAAAAAATTTGAATTTGTAAAATAATTAATATATTTTTATTTTAGAATTAATTTAAGACACCAATTGGTGTCTTTTTTATTATATACCAATTTGTTTTAATAAGTATTTATTTTGTTAAAAATTACATTACACTAGTATTTATATATAAATAAATTAATTATGCCAAAAAATTTTCCTTTTTATGACACTAATTCACCAACACCTAGTACTAAAAATACTATTACAAGTGTTGCTGCTGGTCCAACAGTAGGTCCAATAACAATTAATGGTATAAGCCCAGGTGGTATCAGAGATTATTTATTATATAGAAACATATTCCCTATAGATAGGAGTGAAATATATCAACAATTTTTTGATATTAATTCAAATGTTAATGGTAGTGCTTCAATTGGTGAGCCAGTACTTGATACAATAGTTAATGAAGGTGTTAATAGACTACCTACAAATAGTGATATTTTATTTTTTGGTAAATCATATAGAGATTTAAATAATATAAAAAACAATCAATTTAGAAATGTTACTGATGATGATTTAAAGTCTATATCTTTTATTAGAAAAGATAATACCACTTCTATTAATAATAGTAATTTTACATTTAGTTTTGGTAATTCATATTTTCCTTTAAACTATACAATAACATATCCAAATAAACCAAATGAAACAATAGATGAATATGGTTTATTATCTAAAACAACATCTGCTGGTTTTAAAGAAAAAGTAACAATTCAAAACTTATATAATGTTACTTCTGAACAAGTAGATATATCTAAATTCATTGATAACAAATATACATCTGATAGTTTTTTAAAATCACATAGTAATGTTGTTAAAAATGAAGGATATCTAAATCAATTTGGTGGTTTAAATCAAGGTGGTGGTGCTGGAATACAAGCTGCTGATATTATTGGTAGTTTAGCTAATGGTCAAGGAATAGGTCTTGGAAGTCTTAATAATCCAAATCCAATACCAAATTTTGATATTAGAAGTTCATTAGCTGGTAGAGTTCTTGGAGCAACTGGTGCTATTGCAGATACAAATCTAGGTATAATTGGTGGAAAACAATTAGCATTACTACTTGTAAATAACGCTGCGTTTAACGTACAGCAATCAATTCTAGGTAAGCTTAATATAAAAGAAAATATATTAAGTCTTGTAAAAGGAAATGGTTTAGCTGGGTTTAGACCTAATTACTCAATTACAGTACCTGAAACTACTTTAGGTAAAACCCTTCAAAGTGTTGTTAACGTTTTAGGATTTACAATACCTAGAAGTTATTTACAACCTGAAGGTTCAATATTTTCAAGTGAAAGTGGTGACGTTGAAAATGTATCTAGAGCAAATTCAATGATTAAAAACACTGGTAAGGGTCAATTTGTATCATTAATAAAACAAGCAACTACAAATCTAGGTGGAACTGGTGAATATGACAAACCAAATGTTACTTCATTTAGAAGTGGATATGCACCTGCTTATGCAAACGGAGATGATGCAACTGAAGTAGCTTATAATATATATGCATTTTCAAATGGGCAAGGTCATTTGATTGATTTATTAAAATCTGATGATAAAACAATACCAAATATGTCAATTGACAGGGATGGTAAACTTGCAGATTCTGGATTTGATAGTCAACCTAATGGATTTAAATGGAAAGGAAAAGCTGGCACAGTTAATGGCTATAATGGATATTTCAGACTCCTTGATGATTTTTTTGATGATGATGATAATAAAAAATCATTATTGGTAAAAACACAAAAACTATTTAATAGTGTTGGTATGAAGAATATAATATCAGCAAAGGGAGATGTTGTAGTAACTGATAGTCAAATACAAACAAGAAATGCTGGTGCTATTTCAAGAGGTAGTGCTGTTCTTGGTGGTTCAAATTTTAATATTGATAACGGAACTTATGTTGGAACAACAAACCCTAATCAATTTGGTAGAAGTTGGACACATTATGATAGATACGATACAGTAAAAAAATTAGTAAGAAATAAAGCTTTAGATTCCAAAATAGCATATAGAAATCATATTGAAGGTAGTATATTAGATGATAATGGTTATCCTAAAATAGCGCCATATGCAGATGATATGCAAAAAGATGACCCTAAAAAATATATGTTTTCTATTGAGAATCTTGCATGGAATGATGAATATTTTAATTTATTACCTTGTGAAAGAGGACCTGGTGATTTGTTGACTGGTAAAAAAGGTAGGATAATGTGGTTTCCTCCATATGACATTCAATTTAGTGAATCTAATAGTGTTGAATGGGAATCAAATAAATTCATAGGTAGAGGTGAATCAGTATACACATATAGTAATACTGAAAGAAGTGGTACGTTATCTTTTAAAGTTGTTGTCGACCATCCAAGTTATGCTAATTCATTTAGTAGTGCTTTAGGTGGAAATGGTTCATCACCAATAGATAATTATGTTGCTTCATTTTTTGCTGGTGAGTTAGACCCAACTACTGCATATAGTAATAAATTAACAACTGTAGAGCTTACTGATGTAATTACTCAATATAAACCAACAGATAAAAGAAAATTAGCTGTAAATTCACAAACAAAACCTGCAAATACTGAGTTAAAAATTTATTTTCCTAATGATGTTTATACATATGTTCCAAAGTATGAAAATGGATTAGAAAACCCAGGAACCAAAAAAATAGAAAGTGGTAACGGATATACTTTTGGTATTGGATATATGGCTGGTCAAGTTACTAGTAAGAAAACATATAATGATAAATATAATTTTGGGCTTAATAAAGAATTAACAATATATGGTAATTCATATAGTGGGATTACAGACCCTTCTTTTATTGAAAAATTAAAAACAGAATTAGGACCAGATGGTCAATGTCCAAATTGTACGATAACAATTAAAGGATATTCTAGTTCACAAGGAACAAATTCGGCTAATGAAGTTTTAGCTAAAAAGAGAGCAGAAACGGTTAAAGAATTACTTAATGGTGTTTTTACTACCGATGATGATAGGAAAAAAAGACTTAAATCTGAAATAGGTGGCACTGAAAGTGTTCCTCAATGTGATGAAGATACTGATAACCAAGATGGTGATGAATGTAAAAAAGCTAGATTTGTATCTATTATTTTTGGTGTTGATTATAGTTTAAATAATGGTCCTCTTGATTCAGTAATCGTTAAAAAAACATTCACAACAACAACAAAAATAAATCCATTTTATGATGAGTGCACATATTTTCAAAAATTAACTGAAAATGATTATTTTGTTTTTGATTCATTTAGAGATAGGATAAAATATTTTCATCCAGCATTCCATTCAACAACACCTGAAGGATTAAACTCTAGATTAACATTCTTATTACAATGTACAAGACAAGGTCCTACACTTGAAGACCAAGGAGCTAATAACTTAGCATTTGGTAGACCACCTGTTTGTATACTTAGGATTGGTGATTTTTATAATACTAAAATTGTTATTGATAATATAGGTATTGACTATGAACCGTTGGTATGGGACCTTAATCCAGAAGGTATAGGTGTACAACCAATGATTGCAAATGTTAATATGTCATTTAAAATGATTGGTGGTTCAACATTAATGGGTCCAATAAATAAATTACAAAACGCATTATCGTTTAATTATTTTGCAAATACTCAAGTTTACGATGTTAGAGCTGATTATTTAACTAAGAAAGCAGTAACTAGTGATAAATTGGGTGGATATCAAATTGCTAATGATGCGACTAGTCAATACGGTGGTAATTTAAATAAAGGTGTTAAAACAACTATAGGTACACCATCTGTTTATGATTTCAACCAAATAAAGACTAGTTTAGATACAACATTTAAAATAGCTAAGTTTCCAAGTTCGACAGGAGCGGCAATAACTGGAATTACTGGTATTAATAAAGTTGATATTAACACAATAAAGGTTAGTGATTCTGAAACTTCATACATAATAGGTGTTAAATTAGACCAAAAAAACATATTTGATACTAATGGAACTATGTTGATGACAGAAGAACAATATAAAGAATTTATTAATAAGAATATAATAATAACAATAAAAGGTGTTGAAGATTCTACATATTACTTTGAATCAGCTATTGAATATGATAGCAAGTTTCAAAATAGTATAAACTTATTTTTTAACAACTATTATTTAGGTGAGCTTAAAACTAGTACTGGATTTCCATACATAAAATATTGTAAAAGTGGCTCTTATTGTCTTAAACCAGGTAATTATACATTAACAGTAAGATATGCAGGTCTTGATATTTTTAGTAAACCTATAAATTTACCTGAAATCCAATAACATTAACTTAAATATATTAAAAAAACATGGCTAACTATTATGACCGTTACGGTAAATTTAGATATGACGCTAATATGAAACCAGTTATTGGTATAACAATACCAGTATCCACATCAGATAAACAAGTAGTTTATAAACAAGGGTCAAGTAGACTTGACAAAATGAGTAATATGTATTATCTTAATCCGTATAGCGGATGGTTAATTATGTTAGCTAATCCACAATTTGGTGGTTTAGAATTTAATATACCAGATTTATCATTGATAAGAATACCTTATCCTTATGATAGTGCTATACAAAGATATATAATAGAATTAGATAATCATATAAAGCTTTATGGCGAATAGAATAGGATGTAGTGCTGGTAAAACAAGTTTAATAGACCCAAATAATTTTTCTGGACAAGGTTCTTTTGATAATATATCAGTTCCTTTAGAAGATTTGAACATATCAGTACAATTAAAAACTTTTAAAAAAGGAAGAACAATATTAGCAGCTGAAGGGGAATCAAAAAATGTTGATAGTTCTAAAACAGTATCTGTTACTTTTATTGAAGGAAGTAATGTTGGTGGTAAAAAAGTATTAACAACAAAATATACTGATTTAACCACTGTATTAGATAAAGGGGTTGGTGATAGTGAAAATTTAGGTATTACAAATATTGAAGTTGATTTTAACTCATCATTTGCACCGCTAATAACAATACAATTCATAGATGTTAGAGGTAGCAGTATTTTCCAAAATGAAACAGAATTAAATAATAAAGAAAATAAATATTCAGTATTTTTTCAATTACCTTATCCGTTATATGAATTAACAATAAAAGGTTATTATGGTCAACCTGTTAAGTATTGTTTACACATGACCAAATTCAATTCAAAATTTAACTCGAAAACTGGTAATTTTGAGATTACAGCAAACTTTATTGGGTATACATATGCTATGTTATCTGATATGTTATTAGGTATACTTAAAGTTATTCCATACACTGCTAGAGGAGCTGCAAAATACGATGAACTTATAAAACAAAATCCAAAATTATTAAACTTAAATGATTTAATGATTGAAATAAGTCAATTAGATAGTAAATTAAAAAAAATAGGTGGTAATGACCCAAATGCAGCTAAGGTTAATACATTAAAACAAATACTTGGTGATTTGGATTCAATTAAAGGCCAAATAGAGAGATTTGGTAGTGATATTGATGCGATTCCTGATAGAAATGGTTATGAACCATATAGATATATTGTATCAACTGATTATGAAGGTGAAAAAACTAGTAAAGATACGTATATTGGAGGTGTTACATCTATAATAGATAGTTATAATAAAAAAGCTACTCCTCTCGGATTTGCATTAAACTTAACTGATTTTACTACCTTAGATAGAAACGCATATTTATTTAAATCGCTAAATGACACAACAACACCTAAACTTAGTGATGTTAGTGATAGAGTAGGTATTATAGGTGATACCATAACATTTTTTGTTTATAATATGAATAAGCAATATAATACTATTAATACAGTTGGTCAATCAATAACATTAGAAATAGGTAAAGCAGAAAACGAATTAGCAATATCAATTGGTAAAGTACTTAAAGAGGGGCTTGGATTTGAATCAACAGTAAGGAATATAGTTGAATGTTTTACAGTTGCTGTTGAAGTTTTATTATCAGTTATTTATGATGTGTCAGTAGAAGCAGAAGAAAACAAAACAAGAAAAGAAGAATTAAAAACCGCTTTTAATAACCCAAAAAATTCTGATAAAAAAGCAAAAGTAAGTGAAAAATTTTACCCATGGCCAGATTATAGAGAAAAGGTTCAAAATGAAGGTTATAAAGAAAAATACTTAGGTTCTTATGGTGTATTAAAAACACCAAGTAACGTAACTGAATTGGCATTTATTGATGATTTATTAAACGCTTTTGTAAAGGCTAAAAAAGCTGAAAATGATGCGGCTTTAAATTTAAATGTTGAAAACAGTGTGTGGTTGCCAGTTAATGCATTTGATACTATTTTATTTGACAAAGTATCTCCATATTCTAGATTACCATCAAACGCAACTAATATTGATGTTATAAGATTGATAGTTATAAGAGCTATGACTTTCTTAGGTTATACAAATGATAAAACTGTTTTGTCTAATAATGATTCTGCTGCAATAATAGCTATGGCAACAGCTGAGGCTAATGCTATAATAAATGATAAAAATTTAAAACAAGATGTAAAAAAAGCTGTTATAGAGTCATTTAAAAATCAGGCTGATAATGTATTTGCTGGAGTGGTTAGTGTTGAGGGAATTGCTAAAGATATTAGCAAAACCCCTACAACCCCTGAAACTATGAAGGTTCTTAGTGGTGAATATACATATGATTATATATTTAATGATACAGTTGTAACAACACCTATTTTAGATAAGGCAGGTTTTATTATAGGTTATACATATACAGATAATCAAAGAAGGATAATACCAATAACAGAAAGTTTTCAGTTAGGTAATTGGAGTAGAAATATAACTGATTTAAAAAAAATTAGTGCTGGTGGTAATGTTTTTTTAACAAATTATGGAAGTGGGTATAAAGGTAATCTATCTGGTGAAATAATCAAACCAGATGATGGTGGGTCATATGTTAAAATTTTAACTATGTCTAAATATAATGAATATAAAGATAGAAAATTATCAGAAAATAATATAGCAATTGAAAATATATTTAAAATTACTGACCTTACAAAAGGTACAGGGTATAATGTTTTTGGTGGTATATATGGTATTCAGGAATTTGTTAATATGGATTATGAAGATACATCATTGGTTAATTTACCACTTAGGTTTGTGTTTTATTCTAATACAAATTTAAATAAAGATGAAAAAAATCAGAATTCAAATTCATTAAGTTATAATAGAGCATATAGCAAATTAGATTTATTACCTATTGATATTGATTATCCTAATTTAACCGCAAGTCTAGCAGATTCAGATACTGAATTAAAAAAAGTAAAAATTAATGGTGCTGATGTAAACATACATGATGGATATGGCTTCAATAGAAAATTTTTTAATTCAACATCAAATGGTGATACGAATATAACATACCCATACATTGAAAACAGATTCAGATTAAAACAAGCTAGTGTTTTGGGTATTATAAACCCAAAAGAAACAAACATTAGTTTATTTGGTAGCAAATTTTATTATAATAACGGAAATCCAGCAAAAGCTCTTTTATTTTTAAACACATTACCATTTAATGGTGAAACATTTGAAAAACCAGAAATAATCAATATGTTTAATAAAGTTGGTGGTTTTATTCATGCCCCAACACTTTGGTGCGCATATATTGGAGGATTATTATGGAGGGCTGATAATATAGACCCAACAACAAAAAAATGGAAAGATGTGATAAGATGGGATTTATCTTATACTAATGATAAAGGTGAAATAGAAACAATATATTATGAAGCAGCTACTGATGAGGCAGAAAGGGTTGAAACTTTTAAACTTATAGGTGCTAAATATGATGGTTACCCTAATGGGCCAGGTTCATTTAGTGATTGTTTATTGTATATGCCAGAACAGGCTAGAAATGAATTTAAAATAATTTTTTTTGAGTTTTGTAATGGAAATATTTGGGCAAATATTAAAAATGGGTTAGAGATTTTTAAAGATGGTGTTGAATGTAGGAAATTTATAGATGAATTTTATGAATCTTCTTTTAAAAAAAATGATAATAAAACTGTTTCAGCAAATATAATTAATAAAAATTTGTATAATAATTTATTAAATACTGAAAAGTACAATTCAATATTGCCAGTGCAATATTTTTACCGCAAAAATTTCCTAAATCTTACTAGCTATAATGATGCTTTATTTTTAGAATTAAAAGGCGATTATGAATCAAATACAGCTATAAGAGCAATAATTAATGCCATGAAAGAGGAATCAATAATTGTTAATTCTGGTCCTAATATATGGAAAGAAAAACCAACAAAATCTGGTGAAGATATTTATGTTGATACAACTACAACAAAAGAAACTTTAAATACTTATTTAAAAGCAATTAAAGATGTTTTTAAAAATAAACCTTTAGAGGAAGATATAAAAAGCAAAACTAAACAAGAAGTATTTGGAACTGATAGTGATGAGTTTATTAAATTTCAATTATATAGAAATTGTAAAAACATATATGATAAATGGATTGGTGGTGCAAAAGATGGTAAAAATATAATGTTTCAATGTGGTTCTTTTGATGAAAAACCAGAACCAACAAGAAATGGTAAAGATATAAAATTAGCTAAAGAATATAGAAATACTATAACACCTAAACTTATTGATAGTTTTAGATTTGTAACTAGGTCATTTAAAGATATAGGTAGCGATTTCTATGTTGACCCTACACCAATAGGTACGTATTTAAAAGAAAACCCAAATTCAAGTTTTTATGATTGTGTTACAAACTTATTAGCATCAAATAATTTTGATTTTATAGCATTACCATCATTTATAAACTATAATGATAGAGAAGTTATGGAATCCTTATTCGAACCATATTCTTATAAAGATAGTATTGAAAATGGTATCTGTGGACCTAGTTTTGTGTGTGTTTATGTTGGGCAAAAATCTAAACATTTAGATTTTAATGGTTCAGACTATGAAAACGATGGTTTCGATGTTCAATGTGGTAAAGATGGTAACTTGTTAGGCTTACCAGGTGATTTTGCAGAAGAAAGCAAAGATTATGAAAATAATGTGGCGGTATTTAAAGTAGCGTATAGTCAACAAAATCAAAATATTTTTAAAGACATTATATTAGACCAAAGCGAATTCACGGAAACTGAAGAATCATTAAAAATAATTGATGATATATCTAAAACAGGCTCTGAAAATCAAAGACATTTTGGTGGTCAAAACTTATATAGTGTATACGGTGTTAGAAGTTACAAAGCACAAGTTGAAATGATGGGTAATGCCATGATTCAACCTATGATGTATTTTCAGTTAGATAATATACCAATGTTTCATGGTGCTTATATGATAACACATGTAACACATAGTATAAAACCTAATAGTATGTCTACCAATTTCACTGGTGTTAGAATAAGAAACCCAGAAACACCAATATCAAAAGCTAGTGATTTATATATATCTTTATTAAGAACTATTGAAATTACCGCAACAGATACAACACCTTTAGGTTGCCCACCTAATGGTGGTAGAGAACCAGATAAAACAAGTGGGTTTGGTTATAAAACAACGATAGAAAAACTATTAAATGGTACTGAAACAGATGCTAATAAAATAGCTTCATTTGAAGGTTTTAAAACCGTAACATCTTTTTATGATTTTAAAACTAACAAATTAACAGAAACAGGTGTGCTAGCATTATCACAAGGAATAGCTGAAGGGCTTGGGGTAAACACTTATAGTTGTTTTAACCCTGGTAATTTAGTTGGTGGCACTTGCGGTTCAAAAAAGAATTTCCAAAAATTTGAAACATGGTCAGGTGGTTGGGAAAAATATGAAACATTATTGAAAGAAAAAACAGCATCATTAGGTGATTCACCATCAATTAATTACGCTAACTGTCATACACTTGAAACCAATGCTGTATTAAAAGCTGCTGGTGTTAAATATAATGTTAGTGGACCATATAATTATGCTGGTGGTTCACCAACATTAAGACAATATATAAATGTTTATGCTCCATGGGGTGATGTTCCAAATAACCCAGCAAATTATATTGCAGATATAGCGGTTACTATGAAGATTAATGGATATGATATTAATGTTGATGAACCGATGAGTAACTATATTAAATTTTGATATTATAAATTAATTTAGTAGATTTGCATAATTATGGTAGCAAATATAGTTTCATTAAATAGTATAGATGTTTCACAAGACTTTAATGTAGTGGATTCCATGGATAAAATAATTCATGGTCTCCCTACGCTAATAGTTGGATATAATTTAGTCGATAAAGCATATCCAGATTTTGATATATTGGATATATGTGTTACTGAAAACATATATTGGACATTTAAGAAAACTGAAAAAAGAGATAAATTTACTGAAGATTTAGATTGGTTTATTACCAAAGTATATAATGATTTGGTTAAAGATATAAATTATGTATTTGTAGACCCAATACAATTTAGACCACATACAATCATAAAAATAATAAGAAAAATATATAATATTAAAAATATTATTACTTATATTAATGATGATATGGTATACATATATGGCGAAAAATTGATATTTGGGGTTGATTTAAGATTATTAAGGTTTATAGGTGTTGATACAGATAAACTAATAAACAAATTAAAACAAAAAAGTGCTGACTTTTTGATGGGTAAAGAGATACTTATAGAATATAAAAAAACTGTTGAAACGCTTGGTAACAAGGCGAGATACATACCTTATTTATTTTCTATAAGAAATGGAGAAAACAATACTACTAGCCTCGTTTATATTCCCTGAAAGGGTTGAATGGTTCTTAAATTATCTTGAGAACAAATTTAGTATAACAAAAGATAAGGTATTTTGTTATAAGAATTTAGACGATGAATCTAAACATATCCTCACTTTTAAATTAATAATTCCAGAAAACAAAAATTTAAACCTTAAAGATTTATTTCCAAGTGCGATACCAATACATAAAAAAGGTGATGCGTTATACACAATAAATGCTTTAAATATGATAATAGATTTAAAACATGGTGATAGTATAGGTAATGTTGAATATCGTTCTATTAAAATAGATTGGTCAGATTATCAAAACAAATTAATCATCACAAAAGGAAAAGAACTGGTGTTTTTAAACATTAGTAGAGTTTTTTAATGTTTTATGATATTTATTATAAAATAACATTCAATTTAAACTAATTGGTATGAATAATTATAACGATAAACAAAACAAACCTAAAGATAAAAATCTAAACACTGCTTTAGAGGGTTATTTAGGTTCTGAAAACCAAGACCCTAATATGGATTGTACTAGTGGTGTTTGTGTAATAAAAGGCGATAAAAGTCTAGTAGAAAGAATAAACAAAAAAATAATTACCGAAGACGGTAGACAATTATTATTTTAAGATATAAATGAGAAAGAAAAATAAATTTAATCCAGAACTACTTAAAGAAGAACTTAATAGATTTAAACTATTAGAAAACTATAACTTCTATACTGGTAAACAAGAGGTTCCAGAATATCATGTACCAAATCCAGATGATAATGTTATCTTAGGTAATTTGGAAGAATTAGATGAAGCTGATGAAGAACCAACAGATGATGAACTTGGAAATTTAGCTTCTGATTTAGGTGTTGATGCACCAGAAGATGAACAAGCACCAGAAGAACCTGCTGATGAAGAGCCAGCAATTGAAGAGCCAGCTATTGAAGAACCTGCTGGTGATGAAGTAGAAGTTGACGTTACTTCTTTAGTTAAGGGCTCTGAAGAGGCTAAAATGGCTGCTGATAAAGCAAGTCAAAATTCAGAAATGCTTTTACAAAAATTAACAGATTTAGAATCTAGGCTTTCTAGTATGGATGCCGTTACTAATAAAATTGCTGAATTAGAAAAAGAGATAATTAAAAGAAATCCAACTCCAGTTGAAAAATTAGAAATGCGTTCTTTAAGTTCTTATCCTTATTCTCAAAAATTAACTGATTATTGGGCTGATAAAGAAGGTGCTTATGATGTTATGGATAAAGAGAAAGAAAAGAAAGAATATACTCTAACACAAAAAGATGTTGACACTAGTTATTCTGAACCTGATATTAAACAAAGTTTCAGCGTTAAAGAGGATGATTATACAGAAGAGGATATTTAATAAAAAATAAAAATGATTAATTAAAGGCCCTAGGGCCTTTTTTATTTTAATTACATTTATTTTATTATTTATTTGCTTCATAAATAAATTAAAAGTATATTTGTAAAAATATCTGTTAAATGCTATAAAAATACACAAAATAAATGCTGATATAGCTTGACTTTTGAGCAAAATTTAGTATATTTGTGTAACTAAAAAAGTAAATAAATAACATATATATAAACCTAAAAACAAAAACAAGATGAGTGAATCAAAAAACCCACTAGCAGCAATGTTAGCGCAGTACGAGGCAAACAACAAACCTAAGTACACTAAATCAACTGAAGCCAAATCATATGATTTGAAAAACTATTTTAATACTTACATTAAAGAAGGTATTAAATCAGCAACAAAACAAATTCGTATATTACCTTCACAAGATGGAACTAGTCCATTTGTTGAAATGTATGCTCATAAAGTACAAATTGATGGTGATTGGAAAACATTACCATGTTTAAAACATGAAAAAGATGAGGCTTGTCCTTTTTGTGAGGCAAATGATGCTTTACGTGCAACAGGTAAAGAGTCAGACAAAGAATTGGCTAAAAAATACAATGCTAAATTGTTTTACATTGTAAAAGTGATTGATAGAGAACATGAAGACGAAGGTGTTAAATTTTGGAGATTTGCACATGATTGGACAAAAAGTGGAATCCTTGATAAAATCCAAGGTGTGTTATTAGCAACTAAAAAAGATTTTACACATCCAGCTACTGGTCGTGATTTGTCAATAACAATTAACAGAAATCAGTTAGGTAAGCCAACTGTATCTTCTGTATCTCATATGGACCCAACACCATTATCTGAAGATTCTGATACCGCTAATGAATGGTTAGGTGATACAAGAACATGGGAAGATGTTTATGCTACTAAATCATATGATTTCATGGAAATCGTTGTTAAAGGTGGTGTTCCAGTATGGAATAAAGAAGAAAAAAGATTTGTTGATAAAGAATCAGTTAAAAATGATGGTGGAGATAACATCGAAGCTGAATTAACAATGGGTGTTGAAAACGTAAAAGCTAATATAAAACCAGCTACAGTAAAAGCACCAGTAAGCAATGATGATGATGATTCGGATGAATTACCATTTTAATAATCAAATTTATAAAAAGGTCTGAGCAATTAGACCTTTTTTTTTTTTCTAAAATAATAAAAATTAAATAATAATTAAATATGGCCAAAAAACCAGAGAAAAAATCGAATGAAAAAAAAGAATTTGACTTAGACGCATTTTTAGAATCTGAGAATATTAGTTCAGAACCAAAAGATAAAGAGTTATCATGGGTTCCATTATCAAAAGCATGGCATGATGCATTAAAATTGCCAGGATTTCCTAGAGGTTTTGTATCACTTGTAAGGGGTTATTCTAACACTGGTAAATCAACAGCTTTTTATGAAGCAATTGTTGGTTGTCAAAAAATTGGTGATATGGCTATTGTTATTGAAACAGAAGGTAACTGGAATACAGAACATGCTAAACAAGTTGGTGTTAAATTTATTCAAGTAACTGATAAAGAAACTGGAAAAGTAACAGAAAAACCAGATGGTTTTATTTTGATGAAAAGCAAAGATTTATATAATAGATATAAAAACTACAATCATCAAGAAAGTAAAATGATGACAAAACCAACTAGGTTAGAACCAGTTATTGAAGATGTATCATTATTTATTAGTGAAATGATTCAAAAACAAGAGGATGGTATTATAAATAAAAATATGTGTTTTTTATGGGATTCTATTGGGACGCTTAATTGTTATAAATCTGCTTGTTCTAACACTAGTAATAATATGTGGAATGCAGGGGCTATGGGAGCTTTCCAAGCAATTGTTAACTTTAAAATACCTTCTAGTCGTTCTGAAGATAGTGAGTTTACAAATACAATGATTTGTGTTCAAAAGATTTGGTTAGATAATATGAATGGAACCGTTGTTAAACATAAAGGTGGTGAGTTCATGTTCTTTAATTCTAGAATTATTGTACATATTGGTGGTATTTTAACACATGGTACTAAAAAATTAACAGCTAAAGCTTTGAATCAAGATTTTCAATATGGAACTGAAGCTAAAATTAGGTGTGAGAAGAACCATGTTACAGGCATTGAAAGAAATGGTACTATTGCATCAACACCACATGGATATATCAACCCAGATGAGCTAGATGCTTATAAAACACAGAAAAGAAAATTCATACATGATGCATTAAATGTTAGTTATGATACATCAATTGAATATGGTGAAGAAGATGGAACACTTGAAGGTGATGATATTAGAGAATAGATTGTTTAACCCATTAAAAATGGAACTGTGAATAAAAGACCATCACGCAATGGTGAAATAATAGAAAAAAAACAAAATACACTTTTGGTAGACGGAAATGCCCTGTTTAAGACAGGCTTTTTCGGTGCCAAAAGCATGTATAATTCAGAAGGTAAGCCAATAGGTGGTATTTATCAATTCCTTACAGTTATCCGTAAATTATTAACTGAAGACCTTTATCACAGAGTATATGTATTCTGGGATGGTAACTATAGTGGTAAATTAAGATATGAAATCTATAGTCCATACAAAAGTGGTAGGGGTAAAGACTATAAAAAAGGAACACAACCCACAGATGAATCAGAGTTACAACAACGTAATAGAGTATGGGATTATTTAGCTGAAATGCACATCAGACAATTAAAACATGAAATCATCGAAAGTGATGATTTAATTGCTTATTATTGTTTAAATAAAAAACATAATGAAAAAATAACTATCGTAACAAACGATAGAGATATGGCACAATTAATAGATGATGAGATACAAATTTATTTTTGTGACCCAGCAATTAAAAATTATGTTGATAAATCAAATTTTTCTTCGTACTTTTGTTACCATCAAGAAAACGCAGCACTAATTAAAACAATGATTGGTGATAAAAGCGACACGATAAAAGGTATTAAAGGGTTAGGAGAGAAGAAATTGGTATCACTATTCCCGATGTTAAAAGAAAGTAAATTAACCTTAAACCAAATAATAGATGAAGCTAAAAAACAAAAATTAGAAAGAATATCGGAAAAGAAACCTAATCTATTGATATTAGATAATATCATTAATGGTGTCACTGAAGGTGTTCAAGGTAAAGATATCTATGAAATAAATCATAAATTAGTTAACCTTAAAGAACCAATGATGACAGAAGATGGGATTAAACAATTACATGATTTGATAAATGAACCATTAGAAAGAGGCGAATTTAGAAAAATATATGTTATGATGAAAAAAGATGGGTTAAATAAAGAAATGAGTGAATATAGATACGAAGATTTCTTAATACCTTTTAAAAGTTTAATAACGAGATAAATAATTAATTTAAAACAATAAAAAATGGCAACATCAGAAACTAAAACAACAGAAGTAACAAACACAAATGATTACGCAAAAAAAAATGAAGAAAGATTTGAATTTGTGTTATTTATAAATGACCACATTATATGTCAACGATATCTTAATATCAGAGATTACAATGAAGATGCTATAAAATCATTAGAATTAAAAGACCTTGCAGATAGTATCGTAGGTGTTAATAATGGTTCATTTGGTGAAGTAGGTATTATACCTAAACATTTAAAGAATAAAGCAATAGAATATTTGTGGAGTAATTATAACCCATATTATACTAAACCTGAAACAACAACTGATAAAATTGATAACTTTCAATTTGAAGTTAGAGTTGATAAAAAAGTGGTTTTAAGTTCTGGTTTTTCAGGTAATTTATTTCCTCCAAGAGTTAGATATGCTGTGGATATCAAAGAAATTATACCGTCTATTATGAGTGAGATTAGATATTATTTGAGTCAAAAAAATTATACTATTGTATAGTATAAGTTATCACTTTAATATATTTATTAATACAGTAGTTTTAAAATTTAAAAACAAATAGATGGCAAAAATAGACAAGGATACATTAGGATATTTAGGGATGGAGTACCAATTAAGATTATTGGCACAAATATTAACAGATAAAAGATTTGCTAACTCAATAATTGATATTGTTGACCCAAATTATTTTGAAGAACAATACTTAAGAATAATAGCCGCCACTATTAAAGATGCAAAAAATAAATCAGATATAATACCAGATTTTGGTAGTATTGAGTTTAGATTGTTAGAAGAAATAAGCGATGTACAACAAAGGAAGTTTGTACTCGCTCAACTTCGCAAGATTAAAGAAGCTAATTTAAACGATACTGAAAAGATTCAAGAGATTGCCATGACTTTTTGTAAACAACAAGAGTTAAAGAAGTCAATAAAAGAAATACAAAAAATTATTGACAAGGGTAATTTAGAGGATTATGAGAAATGTGAATCCATCCTTAGAAAAGCACTAGAACATGGTGATAACAAAGATGATGGTATGGATATCTTTGAAAGTATTAACACAGTATTAGATGAAGATTTTAGAAAACCTATTAAAACAGGTATCAAAGGTCTTGATGAAATAATGGATGGTGGGCTATCAAAAGGTGAATTGGCGGTTATATTAGCGCCATTTGGCGTTGGAAAAACCACAATGATGACTAAAATAGCTAATACAGCTATGCTTGATGGTCATAAAGTGTTACAAATATTTTTTGAAGATATGCCAAAAGTTATTCAAAGAAAACATTTAGCTTGTTGGTCTGGATATGATTTAAATAGTTTATCTTTACACAAAGATGAATTAATGCAAATGTGTAAAGATATGGAAAATGGCACTAAAGGTAATAGCGGTGTTTTAAGGCTTAAAAAATTCCCAAGTGATGGAACAACAATACCTGTGATTAAACAATACATTAGAAAGCAAATTGCTGGTGGTTTTAGACCAGATATTATATTGTTAGACTATATTGATTGTGTTCAACCATCAAAACACCATGATGATGCTAATGTTGGAGAAGGTGCAGTTATGAGACAATTTGAAACAATGTTATCAGAATTAGATTTGGCTGGATGGACAGCTGTTCAAGGTAATAGAAGTTCAATATCTGCTGAAGTTGTTGAAGCCAATCAAATGGGTGGTTCAATTAAAAAAGGACAAATTGGTCACTTTATTGTTTCTATTGCTAAAACACTTGAACAAAAAGAAGAAGGTACTGCAACACTTGCAATTCTTAAATCTAGATTTGGTAAAGATGGGGTTATATTCCCTAACGTAATTTTTGACAATGCTAGAATACAAATAGAGATGGGTCAGAATCAAACAGGTGGCAGTACAAGAAAAGAACACAAAAAAGATACTGATAATAGTAACCAAGAACGCCTTAATGCATTATTTGATGCAAGGAAAAAAGCAACAAACAATTAATAATAAAATAAAATGACAGAACCAATTTTAAAAAGCAATCCAGACAGATTTGTGTTATTTCCAATAGTACATCAAGATTTATGGGATTATTATGAAACAGAGTTAGATGCAATGTGGACAGTTAAGGAAATTGACTTATCAAAAGACATTGACCATTGGAATAATAAATTAACAGATAATGAAAGATTCTTCATTAAAAACGTATTAGCTTTTTTTGCAGCATCTGACGGTATTGTTAATGAAAATCTAGCGGAGAACTTTTTAAAAGAAGTTCAGTATACAGAAGCTAAATTCTTTTATGGTTTCCAAGTAATGATGGAAAATATACATAGTCATATGTATTCATTACTTATCGATACATACATAAAAGACGTTGAAGAACGCAAGAAATGTTTTAAAGCGATAGAATATATGCCACCAGTAAAGAAAAAGGCTGAGTGGGCTTTAAAATGGATTGAATCTAAATCATTTGCTGAAAGGCTTGTTGCATTTGCAGCTGTTGAAGGTGTTTTCTTTTCTGGTTCATTCTGTAGTATATTTTATTTGAAATCTAGAGGGTTAATGCCAGGGTTATGTGATACCAATGCATTTATATCAAGAGATGAAGCTTTACATTGTGATTTTGCAATTCATTTATTTAATAATCATATTATAAATAAACCATCAAAGGATAGAATTCGTGAAATACTGTTATCTGCATTAGATATCGAAAAAGAGTTTATTACTGAATCATTACCAGTATCTCTTATTGGCATGAATTCTGATTTAATGAAACAATATTTAGAATTTGTCGTTGATGGTTTATTATCACAATTTAATTGTGAAAAAGAGTTCAATTCAAAGAACCCATTTGAGTTTATGAATCAAATAGCATTAAAAACAAAACAAAACTTTTTTGAGGGCCGTTCAACAGAATATAAATCAGCAGACTTAAGTGGTCCAATATCATTTGATGAAGAAATCTAAAAATTTAAAAATATGCAAGTAATAAAAAGAAACGGAAATAAAATAGATTTTAATCCTAGTAGAATACTTACTAGGATTAAAAAACAAGCTGAAGGGTTAAAAGTTAATGCTGATGAAGTGTTTATTAAAGTAACACAAGGTTTGGCTGATAATATGACTACTAACCAATTAGATGATTTGATTTCAGTAGTTGCTGAATCATTGGCTATGAATCACCCAGATTATTCTAAATTAGCGGCTAACATAGCAATTAGTAAGTTACATAAAGAAACTGAAGATAGTTTTATAAAAGCTACTAAAAAAATGTACAATAATGGTTTGTTAAGTGAAACATATTATAATAAAGTTAAAGAAAATATAGACATTATAGAATCTATTATTGATTATAGTAGAGATTATCAATTTGATTATTTTGGGTGGTGTTCATTAAAAGATATCTATCTATTGAAATTATCTAATGGTATGATAGTAGAAAGACCGCAACATATGTATATTAGAGTTGCGTTAATGATTACTAATAATGAAGCAGACTTTAAAGAAAAATATAATGATTTAAGTAATCAAAAAGAAAGCCCAGCAACACCTATTAAAATTAATATTGGTACTAAAATTGGACAAATAGCTTCATGTTTTGATGAAAATACTGAAGTATATATTCATAATAAAGGTTTAATACCAATAAAAGATGTTAAAGTTGGTGATAAAACAATAACACATAAAAATAATTTAAAAAATATTACTAATGTTTGGGTTAATGACGTAAACGATAGAGAAGTTGTTACATTTAAAACTTATAGAAGTAGACCAATAACTTGTACATCTAACCATGAATTTTATTCAATATCTAACGAACAATTAAAATGGGGTTTAAAACCAAGTTTTAATTCTATTGAATATTTAAGAGAAGGTGATTACATTAAATTAGGTTATAATGTTGGTGAAACATCTGTTGAAGTAATTGATTTATTTAATATTTTAAAAGATGTTGATGGATATGAATTAACATGTGATAATGAATATATTTATGGTGTTAAAAAATGGGAACAAACCGTTCATAATGTAAAAGATACAGTTGTAAATCATAAAAATTTAGATAAAATTAAAAGATTTTTGATAATTGATGGTGATATGGCTAAATTTATTGGGCATTGGTATGGTGATGGTACGTTACTTAAACGAAATGGTAATATTAGAGGTATTTCTTTAGTAGCACATACGAAACAAAAAGGTATTTGTGAATTTATAAGAAATATTATTACTAATAATATTGGATTACATTTTACTGATTATCTAAATAAACACAATAAAAATGATAGTGAATGGTATAGTTTTTCAATAAACAATAATTTATTAGGGTTATGTTTTGAAAAACTATTTGGTAGTTATTTTGATGGTAAAAAAATAAATTCCTTTATGTATGATTGGGATAAAAACTTAGTTGATAATTTTTTAATAGGGTTAATAAATTCTGATGGATGTGTCACCAATAAATTAGATGTTAATTTATCCATGAAAAATTTAGATTTAATAAAAAATCTTTCTATTATTTTAAAAAAACATGGGTATAATACTGGTTATTCAATGACTAAAAAAGGTCTATACCGATTAGATTTAGGTAAAAATTTAGATTTAATAAAAATGGTTACCAAACATTATAATGACGATAGGTTAACTAGAGATTATAAATTAGTGAATAGTAGAAAATATGTTATTAAAATTAACGGTGAAACATATTCTCAAATTATTAGTAAATCAATTATAAGTTATAATAAAACTAAAGTTTATAATTTGGAAGTAGAAGATGACCATTCATACAACGTTGAAGGTATTATAGCTAAAAATTGTAATTTGTCTATTATTCCTGATGATTCAACAGAAGGATTACTTAATATGCTTGGTAGAATATCTGTATCTTCTTCAAAAGCTGAAGGTATTGGTCTTGCTATATCAAACATTCGTTCTAAAGAAAGTAATGTTGGTAATTCAGATGGTAAAGCTGGTGGTATTTTAAAATACTTGAAAGTTGTTAATGAAGCATTAAGATATTGGAACCAAAGAGGTAAAAGACCAGGTTCATGTGCTGTTTATATCGAACCATGGCATAAAGATATTTATGATGTTTTAGATATTAGAAAGAAAACTGGTGATGAAACACTTAGAGCACGTGATTTGTTTTCAGCGCTATGGGTTCCAAATAACTTTATGAAAGCCGTTGAAACAAATAGTGATTGGTATTTATTCTGTCCACACGATATTAAAAAAGCTGGTTTAAAACCATTTTATGAAATATATGGTGAAGAATATGAAACAGAATATAATAAAGCAGTAGAATTAGGTATTGGTACTAAAATTAAAGCACATGATTTATGGATAAAAATCATTGAATCACAAATTGAAAGCGGTATGCCATATATGTGTTTCAAAGACCACGCTAATGAAAAATCTAATCAAAAGAATTTTGGGGTTATTCATTCTAGTAATCTTTGTTCAGAAATTATGGAAGTGACTGATAGTCAGACAACTGCAATATGTACACTTACATCAATACCAGTTCAAAAATTTGTTACGGATGGTAAATATGATTTTAATGAATTAGGCAGGGTTAGTCGTTCAATTACTAAATCACTTAATATAGCTGTTGATGTTAATGAGTATTCAACTGTAGAGGGTAGAAAAGGTGGTTTAGAGCAAAGAGCATTAGGTATAGGCATTCAAGGTCTTGCTGATGTGTATGCTATTCTTAAATTAGCGTTTACATCACAGGAATCTAGAAAGTTAAATAAAGAGATATTTGAGACGATTTATTTTAATGCTTTAAGACAATCATGTGATTTGGCTAAAGAAACTGGTTTAACTTATGACCATTATGAAGGTTCTCCAATTTCAAAGGGTATTTTTCAATGGGAAATGTGGGGATTAAAAGAAGAGGATTTAAGTGGTATGTATGATTGGAAACAATTAAGAGAAGATATCTTATTATATGGTGTTAGAAACTCTCTTGTTACAACATGTCCACCAACAGCTAGTTCGGCTCGTGTAATAGGTTCTAATGAAGCGTTTGAACCATTTACATCTAACTTATATGTTCGTAAGGTAACTGGTGGTGAATTTGCTATGGTAAATAAACATTTGGTTAGAGATTTAGAAGAATTAGGATTATGGAATAGAGAAATTCTTAATGAATTGATTAAATATGAGGGTAGCCTTCAAAAAATACCAGTGATACCACAAGATATTAAAGATAGATATAGAACGGTATGGGAGATATCTCAAAAATCACTTATTGAAATGTCAGCAGACAGGGGTCCATTTATTGACCAATCACAAAGTCTTAATATCTTTTTTGACACACCAACTGTTGCAAAATTAACAACAGCTCACACATTAGGGTGGAGGTTAGGGTTAAAGACTGGTCAATATTACTTAAGGAGTCAACCAGTTGAAAATAAAGCAAAACATTTAGCTATTGATATGGTAAAACAAAACAAACCAGAAAAACCAATAGATAGTCAATTTGAATGCTTTGGATGTTCAAGTTAAAATAAAAAGGTCCTTTAAGGGCCTTTTTTTTATTTAACACATTTACTTATAAAAAATAAATATTATAATATTTATTAAAAAAGAAACTAAACAATGGCTGAAGGACGTTATATAAACATAAATTACCCATTTAGGAATAGTCCAAATGGATTTTTCTTAGAAATGAATTCTGATGACAATTCAGCTATTAAAGCTGACCTTGTACATTTAATACTAACAAGAAAAGGTCAAAGACTTTATTTACCAGACTTTGGCACTGATTTAGTTAAATTCATATTTGACCAAAATGATGACATCACATTAAGTTTAGTTAAAGAAGAAATAAAAACAGTTGTTAAAAAATACTTACCAAATCTAACGATAACAAATTTAACAGTTACTTATTCAGATGAAAGTGAATATGCTGCTGTTATTACTATAGAATATATAGTAACTGAAGGAGCATTTCAAACAAGTGACTCTGTAGTTATTAATCTTTAACATAATAAACTATATCTTTTATTACCAGAGTCATATATTCTATATATTCCTCTTGTTAACATAATAGAGTGTTCTGATTCATTTTCATCAAAACCTTGTTTAACTAGAATATCTTTCCTAAATTTGAAGCGATATTCTCTTTTTTTATTTAATATATAGTAATAATTAGGTATTGTATCGTATATAAATTTAAAACCTAATTTCTCATATAAATCACCTAGTGACCATCTTCTATCGGCATAACTAATAATTTCGATAGGTTTATATGTTTTAATAAAGTGTTTTAATAATTTGTCAGCACCGCCAATAACATTTGTGTTTAATTTATTACAAAATCTAACTAATTCATATAAACCTTCTGATGAATTATGACCCATTATCTTACGTAATTTACCAAATGTCATAATACTAACTAATTCATCATTATAATATAGTCCTAATTTTATTTTAGAATTAACATTACCCTGTAGATGATTTTTATTTAAAAATATTTTTGTTTCTTTAGAAGATACTTCTTTTATTTCTGTTTTTCTTCCATATATCTTATAATTGGTCATACCAAGTATATTACGTATTCTAGATTTAACGATATCTTGTTTATGTACCCACTCATCTTCAAATATATGTACTAACTGTATACCTAATTGTTCACATTCATTTGTTTTATTTAAATGATAATCATTATTTAAGTATTCTTCTGAGTGCCAATAAAGACCATTAAATTCAACAGCTATTTTTTTAGAAGGTATGTATATATCTAATTCTTTACCATTAAGTATTGATTTATTGTTTTCAATCATATCAATATTTAGTGACTTAATAAAATTAGTTACTTCTTTTTCATTATTAGAAACTCCGTTATTAGAACATTTAGCACAACCGTTACCATTTCTATGTGAATCACAACGCTGTTCAAATTCACCATGTATAGGACATATTATTTTTACTTTATCTGTTATTTTATTATAATCGACAAAAGAATAATCATATTTATTATTATGTACAAAAGAACAAAAAGTATTAAATGTTTTAGTGTCATATATTTTTTCTAAACATTTAAAACAACCTTGTTGTTTTGATATATGGTTATTTGGTGTTTGTTCAAAAACACCGTGTTCTGGGCAAATAATTTTAATTTTATCGTGTGATGTATCATATTTCACTAAAGAATAATCGTATTTATTATCATGAATTTCTTTAGCTTTTAATATAAACATGTTAGTATCCATTTTACTAGTACCACCACAATACAAACACCCTCTACCATTTAAATGATTACTAGGTATTTGTTCAAAAATACCGTGCTCTCGACAAATGATTTTAATTTTTGTTTTTGAATTAATGTAGTTAACAATAGAATAATCGTATACATCACCATGAACTTTTTTTGCGTCTGAAATAAATACATCTATATTTTTTCTTTGTTTATTATGTAATATGGTAGTTGAACACTTAGGGCAATTTTGTTTTGCATTAACATGTTTACTTGGTGTCTGTTCAAAAACACCATGTATTGGACATATTATTTTAATCATTGAATCATTTTTAAAATATTCAACCAATGAATAATCATACCTATCACCATGAATTTTCTTTGCTGATAAAATAAATTCTTTAGATGTTTTCTTTTTCATACCTTATGGTGTTTAATTATAACTATGTAAAGTTAGTAAAAAAAAATAATAAAAGAAATGTTTATTATTTTTTTTTATTAGTTATATTTATTATTAAAAGAATAATATGGCAAATCAAGGGATTAATTATACTTCACGTAACTTCGCAGACATAAGGTCTGGGCTAATAGATATGGTTAAACAATATTACCCAGACATCTTTAATGATTTTAATGATGCATCTGTTGGTATGATGTTACTAGAATTAAATGCAGCTGTTGGTGATATGTTATCAGTCAATACTGATAGGATGTTTCAAGAAACACAAATAGATTACGCTAAAGAGTCAAAATCTGTTCGTTCATTAGCTAGGACATTTGGTTTAAAGATACCAGGTAAACGACCAAGTATAACAATAGTTGATTTTAGTGTTAAAGTTCCAGTTTTTGGTGATACATATGATTCTTCATATGCTCCTATTATTAGAGCTGGTGCACAGGTAAATGGTGCAGGTAAGGTATTTGAAACAACAGGTGATATTGATTTTACTAATCCATTTACTGTTGGTGGTATACCAAATAGAAAAATAATACCTAATTTTGATTCAAATGGTACTATTATTAACTATACTATTGTAAAAAGGGAAATTGTTATAAATGGTTTTACCAAAGTATTCAAAAGAATAATAACAGCTAACGATGTTAAACCATTTTTAGAAGTTATATTACCAGATGACAATGTTTTATCTATAGATTCAATTATATCATTACAAGGTACTAATTTTTCAACACAACCAAGCAATAGTCAATTCTTAGATATACAAAATAGATGGTTTGAAATGGATGCATTGGCTGAAGATAAAGTATTCATCGAAGATACTGCAAAGGTTTCAGATAATGCTGGTGTTAGACCAGGAAAATGGATAACAGTAACAAAAAAATTCATAAGAGAATATACTGATTTAGGTTTTACAAAACTAATATTTGGTGGTGGTACGCAAGACACTAGTAGCCTTTCTGATTTTGACACAAACAAAGCTTTGGTTAATCAAATAGGTGACTTTATAAATAATATGTCATTAGGTGTTACACCAACAGCAAATACTACTATGTTTATTAAATATAGAGTTGGTGGTGGTACTGATACCAATTTGGGTGTTAATGTATTGACATCTGTTGGCTTGGCTGATATTAGTGTAATAGGTAGTGATGCTCAAATAAATCAAGCTGTTAGAAATTCATTAACAGTTAATAATGCATTACCTGCTTTAGGTGGTAGAGATGTTCCTAGTGTTGAAGAAATAAGGAATATGGTTAGATATAATTTTGCCTCACAAAATAGAGCAGTAACTATTAAAGATTACCAAACAAGAATAACACAAATGCCAGGCAAATTTGGTGTTCCATTTAGATGTGGTGTTTTTGAAGAACAAAATAAAATCAATATATACGTATTAGGTTTAAATGGTAACGGTAATTTATCTAATTCATCAACTAGCGCATTAAAAGATAATATAGCAACATATTTAGCTGATTATAGAATGCTAAATGATTATATTCAAATGACTGATGGTAGAATAATAAATTTAGCATTTGAAGTTGATTTATATACTGATAAAAAAATACCACAATCACAAGTTATTAGTGAAGTAATTAATAACATACAAACATATATGGATATTAATAATTTCCAAATGGGTGATAATATATACATATCTAATTTACTTAATAAAATAAATGATGTTGGTGGTGTTATAAACGTAATTGATTTGAGGATATATAATAAAGTTGGTGGAATATATAGTATTAATGAAATATCACAACCTTATTTAGATGCTGAAACAAGACAAATAGACCTATCAAGTGATTATACTTTATTTGGTGAACCTACTAGTATGTTTGAAATATTACAACCAACTAAAGATATAATGGTTAGGGTTAAATCTTAGTATTTCCTTATTATATTAAAAATACTAAATTTAATAAAATAACATTATTTAAAAATAAAAATATGAGTTGTAATTGTAAAAAAGAAAATAATAAAATAGAAAATAATGAAGAAACTAATATAATAACAACAATATTTAAACACTTTTTAAATTTTTTTATTTTTGCTATTTCATTAATGTTTTCTCCTGTTGCATTGGTTGGATATGTGATAGTTATGTTTAGAGTTATCGTTTTGAATAAAAACGTTGATATCCTTAGTTTAACTACCAATTTTATTTCTAATTATAGGAAATATAAAGAAATTAAATCACTTGAAGATAGTGATGATGAAGATGATGACTATGATTATTCTGAATTAGAGGTAGATGCTGATGATTACGAAATGGTTGATGTTGAAGTTATAACAAAAGAGACAAAATAAATATATGTCAAAAACAGTAAGAATTAGAACATCACCAAATGGTGATGACCAATATATTAAAGTTAAATTAGAACAAGATTTTGATTTTATTGAAATATTATCATTAAAGATTTCACAAGAAGATACATATCTTAAATTTTGTTCTGATTATGGTGTTGTTGTAGGAAGAGTTAATGTTAATGGTGGTTTTGGTGTTCCTAATGCTAAAGTTAGTGTTTTTATACCACTGGATGATAACGATAAAAATAATCCAGATATAAGCAATATATATCCGTATGAGATTATAACAGATAAAACTGATGAAGGTATTAGGTATAATTTATTACCAAAAGATGGTAATCCAAATGATATATGCTCAACACCAGTAGGTACATTCCCAAATAAAAGAGAAGTACTGGATAACCCAACAATGTTGGAGATTTATCAAAAATATTATAAATTCACAACTACAACAAATTTTGCTGGTGACTTTATGTTATTTGGTGTGCCACTTGGAACACATATAATACATGTTGATGCTGATTTATCTGATATTGGTTTGATATCACAAAAACCATATGATTTTATTGAGCAAGGTAGCCCAGAAAATTTGTTTGAAAGTCCTACCAAGTTTAAAAAAGATATTAATTTAGATAAATTACCACAGATAAAATCATTTAATATCGGTGTTAATGTTGAGCCTTTTTGGGGTGATGTTGATAATTGTGAAATAGGTATTACTAGGTTAGACATACCATTAAATTATACAGTGGCCCCATCTGCAATCTTTATGGGTAATATTTTTGGTGACCAAGCGCAAAGTAAAGCTAAAATCAAAAGAAATTGTAAACCTAGTAATAAATTGGGGTATATATGTGACCAAGTAACCAATAGTGGTACTATTGAGATGATTAGAAAAACAATAACTGGAGATATTGAAAGATTCGATATTGGAAATGTTATTGATGAAGATGGTTCATGGGCTTGTCAAATACCAATGAATTTAGATTATGTTATAACTGATGAAACTGGTAAGTTCATTTATTCACAAGACCCAAATATAGGCATTCCAACAAGAGCTAGTGTTAGATTTAGAATAGGTATGGATGACGCTGGTGGTTCAGCTAGATTAGCAACAAGGGCAAAATATTTGATACCTAATAATCCTTATAATAAAAATGAGATAGATTATAATTTTGGACCAGAAAGCAATGAATTTAAAGCAACAAAAGATTCTAGTTTTAAAGAATTATTCTGGAATAAAATATATACTGTTTCAAACTACATACCTAGATTTCAAAATAATTCAATAATAAAAAATGATTTTATTACTGGCATCAAAAATGTTGATGGTTGTGTAGGTGATAAAACACCATTCCCATATAATAGAGTTTCATCACAATATAACCTTTTATTTGTTTTCATTTGTTTTTTAGTGTTATTATTAGAAGCTTTAATTGGTGTCGTTAACCTTATAATTACTGCAATTAATGAAACCATTATATTTTATATTAATTTTGTTATAATTGGGTTTATAAATTTAATTTTTTCGTTTATTTCTTTTCTTGGGGTACCAAAGATTGAAATCCCTCCAATACCTTATATATCTTGTATAAGTGTTAAATGTCCTAATGGAGACCCAGATGCTTTGAATTGTGCTCCTGGATGTGTTCCTGGTAGTCATGGGTATAATAAATTAAAAGCAACGTTAGGTACCATAGCGACTACACCATCAGCATTAAGTGATTGTATGGCTTTTCAATTGGCTAAATCATTTGGTGTATATGAGTTATCTTTTTATAATGACTGGGTAAACGGTAGTCTTTATAGTTTTTTATTACAATACAAAAAAAGAAACTCATTAAAAAATAGATTAGGTTCTGAAACTTTTTGTGAATATGATTGTTCTGAATTTGTTAATGATGAAAATTACACAGGTGTTAAAGCTAATAAAAATGGACAACCAGATAACAAATGTTCATATAATTATTTAGCTGATACAATGTTAACAACCGACACAGAAACAATAGACGTACGATTATCAGGTGAAACATCTGATGCAATTAGAGAAGGGTTAGTTAAAAAAGTTGGTAATGAGTATATTTATGCTGCAACAACACATGATGCTAAATATAAATTATTTGCTACTGATATAGTATGTTTAGGTTCTATTTCTAATTATGATTGGCAAGGTATTCCAAAAATAAACGATTTATTGGTACCAACAACTTATAAAATTTCACCAGACGTTCCAGATATTATAGATGGTGTTACCGATGTGAGTGGCGTTGTTAATATAGTTAAAAATACTCAAATGTTTAGTGGTATACTTGGTGGTGGTGTAGACACTCCTTTTGTCTTTTTCGATATAAATTGTCTAGGTGTATTTATACCATATAAAGGTGGTTTAAATTTAAGGCATCAATGTGAATTTGGTGTTGATATTGACCAAACAACGCTAAAGTCAGATAACACAACACTACCACCAAATGGTATACTTGGTGCTGATGATATAGATGATGATAATGGTAAATATTTTAGAGACATTTTTCTTGTTTTAAATAGATTAAAAGATATTCCAAAACCATTTCCTATAATTAAAAGTGGTGGTCAATCAAGTATAACTAGTAATTTTAATTTAAACAATTCACCAACAGCTAACTTTACATCATATGCTGATAATGGTGTTGATTATATTAATTTTAGACATTATTCTGTAAATGGTGTATTAGTAGGTAGTGACAAATTTGGTCAGACACAACATTCATTTTATTTTTACTTTGGTGTTAAGCCAGGTAAAACAGCGTTAGATAAAATGAATTCAAAATACTTTACTAAGTGTATTAAAGAAAAAATAGATGAATTTACCATTCAAGCATCAACAACTCCAACTGCTAAAAACGCAAAGACTGGTACTATAATGTTTAATTTTATTGGTGGTGCATCTCCAATAAAATATACAGTAACTGGACCTAATACAGTAAAAAAAGGTGTTACACAACCAAACGCATCTATATTCATAGATTCATTAGGCGTTGGTGAATACAAAATAGAAGGTGTTGATTCACTTGGTGTTGTTGTTGTTAAAATTCTTAATATATATGGTCCAAACCCTTTATCTGCTTTAGTTCAAGTAACATCAAATGCGTCAACTGTTGTTAGTTCGGATGGTGAGATAACAATAGAAGCAATATCTAATGGTGTTCAACCTTACACATATACACTTAAAAACTCTTCTGGTACTATAGTAGCAGGTCCTTCAACTGCAACACCTCCAGTAGTATTAGGTGGTTTGGTTAAAGATGCACCAATTGGTTATACTATGCAAATAAAAGATAGTGCTAATGAAACAATAACAATATCAAAATTGGTTTTAATTGGTATTTCAGAACAATTAAGCGCTAAAATTGATAAAAAGGATACAACATGTTACGATGGTAAAGATGGTACAATCACTATATCAAATAATGGCGGTAAACCACCATATACTTTCAAAACAGTTGGGCCAAATGGTTATGTTAATACTAGTAATCTATTAGAAGGTTTAGGTATAGGTACTTATACTACAACATTAACTGATAGTAGTAAAACTCCAGTAACTTTAGTGTACAATACAGTAATTAATTCAGTTAACCCAAAAATGACATTAAGAGCTGGTTCTACTGCTGAGTTGAAAAAACAATGTAGTAATACAATGCATAAGATAACTGTTTATTTAGAGTATTCATTTGGAGCTCCAAATGTGGCTAATTTAGAATACAGAACATCTAATGGTAGTTGGGTTACTTTACCGCCACTTACTTACGTTAATAAAGATACTAAGTTAGAATTTGACATACCGTCAGTTTTGGTTAATAATGATTTAGTACTTAGGTCTAAAATGTATCCTCAATTATGCTATAGTAATGAATTATCAATAAACAAATCTAGCATTACATTACCTACAGCTAATTTAACTGGTAATATAACCACAACAAATGGCACTGGAGCGTATAAAGGAAAATACAAACAGGATATTAGAGTAGTTGGTGGGTTTAGCTCATATACTGGAAGTCCATATGGGCCAGGTATTACATATACAGATGCTAAATCAATAACAACAACAATAACTGATAATGTTGGATGTACTGTAACACTTAAATCATAATGGCTACTTATAGAACTAAACAAAAATTAAATTCAGAGGTTTCTAAACAATCGGTAAATACTGATACATTTTTAAAAATTAAAATGGATGGTAAAGAAAAACTTTTGCCATACGATTCTATTAATGAAATTGTAAATGTAGGTGAACAATTTAATATTGAAAGACAAAACAGTAAATTTTATAGGATATTAGGAACTATTAATTTAACTGTTTCAAATGTATTATTTAATTTAAGTAATATAACTAATAGAAATTTTAGAACTTGGAGTGGGTTTAACGATATTCTTTTTTTAGATACAGATAAACCTAGAGATTATGCTACTACTAGTTCGACTGATTATAATTATAATGAATCAATTACTAACAACTTAAAAGAATTGAATGGTTGGTTTGGTTTTTATAATAATTTTTCATGGGAAACTATGGTTACCACATATGATAATGTGTTTTATGATATGGAACCACAAAGAAGTAGATTTTCATTCATACCAGATAAAGCATCATTTAATAATAGTAAAACACCAGTTAAAAATTGGGAATTAACAATAACATACCCACATCATTCAGATAAAAATCATGAAATGGTTAAGGGTGGTTTATTAATAATAGACACATTACCAGCAATTGTTGCAACAAAATCTATGACTGCTTTCGGAATGGCTTGTTTACATAATTTATCTATAGGGGATACCATTAAAATAACTGGAACAACTGGTTATGATGGAATACACACTGTAATTAGAACGGGTTTAGATGATGGTAGTTTTAAAGGTTATTATTTTGTATTGGATTTACCAACTACTGGTTTAATTGGTGGTACATCTAGAATTAAGAAAATAATAGCTGGTAATGAATCAGAATATTATTTTAGAGTGTTTAAAAAAATAAAAACTAGGTCCGCTTCAACAATTGAAGTTGATGATTACGAAACATATAAATTAGCTTTTAGTGAAAACATATATGCTGATAATATTTGTCAATATGTTTTTAATGAAGATATTGATGTAACTGATTTAGTTGATAATTTAGGTAGACCATTAAGTGAATTATACGTAACAAAGGTTAAAACTAGTAGTGATTCATTATTTAGAAAAGTATCTTCTGGTATTGAAACACCATTTATGGCTAGACTTAAAAAAAGCAAAACAATTCCATATCTTATAAATGTACCAGCTATTAATATGATACATAATGGAGGTAACACCCCTTTCCCTACACATAAACCATTGGAGAGTCAATTAAATATTTATGGTGAATACTTTTATGGTGATTTGGTTGAGTATAATACGTATGAAGTTAAGGAAACTATTTTAGCTAATATAGCGCATAGATTTAATACTGTAAACAGAGAATCTACATCTAGCTTAACTTACTTAGACACAAAAGGTTTTTCACCAACAACTAAAACAATCGATTTAGGACCAAGACAGGAAGGATATTTTTATTATCCGCATCAATTGGTTAGAATAAGAGAGTTTTCTTCTTATATTGAACAAGGTGATGAAAAAACAGAAGGTGTACCTAGTTATGCTGTTAATATTGGTGACAATACATATTTATGGAGAGACTTATTGGACATAGGGTATAATCAAAGTGATGAAACCGCATTAAATTATCCATTTTTAAATGGGTGTCATTATATGTATCAGAATGAAAATTTTTTAGTTAGAAGACAAGACCCATTTAATAATTGGGAATTATATTATAATAAATTTCCATCTGACCCGATAGGTGATAGAATTTCAGATAAAAACTCATTTAATTCAGAAGAAGATGTTTGCTAATCAAGTTCAAATAAATTTAACAACACTTGGTAGTGGTGCAACAGCTACTACAATAAACATACCTATCACAATGGAATACCAATTGGTTGACCAAACTGATATAATAAATACTGTTTTTGTTGATAGTGAAGTTAAAAAAGCAATAAACCCAATAATTGATAATGAAAAAACTAGATTTTTACCTATAAACAAAATAGGTGAAACTATTAATAAAATAACATATCAATTGAACTTAAATGGTAAATTGACATATGCGGATATTGGATTCACTGATAATGATATAAAATTTAATGTTGAAAGTTTTAAACAAACATTTCTTAATTTAGCTTTTTATGATTCAGATAATCAGTTAACACAAAATCTAATTAGCTTTATTACAATATATCCAACATTAACAAGTATGGATTTATATCAAGCTGGTGAGAACGGTCCACTTGGACAACCAAAACCAGCAAGTCAAATATTTTTAACATTTGTTGTTGAGAACCCAATAATTAACCCAAGAGGTAATAGTCAAGGTTATCATATTTATGATTATAAAGATGATGTGACATTAAGTGGGGCCCCAAAAGAATTATATATGAGGGGCACATTTAAAAACGCTAAAACAGGTAAATCAACTAATTTAATGGTTAATAATAAAGCATTACCTATAGATGATTTAATAAATAATTTACATACTAAGTATATATTGGTTAAAAAGAATAATGGGTTTTATTATACTATTGATAATACTTATTCAAAAAACATATCATACATAACAAATAATGTAATTGTTAAATTATATGAAATATTAGCGCTATAATGGATACAATAAATAGAAAAATATTACTAGAGGATAGTATTGACAGAACATATAATAGCCCAACATGGGGAACTATTACTGCAACTACATTTTATTTAAAAATTAATATAAATCAAAATGTTGATGATATGGGAATGTTCACTAATATTGAATATTTTCCAGATAATAAAGTAACGTCAACTAAAGCTGATTATACTGTATTGGTTAATAAATTAAGCGCTAGTGGTATAACATTTCCATTTATGAATGGTGCAACGTCACCAACAATGACAGGTATAACTGGTACGACAAAACTTGTATTAAGAATGCCATCTAGCGTTGAGTCTGATTATTACGTCTTTGGAAATTTAGTTATAACTGGTTTCACTGATAGTAAAATAGAAGATGTTACATCATATAGTTCGATAAACACACATAGGATTGGTTTTAATACTAATACCGATACATATGTAAATTATTTAGGTAACACTATAAATGGTGTCGATAGGATTAAAAACACTAGTGAACCAACTGTTTATGTTTTTGATACACCTAACGATGTTAATTTAGGTACAAGCAATCAAAAATATGGGTTACAATATTCTGATTATACAGGAAAAACAAGAGTAGTTTTAATAGATAATGTTGAAACTTCAATACCAGAAACTGATTTTAGGTTTATCGGTGAAGGTTTTAATCAAACAAATGTGTCATTATCAGCATTAACAAAAGAAGAATATTTATTTGGTATAATTTCTTTACCAGAAGTAGAAAGTGACGTATTTATAGATAGAGGTTTAACAAGTGTTATGGATATGCATTTAAGGATGTCTGAAATAAAAAATTTAGATGAATTAGCTAAATACGGTAACGGATTCTATAATTTAAATAAACAATAAAATATACTTTGTTAAAAATAAGGCTATATTAATAAAAATAGACAATAACAATATAAAAATTAATAAACGAATAAAATGGCAACTGGTACATATGGTGTAGTTCGTGGGGCAGATATTAGCCCAGATGATGTAGAGATATTTTATCATTACACACCATCAAGAGATAAGGTAGGTAATAATACGTTAATAAAATTAGACCCTAATGAAGTATTAATAAAAATTGATAACCCAAATAAAACACAATCTGGGGTGTCATCATTTGAGATATTTGGTGGGATGTATACGCTTAAATTACCTGTAGCTACTTTTGGTGTTAAAGGATTTTATACTATAATGATAAAACCAGTTGAAATTAGAACAAAAATTGTTGATTGTGGTGTGCTTTCGGCATATCCAGATATCAAGGGTATTTTATTCGATATTTCAACAATACCTACTAATTTTACTAATAAATTTGAAAATAATGGATTGGTTGGATATAGAATTGAATATCTAAACAGTGAGGCAACTGCTACTGATGCTAAAATTAATAATTTTTTTAGAATTATTACATCAAATAACAGAGCAGAACCAGTTAATGAAAATTTAACAAATAGCAATCAAAAATCTATTCGTTATAGATTTAATGATAACTCATCACTTACCTATTGTACTGTATCGCCTAGTTCAGCCCCAAATGTTAAACCAAATGCTTTACCATTTATCGGTCAACCTAATCAACAAGTTATAATTACCAACACCTTTTTTAACCCAATAATGATTGAAGTTGAAATGGTACAATATGACGTTGAGACACTTGCATTTGGAATACTTGGAAATCAAACTAAATCAATTGAAGATGGTATTTATACAATATATAACTTTAATAATGATATTTATAAACAATATAACTTATACGAAATAAAAGACCAATTTACTGGTAAACCATTATTCGAAGTTAGAGAAGAAAGAAATAGTATTGATTTTTCTAAAGCATTTACAAATATCACAAATATATAATTAAAAAATGGGTAATAAAATTAAAGTTGTTGGTTATTCAAAGAAAGAATTTTTTGGTAACGGTATAGAATACAGACCATTCTCACCAGATTTAGTTGGGTTACAATTATCTAGTCATGGTGGTACACCATTGTTTACAATGGGTAATTTTGCAATAACAACAAACATGGAACCAAAAAGTGATAAAACTTTTGTCACTACTAAGTTCTCTAATTTTATATCTTTAACTGATTTAAATTTAACAGTAACAGAAACCCAAACTTTATTATCTAATAATGCTGGTGTTTATCTTAATTTAGATAAAAAGAATTTAAAAAACTATGCATTATTTGGTTCATTAACCGAATTTGTTAGAGTTTCTTTAGAGGATATAATAACCAAATGGCCAGCTTCATTATATACAACAGCAAACAGTGTTGATAGTAATGGAAATCAAATAACTGGTTATACTATTGAGAATTACACATATGATTCAGTAACTCAAGAAGCATCATTTAAATTAAATAATAGTTTTTTAATAAATAAATTTCAAATAAACTATTTGAAAAATGGAACTATCTTAAACACATTTAACGAAAGTAATCCATTAAGAGATTTAACAAGTGGGTATTTATCGTATTCAATAACAAACAATGGTGTTGAATATCCGTTAATTGACTTTACTGGTTCAACATATCAAGTTAATGATTATTTATACTTTAAAGTAAAAGGTAATGTGTTTAGTGGTGTAACCAATTCAAATATTTCTTACCATATTAAACCAAACAAAACGCAACAAGATACATTTTTTAATGCGTTACCAGAATTTGAGTATTACCTTTTAAATAGAAAAGTAACACCAATTTATACATCAACATTTAATTACCCAATACTAGGTAGTAATGGTGCTATATTATATATCAGTGAATCAATAACATGGCCAGTATCTGATGGTTATAACATAGATTTTGATACATCAGAATATTTTAATTACATCACTAAATTATTAGACATATCAAAAAGTAATGATACGAATTCTAGTGATTTGATAAATAGATTTTTAGTAACAGAATCAATCACTGCATTTGATACAGCACCTATAGTTATTGACCAAAGCCAAATTGACCAAACAGGTCAAAAAGTTAATAAAACACTAAGAATATACGGTAGGGAATTTGATGATATAAATAAATTCATAAGTGGTATTGCTTTAGCTAATACAGTAACTTATGATAAAGAAGATAACACACCAGATGCATATTTAAAAAATATAGCTAGAGTGTTAGGTTGGGAATTAATATCTTCAGTTATTGAAAATGATTTACTGTCTAATTACGTTAATTCAGCTGAATCAACATATTCAGGTGAAAGTGTTGGCTTAACACCAGCAGAGGCAGATATTGAATTATGGAGAAGATTAATATTAAACACACCATGGATTTGGAAATCAAAAGGAGCTAGGAAATCTGTTGAGTTTTTACTTAAATTTATTGGCGCACCGCAAGGTCTAGTTAAATTTAACGAATATATCTATAAAGCAGATGCCCCTATAGATATTGAATTATTTAAACAAATATTAGCGTTAAATGGGTTAGATACTGACATATCAATATATCCAATGGATTCAGATGGTTACCCTAGACCTTTAGCAGATACAGCAGATATGTACTTCCAAAATAATGGTTTATGGTATAGACAAACTGGTGGATTAAATTCTGATTCTGATATATTAACAGGTAATAACCCACATTTAGGTCCTTATGATGGCGGTTATAAATACATAAACCAATTTAGAAAATTAATAACTGATTTTTCAGCAGTTACACTTTCAAGTGTAACAATAACTACAGGAACAACTAATTTATATACAAATAACCAATCAGGTACATTTGACCAAACATCTGCTTATACAACAGTAAACACAGTTGAAATAGCGGATGAAGATTTATCAAGTTGTTATGTTGTTAAGGCAACTGTATTACCTGACCCATATAGTGGAGGTACAATACTTAATAATTGTGGGTGTCCATGTGAAGGTACTGATAATGTATTAAGTGTATGTGTTGATAAAGCACCAGAAATTAAAAAAACACCATGTGGTCCAAATCTAATTTCAAAACCTACAGTAGATGCTGAAGATGGTCTTTACTATTTTAGTTATTACCAGTATAATATGGACGGCAGTATTTATAAATATAATAATGTTATTGTACCATCAGTTACAAAGTATTCAACACAAGAATGCTGTAAAGCAAATAATGGCACACCGTTTTTATATGAAGAATTTGAGTTAATTGGTACTAATTATGTTACTTGGAATTCTGGTTATATTTGTTGTGATAAATCTGGTAAATGTGGTTGTACTTTAGGTTGTAAATGGACAACAAGTACAGATACATATACAATAACTAATAACACAGGCACAAGTCAATTTGGTTTTGATTCATCTTCTAGCGCTGTTCAATATTTAATATTTAACAAACAGAACGGTGAAAAAGGTGTTGTTACTACAGATGGTTGTAATTGTATTGATAAATACACTATAAAAGTACCTAACATTGTTGACCCATATACAAATAAAGTTGGTGTTGGTTGTCAATTAACATCATTAGGGTTAAGAGATTTAAGTGAACCATCAACTAGTACAATATTAAGCACGTATAAGGCTAGAAAAGATGGTGTAATAGGTTGTAGTGCAACATATAGAACTGTTGTGTCAAGTTGGTAATAAATAATTGAAAAAATAAAATATAGTGAAGTATTTATATACAAAAGATAAAATATAATGGGTTATTTTTACGGTAAAAAAGGATGTGTTAGCTTGGCTTCAATAACGAGAGCTAATGGCGTTGTTGTCAAGAATAATGATGGAACATTATCTGTTTATATTCCAAATAAAACAGGGATAATGGGTGCACCTATTTTATTAAACAAATTTTGTTGTGAAATTTTAGGGAATCCAATAAATGAAACTTATACATACGATAATGACACACAAGAATGTAGATGGGCGGCCAAAAACACAGAAACTTGTAGTGTTGACCCATTTAAAATAGCGCTAAACTCTAATGGCAATGATGGTTCAATATTTTATATTGATGGAAGTGATGAAACATGCTCATTGAATATTAATTTTGATTATTTGATTAAACTAAATTGTGAAAAACTTAGTAATATATTAAATGGTGTTGCTAAAACACAAGAACAACTAGATGCAGAAGACCAAATTAGAACATTACAATTATTAATTGATAAAAAAACAGTTGATTGTGGTAGTATAACAACTAGTATAAATCAATTAAATCAAAATATAAATAATACTAGTTATAGTATTACTTGTACTCAAAGTGCTTATTCAACACCACAAAATACAACAGTATCAACTTCTTCGATAATTCCTTTTAAGAATACGGGTTTTTATAACACATCATTATATGCGTTTAATACTTATGAAGGTAAGGTTACTGGTCAAGTAACTGTTAATTATTGTTTAACAACTGCTGGTTTATCTGTATGGTCTTCTATTTTAGGTAGCAGGTATCAAGCCTTTTTAAATGGTGACCCTAATTCATATGGTTGTGTTCAAGTAAATGATATAGTAAACAGACACGTTTTAGCTGTTGAAAATGGTACCCCAGCATTGATATTTGAATGTACAACACCTTTTGGTACAAAGTCTGCATTGATTAATCAATTGTCATTGTTAGAAGAACAACAAACAACATGTAACAATGAACTATCAGCTTTAAATAATCAACTTACAACGCTACAAACAACACAAAATGAATCATCAGCCCTAACTAAGTGTAAAACACCAGTAGAAGTGTTAGAAACGCTTGATATATCATTAACATTAGATATTGTAGGTGCAGATAATAAATTAACAACGCTTGCAACATATCCTTTATTAGAACCAATTGGAGCTGGAAATCTTTATAACTATTTAATTGAAAATAAAGAAAGTGGGTTATTAGTTTGTGGTGAATCAAATACTACTGAATTAGCGTATGGAATTACTGGTTGTACACCAATGTACTTAAACGTTGAACAAACAACTGTTGGTTTAGAAGATTATCCTGTAAAATATAATGTTTATTCTTGTAATCAAGTAATGAATAGCATATTGAATGATTTATTTATAGAATCTGGATTGGATGGTACATCAAAAACAAATACTACATTTAAAGGTAATATAAATCCAGATGCGTTAGCTTCTAAGTGGCTACGTTATGAAACAGTAGTAACTGATGCTACAATATTAGCAGCTATAAAAAATAAAAAGATTAAAATCACTCTTAAGATTAATAATTCTTGTTCTGATTTTTGTGTTTTATTAGATAACATAAAACTTAATAAGGATTGTACTATTATAGCTGAGAATAAATTATTTATAACACAATCACCTGGTTTTGAATTAGAAAGATTGATTGATAATAAAAAATCATGGATTGCTAATACAACACCACAAAATAGGTTTTTTTCTATTTTTAATAATGTTGCTGCAAATCCAATCAGACAGACAAATTATGATGTTAACGATGAGCGATTGGTTATCAATACAAAAGAAATTGATTTAGATATAAGCATAGCATCAGCAATAGAAACAGATGTATGGGCATATGTTGTAGATAATCCTTGTTTATTAACTGGTGATACATGTACAATTACGTATCCAATACAGACTACAGATTTTTATGATAATGCAATTGAATTACCAGAAAATGATACAGAACCATTTAGAGGTGATATTGAAGATTATTATACGTGTTATCGTGCATTTAGAGATGCTGAAAGAACTGCTTTTAAAGATGGTGATATGGGTACTTTTTTACCTTCTCAAATTAAAATAGAAGATATAAATTGTGGTCGGTTATTTAAAATTATAACACCTGGTGATTGTGAATTTATTGTTTTAGAAAAACAAAATGGTTGTTTTGAATTTTATTATAAGGACTATCTTGGTTGGGTAAAATTTGGTGACCCATTTGTTATTGAATTTGCAAATGGTTTTATAAATTCACATAATACTCTTTTGCTTGATTATGATGTAAATAACGAATATAGTGAATATTATATTGGACCTGTTAAATCATGTGGTGACGGAACTGTTGATTATAGTAAATTATTAAGCCAACCAATATCAGACGTTAAAACAATTGAAGATTTTGAATATTATATGACTTCTGAGTTGATTGATGCTAAATCTAGAAAAACACTTTCTGGATATCCAACATTAAGAGGCGTATATGATAGATATCTAAATAGTTCAATGTATTGCTCAACAGTTAGTTCAGCGTTTGATTATGAACAAATGGACCAATTTGCAAAATTAATTGATAGTTATTGGGTTGATATTGTTGAACAAGTAGTTCCAGCAACAACTATATGGGGAAGTGTAAAAATATATGGTAATACTATATTTGACGAACAAAAATTCACATATAGAAAAAGCTCACTATTTACCTGTGTTGATAGTGCAAATAAATGTTCTAGCAGTATTGAAAATTTAGAGTTTGTTAACAATTGTATTGGTAATATTCTTGATAAATTTTATTTCAATAATTGTGGGCCAATATAATTATAAATAATAAGATAACAAAAACTAATATATATGTATTTTTTTGACCCAAATGATTTTAATTGTAATGAAATACCAACAGCTGAAAAATGGGCTGAGTATTGTGTTACGTTAAGAACATTATACACTAATTATAAAAATTGTTTCACAGATTGGTATCAATCACAAGATAAAGATTCATTGGGTGAACCATGTAAAACTAAAATAACAGGACAATACAGTAGTTGGGGTAGTCTTACATATTCATTTAATGTTACTTTAAATAATTTAATAACTGAGATACAATCACTGTCTTCAGGAACGACATGTGGTTTTGATAAACAAGTATATATTAATTATGATATTGCTTATAACAACATGATTGAAAAATCTGACGAAATAAGTTTAATGTTTACAACTGGATGTAAATTAGTTGGTTTTAATAGATATGTTGGTGTTGATACAACAGATATTACTGGTGATAATAAAATGCAAAGATGTTCTGGAACATATATTAAACAAATAAACAATGGTTCTGAATTTATTGGAAGTATAAATGTTACTGGTGGTAATGATATAGCTAATAAAAGTGGTAATGGTTTAATAATAATAAGTGAAAATAGAACATAAATTAATACAAGTTAATATTTATAAACATGCCACAATTAATTAAATCAGTAGAAGGTATAATACACTCAACACCTATATCTGAAGTTATATATGTTAAATCTGTAACTGGTGAGATACAAAGAGAAGATTATATAAATTTAAATGGCTTTGTTGCTTATTTACAAAACTTTAGCAAAACCGAACTAACACAATTATTAACAAAACCAATAACATATGGTTTAGCTAATCAATATAATTTAGACATTGAAACAATAGAAATTAGTTACTAATGAGATACCAAGAGAGAATATATATACAAAATGAAAATGGTGGTGTTAGGAATAGAGATATTTTAAATGTTAACATGAGTTCAGATATTTGTGTTTTTGAAAATCCATTATATAATCTTAGTGGTGCCTCAAAACTTGATTGTACTGGCTATACTGGTACAACATATGTTATTTCTACAGCTACCACAATACCATTAACATTCCAATTTACTGCAAATACAAATTCATTCTCAGCTAATTCAGCATCATTTAGTTACGAAATATATAAATATGATACAGATGCTGGTGCTTTTTTCATTCCACCTGTTTATACTTCAGGCGTTATAGAGTATTCAGGATTTAGCGCTACTAGTAGCATTTATCAAGCAATACCTGTCAGTGGTCTATCAATGGATGGTGAGTATCTTGTTAAAGGATATTTTGATTATACTGTATGTACTGAATACATGAGTAGATTAGGTAAGAAAATAGATACATTACTTTATAGAACTGGTACTGAATATGGGTTATATGATGGTAATGAAGATTATTTCTTTAGAGCAATAACAGAAGCAGCAGAACCAATATTTCAACCAATTGCAGGTAATGTAATTACAGCAGCAGGGTTAAAACAAGTGGTTATATTACCAGAAGAAGGTATTACTGATGTAGTTATACCAACAACTATAATTGGTGCTATGGTATTAACACTTAACGGTTTAATATTAGCTGACGGTTATGATTATTCAGTTTCTGGAGGTGTTATTACATTATCATCGTCAACAATTTATGATGATATAATAACTATAATATGTAATACAGAAGGTTCTAGTAGGACTATAGTAAGTGAAAATATAATAATATCTTCAGCAATTTCTAGCGGTACAACAGGTAATGAAGGAAGTAACATGGCTTACTTTAATACAACAACTGGTAAGTATGAAATATATACACAAGTAACGCCAAGCCAAAATGATGATGTATTGGTAATGCTTAATGGTGCGACATTAGCAATTAATGTTGATTATTATCCATCAATAACTAACCCAAAAAGAATGATACTTGAAGGTGATTTGCAAATTGGTGATATTTTAACTTTAATTTATTATGCTAAAACAAATATTGTTGGTGGTATATATGTAAATTATCCAACAGTAGGTTGGGGAGTAACACCAATACCAGAACTTGCAAATGGTGTGTTTTCATTGGAAGTGAGTACTGGTAACACATTTACTAGTTTTTATTACACTGGTACAACACCATATGTAGCTGGTCAGGATTTTTACACTGATGGTTTTACAGCTTCTGGAACAATAGGTACTACTTTATATTATAGAGTTAAAAACACTAAAAATTACGAAACAATTTGTGGTGATATTGTTACTAGCACTGCGTATAGTGAAATAATACCTATTGTTATTCAAAGTAATGCGATAAATTCGTATTAATATTATTTACTATTGTATATTTATAACTAAAATAAAAGAAAAACATATTTATAACATATGAGCTATATAATTAAAAACACAAACCCATTCGTTAGCATAAAATTAACAGAAAAAGGGAGAGAACAATTGGCACAAGGTAAACTAACCTTTTCTTATTGGGGCATTGGTGATTCTGAACTTAATTACGACAGAGAAGCTATTGTTGATGCTGCAATATTGGCTAATGACACTACATTGAACGAAACAAGTAGGATAATGAGACCATTTGACAGACAACCAAACTTTAAGTCTTATATCACACCAGATGGTGCAACAACTCCTTATCAAGACCTTACAGCTGGAAATATAAATGTAATAAAAGCTGTTGTTAATAATGCTGCAACTGAAAGAGGATTTTTTAGTGTATCTGGTAGTGTTTTTACAACACTTACAGGTCAAACTTATATATCATATAATAATATAATAAGCAATACAAATTTCACTGGTGGAACGAAATTAAATATTAGTGGTACATCATGGGTGTCGGTTGGTGATTTAATATTAATTAAATTAACAAACAATACTACTGGAAATATCATACAAAATGAAAATACTAGACCATTACCAAATTTGTGGTATAAAATCCAATCAATTGTTGATAGTAATAATGTAACGGTTGATAGGGATTTACCTAATTTAGTAAGTAATACTGCAACATCACAAATATTTGTTTATAGAGGTGGTGAAGTATATGATACAATAGCTACTGGAAATACAACAGCATATTGGGATACTGGAACTTTATCTTTTGATTCAGCATGTAATGTTTCTTGTTTTGATGTTCCAGTTTGGAATATGAATAATGTTTGGTGTGAAGATTTAGCTGGTGTAACTGGTTTAACAACAACAAAGCTTTATGAAAACTTTACAAAATATGGTTCATATACTTATTTAGGCGCTAAAAACCCTTATTTTGAATATCTTTGTCAGAGCACAGCAACAACAATATCTTTTAGTTGTAATGGTCCTGGATTAAGTTATCCAGATGATATTAGTAAATCAATATCTATTATACATTATACCAATAATACTATATCAAATCTATATGGTGATTTCTTTTATGTTGATGCAACAAACAATAAAATTGTTTCATTAGATATACCAGACCTTATGTACCATAGAAGAGATTTTGGTACAGGAAGTGGTACAACTATGGGTATGAGATTCATAGCTAGTGGGGCAACAAAATATGTTGGTGTTAGTGATGTAGAGTACATTGATTTGATTGAAGACTCAACATATATTTCAAGTAGTTTAACTCCGTTAACTATAGGTAGAGTTTATCCACAGTTAAAAACAATTGTAATACATGATGATGAAATTGTTGCTGCAATATCTTACAAATCAAATAGAAACTGGACACTTCCAGAACTATCTGCTAATCTTGCATCACCTAGTGGTGGAACATCAACTGGTGTTTTACCAGTAAATAATACAATATATTTAACTTATAGTTTACAAAATTCAGGCGCAACTGGTTTAACAACTAGTTTACCTTGTCAAAATTATGTGAAACTAACCAACGAAACAAATTCAGCTAAAGATGTTGCATTTAAAATAAATGAAACTGATTTATTACCTTATATGCGTAAGTCTGAATCTGCTTTATACGATGGATATGGTTTTTATGCTAATAGGTTTAAATTATTATATCAGATAGTTCAAGACCCAAGTGCTAGACCAGATGCTGGTTCATGGAAAGAATATGATTTCACATCTACAGTTATTTCTAGTGTTGCTGGCCAAACAATCAACCCTAAATTACTAGAAATACAAACACCAACAACAACTGGATTTATATTAGATTTGATAAAAGATTCATCAGCTGTAACATTTAATCTTATTAATATATTAAATATGCCAGCAAATACAGCGCCAACAACATTACAGTTTGGTGATGAAAGATTCTTCTATGGTAATTTTAACACATATATTGGTTCTACAATTTACAAAACAATATTTAACTTAAATGTTAATGCGGCAACATTTAATGCAACAACAAACCCAACTAGAAGTAAAGATTCTGCTACCAACCCACCAAACATTAAAATTAGTGAAGTTGGTATTTATGATTCAGATAAAAACCTAGTATGTATTGGTAAAGTTAGCACACCGATAACACTCGCATCAAACACAATAACAATAGAACTTAGTATGGATTTTTAATCATGGGATTTAATAGCACAGCTTCAACAATATCATTAACTGCAAAGTTAACACCAATAGGTAGACAATTACTAGTATCAAGTAATAACGCACTAATAACTAGTTTTAGTTTAGGTGATTCTGATGCTAATTATGATGTAACACCAACATTATCAACTGGGCAAGTGCCATCAGAAAGTGGTAGTGTAGGTCCTAACTCAACTGTTGGTAATGGGACAAGTCCAAATACAAATTTTAAAAGTGTATTGATAGTTACTAGCAATGGAATACTAACAAAACAAGTTGAATCACAATCAAGACAAATTATTGTTGAAACAGTTAGCAATGGTGTTACAACAGTTTCTGGTACTAGTTTAACAAGAAACTTAATAAATAGAAATAATTACACAACTGATTCATTAGTTAATTTATTTTATTCATTTGGTTTGTCATTAAACACTTTAACCGATGCTAACTATACTGGAGTTACTTATGCGAATGGTGGTTATTCAGACACTGCTTTATCTGCTATAGCTAAATCAAATATATTTGTTATTGGTATTGATAACTCAAAATATGGTGAATCAATTGATGGTAAAACAATAAAACTAACATTACCAACAACTGGTGGTACATATGATATTTATAGCACATTCCAAAACAAAGGAGAATCAACGCAAATTGAAGATGCAAATATTAATGATACATCAACAATAACTGAGTTTATCGGAAATGATATTGCATTCTTATTTTCAGATGGTATAAAAAGACCAAATGGTGGTGACGCATCACTTAGTTGGTCAACTGGTTATAATTTAGATAAACCATTCTCAATAAACGGAAAAGAACTATATAACTTACAAACAAATAGTAACGTTTCACAAAGTGCTGATACTATAGTTGGTATTGCTTATTTAGCTAAAGGGTTCTTAGTTATAACAGACCCTACAATACTAGCAAATATTGGCCTTAGCTCAACACTAACAACTGGTAGTACAACAGGTGCAACAGTAACATTTAATAACGTATCAACGTCAGTATATCAAAGTATTACATGTATTGCCGCTAGAGGTGAGTTTGGTGGTTCAACCAATCCATCATTTACTGGTAGTGATATACCTAGAATTACCGAAGTTGGATTATATGATACAAATGGTAATTTAATTGCAATGGCTAAAACTGATAGACAGATTAGTAAAAATGTTAATGAATTCTTAGCATTATCAATAAAAATTACACTATAGGCTTTATTTTTGTAAAAAGTTATTTAGATTAATAAAAAAATAATTTTTATGTCAAAAGAACCAGAGTTTCTATTAGCGTTAGATGTATCAACTAGTACCATAGGTATAGCGTTATTTCAAGATATGGGAGAACATGGTGAACTAAAATTGCTTCACCATGTTAGTCCAAAAGTAAAACCACAACCAAGTAGTAAAATGGAAGAATTATTCCGTAAGGTTGAGATTTTTGAAAAAGAATTTTTAGTAAATTATAGTGATTTTGGAATTACTAGAGTTGTTATTGAAGAACCCTTATTACAATCAAACAACGTATATACTATTGCAACATTATTACGATTTAACGGTATGATATCTAAATCGGTATATGACACACTAGGAGTCGTTCCAGAGTTCATTTCATCATATGATGCTCGTAAGTATGCTTTCCCAGAATTAATGGCTGTAAGACGCTTTAAAAAGGATGGGACACCATTAACTGAAAAAGCTATAGAAAAAAATACACCTGTATTATTCGGTGATTACCCTTTCGATATAGATAAGAAAATGGTAATTTTTGAAAAAGTTTGTGATTTAGAACCACAAGTAGTTTGGTTTTATGATAAAAAATACAAACTAAAAAAAGAAACCTTTGATACTTCAGATGCATATGCGTGTGGTATTGGTTATATGAATAAAATAGGTGTTTGGCAAATTAAATAACCAAAAATTTGTAAAATAGGAATTGGTTTAGTATATTTGTGCCATGTCACATTTATTAGTTAATATACTAGAATCGTTTTTAGGTGAACACCGCAAGTTGAATGAAGATACTGGACAAGTAGCATTCGATTGTCCTGCGTGTTCAGATGAGAAAGGATTGTCTGAAGGTGACGGTAAAGGTAATCTAGAAATAAACTACGATAAAAACATTTTTAAATGCTGGGTTTGCTGTGATACCAATTACATGCATGGCCCAGTTACCAAATTAATCAAAAAATATGGTTCTAATAAAAATCTACGTGATTATTTATTGGTTAAACCAGATGCTAACGAATTTTCTAAAAAAGAACATGCTGAAATAATAGTTGAATTACCAGAAGGTTATAAAAAACTTTCTAATTGTACTTCTAAAGATTTCAAGTATGATTTGGCCATGAACTATCTAAGAAAACGTGGCATTACTGATGAAATAATAAAATATTATGATATAGGTTATACAATTAAAGGACCTTTTTTTAATAGAATAATAATACCATCATATGATAGTGATGGGAAGTTAAATTATTTTATTGCTAGATGGTTTGCTAATGAATATACAAAACTTAAATACGTAAATCCAATTGCTGAAAAGCAAGAAATAGTCTTCAACGAATCAAAGATAAATTGGGATGCTACAATATATCTAGTAGAAGGTGTAACTGACCATATTGTTACACCAAACTCAATACCACTATTAGGTAAATTCATATCCCCAATGCTATTAGAAATGCTTCACGATAAAGCAGCTGCTAATGTAGTAGTTGTTTTAGATGATGATGCAACAAAAGATGCTATTAATTTATATAAACAACTTAATTTTAGTGATTTATATAATAGAATAAGAATATGCATACCACCAAAAGATTATGACCCATCAAAGTTATTTGAAGAGTATGGTGCCAAAGGTATAATTAATTTATTAAAAACTTCTAGAAAATTAAGTGAATCTGAAATGTATTAATATTTGCACATGGTGTAAAGATTTGGTATATTTGTAATTAAAAAAAACATATGAGTAAAGCAAAAAGATGGGAAGGTCCTGTTTATTTAGAACCTATAGAACATAAGTATCACCATAGAGTTACAGGTAAAATATATAAATCTGTAACTACTACTTTAACATCTATCGAACCACATTTTGATTCAGAGTCTGTATCAATGGCTATTGTAAATCAAGCTGATGATAAAAAACAAGAACGTTATGTTGGGTTAAGTCAACAACAAATACTTGATTATTGGCAATTGCTTAATGATGAGGCAAATATCTATGGTTCAAAAGTTCATGATATTGTTGAAAGATATTTATTAGCTAATAAATGGTATTTTCCAGATGATTCTGAAGATGGTTTATTTGAGCAAAGAGTTATTGAAGGATTTGAAGCTCTTAAAGTTGATGAAGGTGTTGCCATGTGGCCAGAAAGAATCCTTTTTGCTGAACAATATGAGTTAGCTGGTATGTCAGATTTAATAATAGATATTGATGATGTTTATTTTGATGTATGGGATTGGAAAACAAATAGAGAATTTAATTTCTTTGACCAATTTGGTTATAAGACTTTATTTAAGCCGTTTGACCACATGCAATCATGCCAATGGTCAATATATACCCTTCAATTATCAGTATATGCTTATATGTACGAATTGGAATTCCCTAAAAGAAAATGTAGGCAAATAAAGATTGGTTATTGGGATAAAGAAAAAATGTCATTTGAAAAGATACAAATAATGTATATGAAACATGAAGCACGTAAATTAATAGAGATGCATCACTATAATTTAATGAAAAATAGTTAAAATTCATCTTTTTTTATGTCTCTATTAACATAAGAACATAAAGGTTGAAGATTACTGAAGTGATTTAATTTCAGTAATTCTTCTTCTGTCCAAGTATTTTTTTTCATAATATTTTTTTTCACTTATTGTTATTCATATTATTAAATATATAAATAACTTGCAAAAAACATAAAAAATTAGTATATTTGTAATAAAAATATATATTATGGTCAAAGCCGTTATCCATTTAGCTGATATTCACATTAGAACAATGAGAATGCATGATGAATATAAAGAAGTATTTGTAAAATTAATAAGTCAAGTAACTGACCTAGTTAAAGAATATAAAAGAGAAGAAGTTAGGATAGTAATTGCTGGTGACCTAGTTCATCAAAAAATTATAATATCTAATGAACAGTTAATATTAGGTACGTGGTTACTTAGAAAACTAGAAGAAATTGCTCCGCTTATTATAATTGCTGGAAATCATGATTTGTTAGAAAATAATAAAGATAGAATGGATAGTATTACACCAATGGTACAATTCTTACCAGATGCTGAAATAAACTATTTTAAAGATTCAAATTGTTTTTTAGATGATAATATAGTATGGTGTGTTTATTCAATTTTTGAAGAAAACAAGAGACCAGATATTGAATCCGCTAGAGTTGAATTTGGTGATAATAAAACATATATTGGATTATTCCATGCACCATTGGTAAATGCTAAAACAGACATTGGTTATGAGATTGACCATGGTGCTGGATTAGATATATTTGAAGGTTGCGATATTGCAATGCTAGGTGATATACATAAAAGACAAATTTTTAACCATAAGGGTATTTTGATAGCATATCCATCTAGCTTAATACAACAAAATTTTGGTGAGAATGTAAGTAAGCATGGATTTTTGTTGTGGGATATTGAAACAAAAACATTTACTGAACATGATGTTGATAATAGATTTCTATATTATCAATTCAAGATAAAATCGCTTGAAGATATTGAAAACGGTACAGAACAATTAACAAATAAATAATATGACATTAGGAGAACTAAAAGAATTTGTAAATTCATTACCAGAAAAAATGGATGAATTTTACGTTATTAATGGGGAAGTTGGATATATTGACCCAGATGATGCGGATAGTGCGGTATATCGATTAGATAAGCCAATTATAGCTATATATGTTGATGAGAAAGAAGGCGAAATTTGTTTTTTCCATCAAACACAAGAAGATGTTAATAAAGTATTGCCAAAATAGAATAAATATGAAAATACCTTATGATTTGGAGCAAGATATTCTACAGTATTGTAAAGCTAATGATATAACAGATATCGATAACTATTTAATCAGAATAGTTAAAACAGCTCAGACTATTGAAAAATTTGGTGCGACTCCAACAATAAAAGAAAAGATTGTTGAGAAGATTGTTGAAGTTACTGTTGATAAGATTGTAGAAGTTGAAAAAATAGTTGAGTTACCTGTTGAAAAAAATGTATACATTACGGATGATTCACAAATAGGTTTATTAACTGATGAGATTAACACTCTAAAAGCTGAACGTGATGATTATAAAAAAAAATTAGATGATTTATCTAAAGAGTTAGAGCTAAACCAAGAAAAATTAAAAATAGAAAAAAATAGAAAAGACATTTATGGAGAGTAACATCGAAGTCGTTGATAAGATATCAATATCGTCACATTCAAAAATAAAAGTGTATTGGGATGACCAACCACATAACTATAGCAAAGAAAATAAGTTAAAAGTTAGAAATTATTTTGCTAGCAAATATGGTGTTAATAGAAATAACATAAATGTAGTTTATAGACCTGTTAAGAAAAATGAAAAGGGTGAGTTAATTGAAATTAGCGGTGCTGGTATTGATAATATCATGGATGTTAACTATCAAAGAGCTCTTATGAAAGAAATAATTGAGCGAGATAGTAAATCAATTGATTTTGAAAGGATTATATCATTAGATAATCGTATAAATGGCGAGTTAAATGTTGATTTGACAGTATCACAACATAAAAAATGGCAGATAAAGTGGTTAATGATAGATAATTTCTTATCATTTGGTGAAAACAACTATGTACCTTTTTCCAAGATTAAGGGTTTAACTATAGTTAATTCAATACCTGCAAATACTGGTGGTAAAACTACGCTTACAATTGATGCTATTAAGTTTTTATTACATGGTACTACAACAAAAACTGATAAGAATGAACAAATTTTTAACACATATAGTGATAAAAATGAGTTAGTTGTTCGTGGGATGATTGATATTGAAGGTGATGAGATTATTATCGAACGTAAAATGAGACGTTCTCAAAAGAAAACTGGAGAATGGACTGTTGTTAATAAATTACATTATTATGAATTGCTTCCAGATGGCAGTGAAAAGGAAATGGAGGAAGAGAATGCTAAAGAAACTACTAAAAAGATAAAAGAAACTATTGGTAGTGAAAAAGACTTTGAGTTATTAGTATTAGCTACTGAAAAGAATTTGGATGATTTGATTGGTTTAACAACTAATGAATCTGGTAAGGTGTTAACTAGACTAATAGGATTAGAGATACTTGAATTAAAAGAGGCGGCTGCTAGAACTATGTATAATGAGTTTGCCAAAAAGAAAAAATCTAATGAGTTTGATGTTATTACATTAGGTAATGATATTGAAGACCATAAACAAAATGTAATTGATTCTACTGAGTTATTAGGTACTCTTAATGAGCGACTAGAATCAACAAAAAAAGAACTAATTGATTTAGGTAATGAGAATGATAGGTTAATAAATAGCAAAGAAAAGATTGATGTAACAATATCTGAATTAAACCCATCTAAACTAGAAGAAGAGATTGCTGAGCTAACTAAAACAGGTGTTACATTAAAACAGACTGTTAATGAATTGGTTACTAAAATCGATGCGATTGGTGATATCATATTTGATGAGGATAGGCACCATGAATTAGGTAAAATTAGTTTAGCGTTATCAAATGGAATTGCTGTTACTACAGCTGAAATAAAAAGACTTGAAACTGCTGTATCTGACTTAATAGCTGGTGGTATTTGTAAATCATGTAATAGAAAATTAGACAATGTTGATAATAGTGAACATATTTCTAAACATAATCTAGGTATTCAAAATCTATTTAAAAAATTAAATTCAGATGGTAAAAAATTAAAAAAGGTTGAGGAAGAATTAACAAATTTAAATAATACCAAAACACTTATTGATAATAAAAATAAATTAGAATTAGCTAGGGATAGAACTGATGTTGAAATTGGTACTTTAAGGAATAAGGTTGTTGGTAAAATGAATGACCTTAAAAAATATAAACTTAATTTAGATTCAATTGAATTAAATAAGAGAGTTGATTCTGAAATTGAAAACGTTAAAACAAAATTGGTTGTTTCTAATTTAACAAAAGACAGCACGATAATTAATCTTGAAAGAGTAATTACTGATATTAAAACTAATAATGCGTCAATAGATACAAAGACAAAACTAATTGAGACAATAAAGAAAGAAGAAGAGGTTGATAAAATTTTTAAGGTTTATATTGATTTGGTTGGTAAGAAAGGTATTAGTAAATTGGTATTAAGGTCAGTATTACCTATTATAAATTCAGAAGTACAAAGATTATTAGAAGATGTTTGTGATTTCGAAATCGAGATATTTATGGATGATAAGAATGATGTTCAATTTTTAATAAATAAGGATGAGATATCCAAATTATTAAAATCTGGAAGTGGTTTTGAGAAAACAGCATCTAGTCTTGCTTTAAGGAGTGTATTAGGTAAGATATCTACATTACCAATGCCAAATTTCATTACATTTGATGAAGTATTGGGTAAAGTAGCGCCAGAGAATATTGAAAAACTTAAGCCATTATTTGATAAGATAAAAGACATGTATGATATTGTTTTCTTCATTACACACAATGATTTGGTTAAAGATTGGTCAACTTCTATCGTAACTGTAGTAAAAGAAAATAACTTATCTATGGTTAAAATAACATAAATAGTTGTGTGGTTAGATAATTATTAGTATATTTGTTTAAAATATTTAATGTTATGAAATTTAGAAATTATTGTATAGTGGTTATGGGTACCATGGATGGTTCCGATGTTAGACTAGAAATTGAAAAGATTGCTGAATCTAAAATTAATGTTTTGGATGCCAGAGGACTATTAATTGCTACATTCACATCTGGTGTTTCACCCAAAGAATTGACTGATTGGTTTAAGTTAAATAAGAGAAATTTTTTATTATTTGATTTAAATGACGATAATTCTGGCTTTAATATCACAAAAAAAGATATACACGAAGGTTTATTTGGTTTCTTAAGCGAAATGAGTAATAAAGACCTAGAAGATAAAACCGTTGAGTTTTTAAAAGATATTGAAATGACATCTGACACTAAAAACTTTACATCTTTTGTTAAAGAAAATCGTAAAAAGGTAAAAGTTAAGAAAATAACCAAAGAAGATGTCAAAAAAATGACAATAAAAGAAAAGCAAGAATTACAAGATAGTATCATTGATAACGGTGTTGAAAACATGACAGAATATGATAAAGAAATTTTAAGTTTTTTGTGGTTATAAACACTAAAAACACTTGACTTTAAAGGGTTTTATGCGTATATTTGTATAATCAAACATAACGAAGAGAATGTAAATGTATTAGTTTTAATGAGTAAAAAATATGTAAATTTTAGTGATGACAATAGCGTATCGAGATATTTTAAAGACGTTAGGAAATCTAATCTATTAACTATTGAACAAGAAGTTAAATTAGCTAAAAGGATTAAAAAAGGGGATGATAATGCGGTTAACGAATTGGTTAACGCTAATCTTAAATTTGTTATCTCAATAGCCAAAGAATACCAGAATCAAGGATTGCCACTTTCTGATTTAATAAATGAAGGTAATTTAGGTTTGATAAAAGCTGCCAGAAAATTTGACCACAAAAGAGGTTTTAGGTTTATATCATATGCTGTATGGTGGGTAAGACAATCAATATTACAGAGTTTGAATGATAATGCTAGAATAGTTAGATTACCATCAAACATAATAAACAAATTATCTTATTTGAATAAAGAAATAAGTAAATTTGAATATGTTAATGAAAGAGAACCTGTATTTGGTGAAATATTAGATAAAGATAAAAATGTTTGTATGTTATTATCTTATCCAAAATGTGCATCTTTAAATGATGTCATAAATGAAGACGGTGATGAATTTATTGAATTGATACCTAGTGATGATGATGATTTAGATGACCAATTGTTAATTGATAATAGAATAAAAGATGAAATAAATAAAACACTAGCGGTTTTAGATGAAAGAGAAAGAACAATTATTGAATCTTATTTTGGTATCAATACGACACATGAAGCCATGACACTTGAAGCTATTGGTGAAAGATATGGTTTAACAAAAGAAAGAATTAGACAGATTAAAGAAAAAGCTATTAGAAAGTTAAGACATAATGCACATGATTTATTCACTTTGTTAAACGAGTAATATTTATATTAAAATTAAAAATGAAGATAAGATTTAGTTACCTTATGTTACTACTAGCGCTATCCGTTGCAGGATGCGCTGCTTATTTTTCAATATGTGGTTTAAGTCAATTATTTGCTGGTGCTAGCGTTGCTGTTATTATAATGGCTAGCGTATTGGAAGTTGGTAAAATAATTACAACAACAGCGTTACACACTTACTGGGATTATTTGGCTAGACCCCTTAAAATTTATTTAACTATAAGTGTTGGTGTTTTAATGATAATAACATCAGCTGGGATATATGGATTTTTATCAAATGCTTATCAAAAGACTGCTAATAAATTAGAAATGCATGATGGTGAAGTTGGTGTGTTGAATGGTAAAAAAGAAATATTTGATAATGCTATAAAAGATAATAAGGAAATAATAGATACAAAAAATAAAAGGATAGACCAATTATCTAACCTTAGAATCAATCAAGAAAATAGAATTGACCAAACCAAAGGTAATCGAAATAAAGATAAAGTTAGAAAAGATATTGAAGGGGCTAATATAGAAATTCAAAAACTATCATCAGAGATTGATTTGTTAAACGCTAAAAACATGGTGTTGTCTGATTCTGTTAGCAAATATAATGTTTCTGTTTTGGGATTAAAATCTAGTAGTGATGTTGCTGGTGAAGTAGGTCCTTTAAAATATGTTTCAGCGTTAACTGGTATTCCAATGGCTAATGTTGTTAACTATATGATTCTTTTACTTATTTTTGTATTTGACCCATTAGCTATTGCATTGGTTTTAGTAACAAATAAAGTATTTGAACTAGAAGGTAGACAAACACCTTTAGAACCAAAAAAAGAATATGTTACTGAACCAACAACTAGTATTGTAGAGTTTAATGATGGTTATGATAATGATGACTATGATAGTGATGAATCATTGGAAGATGTTTATGTAAGATATGATGATTTAATTGGGTTGAAAAACAAAGAGGTAATTGTTAATGAGATATCTGAAGAAGAGAGTAAAGTAGTTAGCGAATCACAAATAGAGGTTCCTGTTTATAAAAAAGAACCAGTAATACCAACTGGTAAAATAGAAGTTGAAGACATTAAAGAAATAAAAGAAAATAGAGGTTATTCAGTACCTATTCCAAAAAACACGAATACAATAGAAAGGATTGGTTCTAATAAACACATTAAAGATGGCGATAACAATAGATTTTTTTTCAAACGTAAGTAATGATTATTGATGGAGAAAAATATAAATTACCTAATAACAATTTTTTACAAATTGAAAATGTTAAAAAGCAAATAGTTATCGGCCACACATTTAACCGTGATATGAGACATTTTCATGGTTGGATTCATAGGCATAGTAATAAGTATCTTAAAACAGCTGCATTCACAATTGATGCGGCTGGTGTTATTTATAAGCATTTTGAACCAAAGTATCAATCAAAATACTTTAACGATTTAAATTTAGATAGTAAATCAATTGTTATTTTATTAGAAAATGAGGGTTGGTTGGTAAAAGATATTTCAAAAAATAGATATATTAATTGGGTTGGAGATATTTATAAAAAACCAAACGAGGTTATTGAAAAAAAATGGAGAGGTTATAGTTATTGGGCACCTTATTCTAATGAACAAATTGAATCAAGCAAATTTTTGGTTAAGATGTTATGTGAAGAGTTTAATATTACTATGACATCTGTTATGCATAATACTAAAATAGATAGCTTTAATGGTTATGAAGGTGTTATTTATAAAAGTAATTTAGAAAAACAATACACAGATTTATCGCCAGCATGGGATTGTGCAATATTTAAAGAAAAAATTGAGAATGACTAACAAATAAATAAATAAAAATTATGAAAGAGAATATAAACGAACATGACAAAACAAAAGAGATGATGGATATCATTAGGAATGGGTTTAAATCTAAACTTATTAAAGAAGCTGATGAATTACCACAAACTATTAATCAAGAACCAACAATGGAAGCTGGTGATGATTTACCAGAAGAAGATAATCAAGAAGATACTATAGTTGCGTCTGATGACATAAAAAACCAAGAATTAAAAAAATTGGCAGATACTATCGACCCAAGAGTTGAAATAACTGATTTAATAATATATCCTTATGATTCTAACGTTAGAATGGAAGGTATAATAATGAAAGGTGGGGAAATAACTAGTTATACTTCTGAAGCTAGAAAATATTCAGGTCTTTATTTTCAATTTGATATTAATGATGGTTATAAAGAACCAGAATTGATTAATTTAAAAGGTGATGTTAAAGTAACTGAAATACTTAAAAAAATACCTGGTGTTTATGATGTATGGAGAGATTATTGGGTTGAAGAATTAAACACAAATAATGATTACAAACCTGCAAAAGAAGAGGGCGAATAAGATATGAAATTAGATGTTAAAAATATACTTATAGTAATCCTAGGTGGCTGTTTAATAATAAGTTTCATGTTAGGTAAGAAAATAGTAACAGATGAAGCTGAAAGTAAAATAAAACTATTGCATGAAGCTAACAAAGATTTACTTGAAGATAATGATAGGCTATTTTCAATAATTATTGAAAAAGATATTGAAATTGAAAAAACAAATAAATTATTGGAAGTTAATAATAATGAATTAGAAAAATCAAGAATAGAAATAAAAAGACTAAAAAATGAAAAAAACAAAATTTACCCTATTACTAAGCGCATGTCTGCTGATAACGTTGCAATCACTTTCTCAAAATATCTCGATAAAAGAACCGAGGGTAAAGACATCTGCAAATAATAGCGATACTTTAATATTGATTAAATTATTTGATGCTAAAATTATATTAGCTGATGTATTAGAAAGAGAAATTTTAGATAGTTTGGTAACAGCTTACCAAGTGAGTGATTCTTTAAAAGATGTTGCTATTGAATTGCATAATAATAAGTTTAAAGCTTCAGAAGCTAAATGTAATAATCAAGTTAAGATTATCGATAACATGAATAGTATCATTGTAAACAATGGTGAGGAGATTGGAATTCTAAATGATACAATTGAAAAACAAAAAAAAGAAATAAAAAAACAAAAGTTTTTAAAAATAATAGGCTTCGCAGCTGCAATTGTGATACCGATAACAATGTTAATATTATAAAAAAATGGGAAGCAATCACATGAGTGAACAATTCAATGACTCAAAAATAAAAGAAAAGAAATCAAAAGCATCAAAAGAAGATGTAATTTATTCTTTTGAAAAAAAGAATGAGATACCAATGTATGACCCTCAAACTGGTGAGCCTAATTATGAATATGAAAAATTAACTGGGAAACCAAACCCTTTGATTTATAAAAAGATAACTTCTAAAAGTGATTATTTACTTCCTAGGGATTTCCAAATTAAACAGAAAAATAGGTTTTTAGTTCATTTACCAGAAAGTTTTAATATAAAACCATGGTTTATTCGTTCAATCTCAAGCCCTAAATTTAAAAATAAAGAATATACTTTTTTAGGTTTTAAATATGCTAGCTCAAAAACTATTGAACCAACAAAAATACAAATCAATGATAATGTTACTTCAAATGTTAATCAAAAACTTATGATGGTTTTTAACACTATGAGTAGATTTGATTTTGAATTAGAGGTAATAGACCCAGCTGGTGTTCTACTTGAAAAATGGAAATATGTTGATTGTATTATTGAAGAAATTAATTTTGGTGATTTTAGCTATGCAGATTCTGATTTATTAACCATAAATATGGTTATTCAGGCCAATGACATTATATTATTATTATAAGATAATAAACCTTTGTGAAATTAAGCCCTATATGGGCTTTTTTTAGTTTACATGATATATTTATATATAAAAAGAAATGAAACCTAACAATACTAAAAATATTAACGAAGATTTGACCAAATCTGATGTATCCAAAGAAATAAAAGGATATATCGATACAAAAGAATTCAAATCTAAAATTGAAAAAATTGTTAAAGATAAACTTAAAGATGATAAGGAATTGGAAGATAAGGTGGTAGAGATTACTAAAAATGTCATATCTAGTTTATATAAAACACTTTGGGATAAAAGAAGTCTTTGGAAAAATAACTTAAGCAATAAAAATAATTAAAACATGAAAAAAATAAAAATCACTGAAAAACAGGCTCAACTATTAGGTTTAATTAAAAAACCGTTAACTGAAGGTGTTAAGAATAAACTTAAGATTACCCAAGAACAATATGATAGAATATTTGGTAGAGCAATAAATGAAGCTATGTTTTCACCAGAAGTTAATATAAGAGGTGGTGAGGCTAGAAACGATAAATCATTTAAAAAAAGCTTTCCAACCAACAGTGATGTTTTAAATTTAAACCCTATTGGTGAAGAAGAAGAAGGAACACCTCTTAACATCAAAAAACCAAACAAATCAGGTAACCCTAAAATACCTGCTGATATTCAAACTTTCAATAAACCAATATTTGAAAATGAATCAAACACACATGACGAATTAAAAGGGTTAATTGAAAGACTTTACGGTAAGTCTAAAGAACTTTCACCATTTTGGGAACAAAATGGTTTAACATATGATAAAATATGCTTAGAATTGCTTAAAAACAATCCACCACTTATTAAAAGTACTGGTGATGAAACATATGTTATAACAAAAGCTATTGGTGATAAAGATGCAACACTTAAAGCAATTGAAGATAAATTAGTATCTATTATAAAACCAAAAGAAGAAGCTTTAGATGAAATTGATACATTTGATTACTTATCGGATAATCCAGTTAATGAACCAGAAGATGAATATAGTGATAGAACAATAACTAAAGAATCTGGATTTGAAACATTAGCATTTAATCGTGATATTGCTATCTTAAAAAGTAAAAAAGGCGATTTGATTCTATTCAATTATAGTCATTTAACAGCTGACGATGAAAAAGGTTTTAGAGAAATAGCTATGGATTTAGGTAAAGTAACTAAAAAATATGTTGGCACTTATCAAGGAGCGCCTGACTTTGATTATGGTGATTTTGAAATTGATAAAGAAATCATTTCTGCTTATGTAGATAAAAATATGGGTAAGTTAACAAAAGGTGTTGGTGTTGATGGGTTAATGGATGGTGACGAAATCATATCTATTAATGATGAATTAAAAAATAAAATATTAGAATTATATTGGCTTGATGGAGAGATAAAAGGAGCTTTAGGTAGTGAACAATTAAAAGAAGAAGATAAGATAGACCCAACAAGAGAAAGAATTAAAAGAGACATGGCTGCTGGTTTTGTTCAAAAACCTGATTATGTTGAAAAATCTGATGAAGAAAAATTGGCCGCACTTAAAAGACTTAGAGCTAAAGAACTTGAGAGAAGAAAAGAAACTGGGGAATTAGAAGAAACTTCACTAGGTGGTGGGGCTATGGGTGGTACAAGTACTAGTCATGTTTTTGGGTCACCAGGAAATCAACCAGTTGGTAAATTTGGAGAACCACTTAAAAGAACATTTAAAGAAGGCGTTGAAGATTCTGTTGGTCAATATACTGCACCAGCAATTAAAATGAAAAAAAACCATACTGATTTTGCTGAAACAAACCCAAAAGCTTTTCAGAAGACTCAATGGGCTGATGGTGGTTTTGTAGAATTTGATGATTGTACAAAATTAAACAATAAACCAGCTGGTTCTGGTTGTAGTGCTGGCGCTATTGATAATGTTGTTAAGATTAAAAAAACAAAAGGAAATATTAACGCACCATCATTATCTGAGAATAAAATATATAAAACAATAGCTGAACAGACTGGCAAGTCAATTTATGAAATAAAAAGAATAATTAAAGCAAAAAACAATAAAGCCTAACAACTTTATTAAAAAATTATATATTTATAATAAAACCTATAAAAATGGATAAAAATAAAATAAAAAAATACTTAACCACTAAGTTTATTTCTGAAGAGACTACTCCTGGTATTAGTGTTACTGCTTCTGCTAGAAAAAAATCTGGGGAATCAAACAAAAAAGGTGTTAAAGATATTGATAAGAACTTAAGTGATTATGAAAAATCTTTAGAAAAAGGTATGGAAACAACAAAAACTCCTAATAAATTTAATTATGAGGATAAATTTGAAGAAACATACCATAATGAGATGGAAATCATGAATGGTCAAGAGATGGTTCAGTATGATAGCAAACCTAGCGCTTTATTTAGTGAAAGAGCTGAAGAAGCAATCGTTGGTTCATCTAGAATGGGTAACAATCCAGAATGGGCTAATGTTATGCCAGAACAACAAGGATTCGTTGGACCTGATTTTGGTAAAAACTTAGTAAAAAACATAAAAGCTTCTGTTGAAAAAAGAAATGACCAAACACCTACACTTAACTTAAGAGGTAGGGATATACAAGCTGATATTAAAGATTCTGGAAACAGACCTTATGCTTTACAAGAAAATAATAATAACAATAAAAATAATAATAATATGGAAAAAAATAAAGTTAATGAATTAACAAAAGGATTTGTTAATAAAGTACGTGATGCTGCTGTGGATAAAAGAGACAATACTCCAAGTGAAGACCCATTCACAAAAAATAGATTGAGTTTAGGTATCAGAAACTTAGGTGGATATATGAATCCAGAGATTAAAGCGTATGTTGAAAAATTAGGTGGTGAAATTAGTGAAGATTCTAAATCTGGTCAAATAGTTATAAAGTTCCATTCTGAAGGCGGTAATGCTAATTACATTTTTATTCTGATAACAGCTGATAGAGCTGAATTTAAAAACGGAGCACTTACAGACTTAAATCAAAATGTGCAAAGATTATTACCAAAACTTATCAAAAAAATTCAAGATGATTTTAATAGTCAAAATGATAACCAATCTGAAATAAAAGAATCAATGAAAAGACTTAAATTTAAAAATCCATTTAATGGTGTTGGAAACGCACTTAAAATGATACCAGAGTCATATAGAGTAGATAACAAACAATTCGAAATGACTGATGGTAATGAATCATATAAAATACGTTGGGAAGGTAACTTAACCGAAGGTAGAGCTGTTGTTCTTATGGCATCTGATAAAAATCTAGTTAACGAAGATATGGCACATATGAAACATCTTATGGGTTACAAATCTAACGAAACTTTAGGACTTGTAAAAGGTAAATCAAGAATTGATGAAAATGCTGTATTTGGTGATATCTATAACAAAACAAAAGCTTTATTAGAAGGTGAAGATATCGAAAGTGTAAAAGTAAAAACTGGAAACTTTGCTGATGTTAAGAAAAAAGCACCTGAAGCAACTAAACATGTACAAGGAAAAGTATCTAAAGATAAAATGGAAGCTAGTGCTAAAGAAGGTGATTTAGATGATGCTGTATCACATGCACCAGAAGCTAAAAAACACGTTGCTGGTTCAGTATCTAAAGATAAAGGAACAAAAGCACCAGCTGCAAAAACTGGAAACTGGAGTGATGTTAAGAAAAAAGCTGCTGAAGCAACTAAACATGTAACGATGAAAGAATCTTTCAATGCTGAAGAAGAAAATGAAGAAGAAGTAACAACTGAAAACGTTGAAGCTTCAGAATCAAGCGCTAAAGGTGTTAAAAAAGGTGAATGGGATAAAATAAAAGTTCCTCATGCTGCTGAAGCAAAAAAACATATCCACATGGGTAAAGAATCTAAAGCTAAAGTAGAGACTGAAGCCAAAGAAGAAATGAACGAAGGTATTACCATTAACGGTATTAGATTTGAACCAATAAATGAAGGTATGTATGAAGAAGGTATGTATGAAGAAGGTATTGGCGAACAATATTATGTTGCTATAGAAGATATGGATGAGCCAGGAGAAGCAAATGCTCACATAGTTTCATCTAATGATGTTCATGAATATGAACAAAATGGTTGGGATTTAAGAGGACCTTTTTCTGAAGAAGAAGCTAATAAATACTTAGATAAAATACACCAATCTAATAGAGATTTTAGATATTATGATTCTATGGATGATAGAGAAGGTAAATCAAACCTTTATATCGACCCATTAGATAAATTTGAAAAAGGTGGATTAGATACTAATTGGTAGTAAAATAATGAAACAATAAATAAAAAAAGAGATATTTGATATATCTCTTTTTTATTTAGTTTAAATATTTATTAATATGAAAGATTTGATAAAAAAACTACTAAGGGAGAATACAAACCAATTAAAATTTAATAAAATTGAAGTTGAGTTATTTACTAGTTCAGAAGGAACAAGTACTGATTATGAATCTGGTTCTAGTTCTAGTTCTAGTTATTCAACACCTAAAGATAAACGTGTTAAAATAAGAATAACACCAATTATTGATTTGACGCATAAATATGACCGAAATAAATCTCAAGCTGTTACTAAACATGGTGAAGAATATGATGATTTTTTTGATTATGATAATATCGATTTAAGTGGTATTGTAAAATTTTATAGTAGTGATAATGGTGCTAATACTGTAGTATTATGTCAAGAAGGTATATTAACATATGAAATTGATAGTGATGCTGATTGTGATGGTAGTTCATATATTTTTACAGGTAATTTTATTCCTCATAGTAAAATCAGTGAATGGGAAAAAATAAAAGAATTTATTAAACCTAGGTTAAAACAAAGTGATATTAATGATGCGATAAGAACTATTGGTAAAGAAAAAGAATTTTGTAAAGTAACTAATTATACTGGAAAATACAATCAAAATAGCGCTTGTGACTATTTAAAAAAATTAAAAAAAGAAAATAAAATTGATTCGTTTTCACCATTAGCTGATTCATGGGATTGTAGCAAAAGAACTATCATAAAAATAAATGGTAAATATGGGGTAGGTTATGTCAGAAATAATACATATGTATTAATAACAATGATACCATATATACATGATAAATATGAATATAACGAAAAAACCAAAGAATTAACTATGGTTAAAGGTGATATTAGTTATGTTTATGGTTATAAAAATGGTAAATTTGGAGTTGTTGATAAATTTAACCTTAAAGAAAAAAGAATGCAAGTAGATAAAAGCATAAAAATAATTGAAGATTTGTATCAAAGAAAAATTGATAAAAATGAATATAAAGGTAGTTTCAGGCAATGGTTAAAAGATTATGGTCTTTATGATGATTACGATAATCTTTTAAAACAACTTTGAAAATAGAATATAATAAAAAAGGTGCTCATAATGGGTACCTTTTTTATTTTTAGGATATTTATACTTAAATAACGTTTTTAAAAAAAATAAATTATGAGTTTAATAAAATTACAAGAAAAGATTGGCGCTAAAGCCGATGGTTCATTTGGACCAGACACATTAAAAAAAGCAATGGCTTATTTTAAAATGACACCTGAAAGAGCTGCTCATTTTTTTGGTCAGACTTCACATGAGACTGGTGGTTTCAGTACCTTTAGTGAAAATCTTAATTATTCAGCTGCTGGATTACAAACAACATTTGGTAAGTATTTCCCAGGAAATCTAGAAGAATCTTATGCTAGACAACCAGTTAAAATTGCGTCAAGAGTATATGCTGATAGAATGGGTAACGGAAATGAAGCATCACAAGAAGGTTGGAAATTTAGAGGTAGAGGAGCCTTACAAACAACAGGTAAAGATAATTACAAACAATTTTCTGAATACCTAAAAAATCCAGAGATATTGAATAACCCTGATTTAGTTGCAACTGATTTTGCTTTTGAATCAGCTATTTTTTATTTTGAAAAAAACAATCTTTGGAAATTAACTGATAAAGGTATTAATGATGCTGCTATTTTATCTGTTACTAAAGCCATTAATGGTGGCACTAATGGGTTAGAAGATAGAAGCTCATTAACCAAAAGATATTATACTTGGTTAAAATAATATTTATTTTTTTTATGTTGATATTATATTAATATAAAAAATATGGTAATGAATAAAAAAAATAATAAACTTAATTTTTTGACTTATATAAACAGTCCAATGAGCAAAGAGAGTATTGATGTACTCTATAATGCTAATAATATAAAGTATGAGAAATGCGAGCTATATAATGATTTCGTACAATCATTATTGATGCTTGCATTCGATACTTATATGGGTGATGATGTTACTGAATTAAAAGACCAAATAAAACACTTTAAATGGTGTTGGGATACTAATGTTTCTAATTTTAAAGGTGAAGGTGTTTCATTTGAAAGCGATAAACTATATAGCTATTTTTTAGAATTCATGCTAGAGGTTTATTATTCTGCTGTAGATAAATCATTATTTGAGAAGGCAAACAAAAACGTTTTAATATTATGGGATGATATATTCAACTATAATAAAATCAAAACAAATGCTGACATGGATACATTGTTAGAAATATATAAATTGTTTAACTCTGCGTTAAAAATAATATAAAAATACGTTATACTATTGATTTTTATAAATAGTTTAGTATTTTTGTTGATATGAACGGGGAAAGACTTTTTAAAATTGTGATGATGGAATTAACTTCTGATAGTTTAAAGCTAGAAGAAGAGCTTGAATTCACAATAAACTCTGACATGGATGTCAATAGTAAAACAACAAAAATAAAAGAATTGCTATTTAACATAGCAACTATTGAAATTAGTATTAGTAAATTTACTAGTATGGTTTCAACAAATCAAAATAACAATGAAATAAAAAATTAAAAATGGAAAATTTTAACGAATTAAAAAAAATCGTTTCTGGATTAGAAGAAGACACTATTAAGTTTTATGAAAAAGACAATAAAGCAGCTGGTGTGAGAATTAGAAAAGCGTTACAAGAAATTAAAACTCTTGCTCAAACAATTAGAATAGAAGTTTCTAATAAAAACAAAAAAGCTTAATAATAAAAAATATGATTATAGATATACTCAATAAAATATTAGTGGTGTTGTTTTTTATGTCTTGTTTAACGACAATAAGACATAGTTATTACTTTATTCAAGCTATATTGACATCGACAGAAGAACAACCAATAAAATATAAATTATCAAATCAATCATTGGTTTTATTGTGTATATCTGTTTCATATATTTTATCAGTATTAATTACTGGCATTACATTATAAATAAAACATGACCTATGTCAAAAATACAAGAAACATTAGACAATTTACAACCATATGTTATCGGAATTAGATACCTAGAAGGTGCTGTAGTTGTTGATGCAGTTTTTAAAGAAGGCTGGACCGTTCCAGATGATGCTAACATTAAAAAAGTCAAAGGTAACGATGAACTTAATTACTACATGATATTTAGTGAAGTAAAAAATGTTGGATTAGATGATTTATTAAATTATGTTGATAAAACAATTAAGGTTAATCTTGAAAGAGAGAAAAAACATGATTTATTACGTGAAAAGGTAAATGAATTAAAAGAAATCTTCAAAAAAAATAGTTTAACTAAATTACAAAGACTTAAATTCACATTTAATGAAGAAGAGTTATTACCTAATCTAAATGATTTTGATATTGATGATGAATTTATTTTACCTGAGTTACCAAAAAAAGAATTGCCAACATATGAAGACGAAAATGAATATCATGAAGAAGAAACACAAATAACCAATGAACCTATTGGTTATGTCGATGAGAACGGTAATCAAATCGAAATGACTGAAGAAGAATTAGAAATATTAGCAGAAGAAGCTAGGGCTGAAAAAAATAGAAAAGCAATCGAAGCCAAAAAACAAAAATCTGGTGTTAATAATGTGGCTAAAAAAATTGAGTTACCACCTAAAAGAAAAGTGGAAATGGCAATAAGTGAAAGCGATTATGAAACTGATTGTGATTGTGGACCAAATGATGCTTGTGAAAAATGCATAGATTCTAAAGATTATTAAACATAAAAAAGAGCCTTATAAGCTCTTTTTTTGTTTTATAAAGTATTTATAAGTATGAAAGAGTTTATTAAATTAAGACTTATTGAGTACGTAGAAAAAATCGAAGAATCAAACATAATTGATATTGATAAGATAGCACCAAACGCTGATGATATCACTGAGGAAAAGCTATATCCAATATTAAATGATTTATTTAGAGGTATTAATAAAATAAAAAGAAATCAATTTGATAAGTTATCAGATAGTGAAAAATCAATAATATTTAATACATTTCCCAATATTATTAATAAAAAGACCAAAGAATATAATAAAGCATTTAAAGTTACTTACGATAATTCAGTTATAAACGATAATTTAATTTATATATACAATGTAAAAACGCTTAAGGGTGTTGATAAAAAAATATCAGTAGGGTTATTTTATGACAATGATAATCTAGCTTATATGAAAGATAGCTTATTACTTTTAAACATTAAGAATATAGGTATAAATGGTCTAAACAATTTAAAACTAACTGTAAGACATGAATTAATCCATGCCGCTGACCCTAAAGTAGATAACGCTAAACCAATAGTAAAAGATAAAAATAAGCGTAAGCAATATGTGAGATACACTAAATTAGATTATGAATTTGATTCTTTTAGTCATGAATTAATAACTGTAGTGAAAGATAATGTGAATAATATTGCTAATGAAGAAAAGAAATTAGAAATAATTAAAAAATTATGGGAGGTAATTGATTCTGTAAAAACAAAAACCAAAGAAGAATTAAGTTATGAATATGCTTCTGATAGTGTAATAAGACTTTTTACACCTGACGGACTCACTAGTACTAATAATACAATGTTAAGAAGTAATTTTTGGCAGGCATTAAATTTATTAGAAGCGTGGAAAACGAAACCAACATTATATAATATGTTCTACAAAAGATTAACTAGGTTTATACCATACATAAAATAAAGCCCTTAGAAAGGGCTTTATTAATTTAATGGTAAATAATACTATTCTTTAACAAAGGCTCGTTCTAACGCCTCTTCAAAATTGTGGAATAACCAAACACCAGCTGTTGATAATAATCCATTTAAAAATATCATTAAATAAAGATTATCAATACCATAGTAACCCATTGGTGTTAATTTAGCATAACCAAAATAAGTCATTATTGCTGATATGGCAAAACCCATCCAAGTCCCCAAACATAAAAAGCAAGTAAACAATTTATGTATACTATATCCACTAGTGCCAAATTTAGCTAATAGGTTTCTCCAACCTTCGAATACTGAACCATAAATCATGTTGTTACAAGCACCGTAACAAATAAGAATAAAAATAAGTGTAATCATATGTTTTTATTTTAAATGTAATGATAATATGGGTAATAGTAAATATTTATTAATTGTAATCGTTGACTAATAAAAAAATTAACAATATATTAGCGAAATAAAATATTTGTATGAAACCAAAAAAAGACGCAGTAAGTAGAGAGATAGAACAAATTGAAAGAGAAAATCTTTTAGATATGTATAAAACTGCTCAAACAAAAGTTAAATTAATTAGTGAATTAAAAAATGGTTTGGGTGAAGATATTAAGAAGAACCCAAATAAAGTTACCTTTATAAAAAAAACTTGGTATCAAAGGTTTATGATTACAATTAAGAATATTTTTACAAAATTTTAAAAAATGACATACGAAAAACTAATAGAAACAATATCAACAATTGTTGATAATGAAAACATATTCAAAGAAGGATTAACACTTGTTTATGAACTAGATGAAAAAAAACATAGACAAATAAATGAACATTTATTTTTTAAATCAAACCCATCAACAAATGAATTTGTTGCTACAGATGAATTTGAAGTAGAATTAGGTGGTATACTAGTTAAATTCGTGAAAAATAAAAAAAAATACTAGTAGTTTATAATTATAATTTGTTTTTTAACCATAATTAAGTATATTTGTGGTATTATGAAAACAAAAGAGAAAAAAATACTAGAAGATTTTGGCGATTATGAATTTGTCGCTGGTATTGATGAAGTAGGTAGAGGCTGTGGCGCTGGTCCAGTTGTAACCGCTTCTGTAATTATGCCAAAAGGTTTTAAATCACCTCTTATAAGAGATTCTAAGAAACTTTCAGAGAAACAAAGACTAGAAGCTTACCAATTGATATTGGATAACGCTATAGCTATTTCATGTCAATCTGGTTTTGTGTCAGATATTGATGAACTAGGTATAAATCCAACTACATTTAACACAATGGTTAAAAACATAAATGAAATATCTGAAATTTTATCTAAAAGTTATTCTATAAGTGAAACTGTTTGGGACCAAGAAAAACAACTTAGAGAGTATAAAGACCCAAATAGAGAACCGTTAAAAATAGGTGCTGTTTTAGTAGATGGTACTGAATGGATTAAAGATTCAGATATTAAAGTAATCTTAGTCCCTAAAGGTGATGATACGTATACTTGTATAGCAGCTGCGGCTATAGTTGCAAAAGTTAGACGTGATAAGTATATGGCGCAGTTACATGAATTACATCCAGAATATAATTGGAACAAGAATAAAGGTTATTTAACACCAGAACATATAGATGCGTTAAAAAAATATGGCCCCAACAAATATCATAGAAAACAATATGTTAAAAATTTTATTAATTAGTTAATTATATTATGAAAGTAAAAAATAAATTATCTGTTAGTTTAATTGTTTTATTAATCACAACACTATTTCTTGTGTCCTGTGAGAAAGAAATTATAACACCAACCAAACAACCAGAACCAGTTGACACAACAAAATGGCAAGACCAATACACTGACAGTGGTACATTACCTAATTGGACTGTTAACCAAAACACAAATAATGAATTAGTGAATACCAATTGGGTGTTGACAAAAATAGTTGCTGCATTTGGTACAACAACAATGAATGACACAATACATTTTATTTCTAATAATAAGTATTATGTTGGTTCAGACACAACAAATAGTGGTTTATATACGTTATACACATCTCAAAATAATGTTACTCTTACATTTAAACCATTTATACCAATGAATTATACACAATGTAGTACAAATCAATTAGGTGTTGGTTTTTCTAAAGGTACTAATATTACTGGTGTTGAATTTGTAAATTTATATAATGTAACGTCAACATTTAAAGCTTGGTTTGTTAAAGTATAAAAAAACAACAAATTTATTAATTTTTTTATTTTATTGTTTACTGTATTAATTAATTTAACTAATTTTAATTAATAACATAACAATATATTTACAATGAGCAAGTAATGATAAATAAAAAAATAATAATCAAAGAAATAGATAAATTATACAGTAAAAAATTCAAAGATAAGTTTGTAAGTGAATATATAATTTACTTAATGGAAAATGATGTTAAATTAGCGACATATACTGAAATTGGTGAGGAAGCTAAAAAAGAAAGGGTTAATAGTATTTTTTTAAATTACTTTCCACATACATTAAAATTAAATGAATATAAAAACATAATTGAAGAAATAACAAATAAATAATATGGAAAAAGAAAATCCACTTATCATTGTTTTCTATCTAGATAGTGAAATGATGAAAATAAAAGAAATTATACAACCATTTGTCGAATCAGTTAACGATATGATTAAACAAAAAGAATCAAATGTAATGGCTTTCTTTTTGCCAACAAAAGGTGAGGAGAGAGTTGAATGCATAAATCCAAAAATAGTTGATAAAGCAGATATGGATAAAATATATAAAATGATTGAAGATATAAGAGAAACATACTTAATAGGTATTAATCTTGACTTACCAGATGAAGAAATAATAATTGATAATAAACCATGTGAATGTGGTAAGAATCCAGATGGTTCTTGTAAATGCTAATATTATGATTGAATGGGATTATTTAGGTTTTAGAAAAGATAAATGTTTAGCTTCAGCTTATAACCAAAAAGATTGGAATCAAACACTTATAACTCGTTTAAATCGAGCTAATGCTGAATATCATAGAACAGAAGCTAAAATTGGTTCAACAACAATAACGGTTAATGATAAAATAAATACATTACTAAACACATTAGAAGATGTTATTGATGGTAAGCTTACACATAGAAAAATTATTATTGATAACAATGTGGATGATAAAACAATTATAATCGGAAATACATATTTTCCAGATATTAATATAGAAATAAAAATACTTAATTATGAAAAATGAAGATAAAGCACTTATTTATGATGAATGCCTAAGAGAAAGTGAAAAATTGCAAAGGATAAATTCTAAGATAAAATCAGAACATGCAACAAATATTCCACAACATTTACAAGAAGAAATTGACAGGAATAATGTTAAAATAAATTCGTTGGTTCGTAAATTAGAATCATTATTTAATAACTAGTATGTTATATTTTTTAAAAAAAGCAATACCAATATGTCGTGATATATCTAATTTCACGACATTATTGTTATTACATATATTCTTTATGAATTTATCGGCAGGTATTGAAATAGATAATTTATTTTTGGTTTTATTATCGGCATTATTAACCAATTTAATATATAGTTTTAAGGTCTAGTAGAAGTCCTTCTAATCTTTGTATATGGCCAACCAGTCCTATTATGGATTAAATCATAAATATTCCCAATCATAACCTTACCAGCAGTCCCCATAAACATAAGACTTTTAATTTTTTGTTTTTTAGCTATTTTAGCCAATGTATGGTGAAGTCTTTGTGCTTCTTCTAAATTTTTACAAATAATCATTTCAAATTGGTCTTCATTATATATTATTAATTTATTATGTACAACAATTATTTGTTTAACCATTTTTTTTGAATGGGCACCAATTAATAATCTTTTGATTATTTCAGATATGGTTGGTCTGTTAATACTATGATGCAATCCATATACCCAAAATGTTTCCTCAATAAAGTATTCATCTGAAGCTAAAATAGTCCAATCACCTAATTGTTTTTCAGTATATAATTTACCATAATCATCTCTAAGGATTCTAAAGGTATCTGTATCTTCAGTTATTTTACTAACACATATTTCATATTTAACTGGTTTTATGCCATTTGCGTTTATAAATTTTTTTGGATAGAATACTTTATTGTTTTCTTTTATTTTGTGGTAATTGATAAACACTGTTTCTTTTGTTTTGCATCTGTATAGTGTTTTTTTATATTTTCCGTTTACAAGTAAAATTACTCTAAATGTCATGATTAAGTTGTTTTTTTAATTATAAGTTAGTATATTTGTTTTAAAAATAAATACTTAAAATGGCAAAAAGAGATTATTATGAAGTGTTAGGTGTAAATAAGAATTCCTCTGCTGATGAGATTAAGAAAAAATACAGACAGTTAGCCAAGGAATTACACCCAGATAAGAACAATGGTAGCAAAGAAGCTGAGGAGAAGTTTAAAGAAGTTTCTGAGGCTTATGAAATACTTTCCGACAACGATAAAAAGGCTAACTATGATAGATTTGGTCATAGTAATGGTAGACAAAGCCAACAGGCCCAATATCATAGAACACAATATAGACAACCAGAAAGATTTGGTGAGAATATGCAGATGGTTGTTAAATTAACCTTAGATGAAATATATACTGGTGTTAAAAAAAGATTTAAGTACAATAGAAATGACAAATGTGAATCCTGTGATGGACATGGTGGTCATGGTAAAAAAGATTGTGGGACTTGTGGTGGTAGTGGGTTGGTAACACATGCGATTAATACACCTTTCGGTCAATTCTCAAATATAACACAATGTTATTCATGTAATGGTATCGGTTTAACATATGATAGTCAATGTGGTACTTGCAATGGTTCTGGTGTTAATGTAAAAGAAGAATTAATAGATATTGATATACCATCTGGTGTTATGGAAGGTATGTCGTTTATTATGCATGGAAAAGGTCATGCGATAAAAGCTGGTAATTCAGGTGATTTACATGTTAAAATAATGGAATTGGCGCATAAGGTTTATACTCGTAGCGGTAATGATTTAAAAATGGTTTTAAAACTAACATACCCACAATTGGTTTTAGGTAGTAAAGTTGAATTAGAAACCATAGACGGTAGTAAAATAAGGATAAACATACCAGAATATAGTGATATAGGTAATGATTTAAGAATACAACATAAAGGATTAAAACATTACAATAACGAAGAACGAGGAGATATATTGATTAAATTGGGAATTGATATGCCAAAAGAATTAGATGATGATACAAAAGCTGTTATTATTGATTTAAAAGAAAAATTAGAGCAAATAGAAAAATAAAAATATTTTTAGTTGCAAGATAAATAATTAAATAGTATATTTGTAAAAATAATATAAACAATAAAAATAAAACTTATGGCAAAATACGAAGAAGTATTCGAAGACACACAAGATTTGTACACTAGATTAATCAACGAAGCTAGTTTAAATCATGTTAACATTACAATCTTAGCTGATAATAAAGCTAAAGAAATTTATAAACTTAATAAAGCTAATGCATTATTAAAGTTCAGAAGTGGTGATGATATCATTATAGTTTTAAATGAAAAGATTTTTGAAAAACTAACACAAGAGCAACAAGTTATCATTGCTGAAGAATCATTGGCTGGTATTAGTTATGATGGTGAAAATGATAAAATTGAACTTAAAAAACCAGACTTTACTGCTTACACTGGTATTTTGCGTAAGTATAATTATGAAACTGTTGATACTTTAAGAGAATCAATTATATCATTGTATCAAGCTGAAAAACAAGCTGAAGATGAAGCTAAAAATGCAAATACACCAAAAACAAAAAAACAATATTCATAATGACTAGAGAAGATGCAGAAGAATTAATAAGTGAGTTAAATCCAGAAGCGTTATTTCTAGATGGTTTCGATGATGCTATATTAGGTATAGCCGAAAGACCTAATTTAGGTCCAGTGGTGGCTTATGATGAAGAAAAGATAATAGCCATTCTTGTAGAACAAATGGAACCAGACTCTGAAGATTTAATTGATAGAGATGTTTTTGAACTTAAAATGGAAATGGCTCTGGATTATTATCATTATAACATCAAAAACGCATGGGTTGGTGAATATACACCAATGATTATAACAACAAATATTTAATAAAATATGAATTTTACTAACGAATTTAGAGATTATGCTATTAAGCATATGGGGGTTTCTTCAATGGAATTATATTATTGGGAACAATTACAAGATAATATATATAATTCTACTAAAGTGTTTGGTAGTATGACACCTATGATTCTAGAAGAAAGAGAATTGAGAGTAACACAAATGTCAGTTTTCGATAGATTGATGATGGACCGTATTATTTGGTTAGCTGGTCCAGTTAATGATAGAATGAGTACAGTCGTACAAGCGCAGCTAATGTTCTTAGATAACTTAGAGGTAAAAGATATAACCCTTCATGTAGATAGTCCAGGAGGAAGCGTTAAAAGCGGTTTATCGATAGTTGATGTTATGGATTATATTTCATCTGATTTGGTTACTATTAACACTGGGATGGCTGCATCTATGGGTAGTATTTTATTAGGTGCTGGTACAAAGGGTAAAAGACATACACTTCCACATAGTAGAGTGATGTTACACCAAGTATCTACTGGTGCATCTGGTAATCTACAAGATATTAGAGTATCAATTGCTGAAGGTGAAAAATACAATACTGAGTTATTCAGATTATTAGGTAAGTATACTGATAAAGACCCTAAACAAGTTTTAGATGATACCAATAGAGATATGTGGCTTAATGCTGATGAGGCTTTAGCTTATGGTATCGTTGATAATATTATAACAAAAAAACCCACTAAAAACGGTAAAAAATAATAAATGGGGGTTAATCCCCCCATTAATTAATTAGGTGGCTAATCAAAACTAAAAAAAAGAAAGGAAAATAAAATGGAAACAATGATAATAGTATCAGTTTTAACTACTCTATGTGTTGGTGCAATAATTGCTTCACTTGTGATTGCGTATATGAAGTTAGATAGAAAAGTTGATGTTACAGAATATGATAATAATATTCTTGATGTTCGTAGAAGAATTAATGAAGAGTCAAAAATGATATTTGACCTAATAGATGCTAATGTTAGAAGCTTAAATTCAGACATTGAAGCTCTACATAGAAGAATTGATGAAGCAAAAAATCAACAAGATAAAATAGGTGAAGAGTTAAGAAGCCTTATTGATTCTAGATGTGATAAATTGGATAATAAAATAAAAAAGAGTGGTAAAACATTACTTAATGATTAATAAAAAATAAGGTTAGCCACCTTTTTAATAAAAAAAATAAAACATACTTGCTTTTTATTAAAACTATAGTATATTTGTATAATAAAAGTTCTTTAAAATTCTGGGAATGCCAAGGTATTGATTAGGTATAGTCGTAAATGGTAAGCATGTAGTGCTAGATTGGAAGCACTTAAATCTGTCTATTAAACAATTGAATTGACAACGATTTCATCGTATCAGAAAATTTCCTTAACGAGTGCAGCATGTCTGTAATCGAGGGAGAGGTAGCAGCTGCCTAACAACTGTAAATGGTGGTAATCCACTAAATGATGGTATCCCATCAATGGTAGTAATCTACTAGTGGGGCCAAAACCACTATAAAAGTAAGGAAGCTTTCGGATAGTTATAAAACTATGACCTAAACATGTAGAAGGCTATTGAAGAATATTTAAGACAGGAGTTCGAGTCTCCTCATTTCCACAGTGAATGTTTTGTGCTTTGTTGATATTTATAGAGTACAAAATTCTTTACAGATTCTTCCCAACAATCACCTTATGGGATAGAAATTATAACCTCTAGTAAGTCGCTTTACTAGAGGTTTTTTTATAAAATAGATTTTCATATATTTATTGTAAAACAAAATATATGGACAAATTTTTAAACTTTATTAAACAGGCGCTTAGCTCTGGTAGCGATGTGTCAAGTAAAAGGTTAATTTCATTATTAGCTTTTGTTATGATGGTAATAGCTTTTCTATCTAATTTATATTTTAAATTTACGATAGAAGAACATATGTTTAAGTCTATGGAATGGATTGTTGAAATTGGTATGGGTACTATCCTTATTGAGAAGTTCAGTAAGAAAAAAGATGAGCTAACTCAGGTACAATCAACTAACACACCTGATGATGAACAAACACCATTAAAATAAAAAAAGGACTCAATTGAGTCCTTTTTAGTTATTCTGCAAATATTAATTGCTTGGTGGCGGTGGTGGTGGTGTAGTTCCTTTTGGTTTTCCACAACCACAACCGAACAATACATCTTGTCTAACCATGATTTCTAGTTTTAATTTTTTAACGTTATGTTATCATAAATACTTTATTATTGCTAAATAATTAGTATATTTGTTCTATGTTTGAAATTAAATATAGCAAACATATTTTGAATAGTAAATAAAAAAAATTAATGTATGTTTAAAAAATATCACACGGTTACAATATTAGATTCTAAATGGAAACCAATACTTACAAATGTAAAATTAACTGTTATACCAAGAGCCAATGAATACATCTATTTAAATAATCAATATTATCAAGTTATGAATATTATACACACAATAGATAAAAAACAAGGTATTTTTATTGTTATAGGTGAAATTGTTCGACCTGATAATCATATGATTGTTGCATAATTAAAAAAATAATAGTATATTTGTTAAAAAAATATTTATGGAAAAATTAACTAATAAAAATGTTGAGGATTTTATTTATTCGTATCCAACAAAAAACAAAGAGGGATTTATTGCGTCTGAAATAAATGACATATTAGAAAAGTATAGTATCGATAAAGATAAGTTCTATACTGCTTTAGGGGTAAATACATGTATGCTTATTGATGGTGAAGTTGTTACTTATCATTGTGATGTACTTAAAGGGTTACGATGCGTAATTGAAAATAGAGAACAGAATTTTTTTGAATGGGATTAAATATAAATAATATGGAAAATAGAAATTACCCTAAGCTTTTAATCATAGGAGCAGCTAGACATGGGAAAGATAGTTTAGCTGAATTATTGAATGAAGAATTTGGTTATACTTTTGAGTCATCATCTCAGTCAGCTTCGAACATATTCTTATATGATTTATTAAAAGACAAATATGGTTATAATACACCAGAAGAATGTTTTGAAGATAGAATAAATCATAGACAAGAATGGTATGAAGCCATTTGTAATTACAATAAATATGATAAAGCTAGATTAGCTAAAGGTATCCTAGAACGTTCAGATTGTTATGTAGGAATGCGCGACAGGTATGAGATTGAAGAATGTATGAGACAAGGTATATTTGATTTAATCATATGGGTCGATGCTTCAAATAGATTACCAATGGAAGATGCTAGTTCATTTAATATTGATAAATCATGTGCTGATATCATAATTGAGAATGATGGTACTTATGAGCAATTTAAGGAGAAAGTAATTAGATTAGGTAAATTATTAATAAAATAAATTTGACATATATTATTTTTAATAGTATGTTTGTAAATAAATAATTTTAAAATAAATAAAAATATGACAGTAACAGAAAACAGTAATGTTAAAGTACATTACACAGGTAGATTAGAAGACAATACAATTTTTGATTCATCAGAAAATAAAGAACCATTATCCGTTGAATTGGGTAAAGGTGTATTAATTCCTGGTTTTGAAAAAGGGTTACAAGGTTTAAGTGTTGGTGAAAAAAGAACAGTAACCATACCAGCAGAGGAAGCTTATGGGCCAGTTAGAGTAGAAATGATTCAAGAAGTTGAAAAGAAATTTGTACCAGAAACAGTTGAAGTAGGTCAACAATTAACAGCTCAAGGACCACAAGGTCAAATGGTTGTTGTTGTAACTGAAGTTAAAGAAGAATCAGTTGTTTTGGACGCTAATCACCCATTAGCTGGAAAAGCTTTAATATTTGACTTAGAAGTAGTTGAAATAGCTTAAACCATTAATGATAATTAAACCCAGATAAACTGGGTTTTTTTATTGTTGGTAAAAAATAAAAATAAATTGGTGTTATTTAACTATAGCACCATATTTATTTTACATATAATTAAATAGAATGGCAAAATATTTAGCAATTTTTAGTGATACTATTGATGAAATAGGTATTAATGGTTTCATCACAATGACAGACAAGGAAGTTGAGCAATATGAAGAATTGGCTTCTAGTATCACATGGTATTTTACTTATAGTGTGGGTGATAATTTTGAATTAGAATTTTCAAGTGGTGATGATTTATTAGGTAGGGTAGAATTTAAAGAAATATCTAATGATGAATTTAAAGTTTTTAAAAAACTATTTGATGGTAAATTTGGTATTTTTGTTAGTGAAGACGATTTACATAACATTATAGGTGAAGAAGAATCAGAAATAGATGAAGATGATGAAGATGATGATTTTATTTATGATAATGATAGTGAAGATGACGATTATTAAAATATTTAGTTATATTTATAATTAAAAACAACTATGCGTAAATTTGATAAAAAGATTAATTTAGCTAGAATTAATATATTAGCCGAACAAAGATACTTAGAATCCAAAGGAATAATCAAAGAAACTATTGAAGAAGAATATTTCGATTCACGTAAACCAGTTGAAGATTATGTTGATGCTGAAGAATTAGTTGGAAAACTTTATTGGTTCCATACTAACAGAACACATAGAAACCATGGTAAAAACGGTATGGTTGGTATTTACAGTGTTGGTAAAAATGGTGAAAGGGGTGAAGCTTTAAAAATGTATACCAACGAAGTTAGAATTAAATCACCTATTTATTTTCAAACTAGTGAAAGTGGTTCTAAACGAATAAGAAACACAAAAGAAAAAGATGGAGGTGCTGGTACTAGAACATTGGTTGCTGGTGTATCTGGTGTTGTTGCCCCTACTGATAGTGGTAACACTAGTGGTATGGAATTAGCTAATTTTAACCCATTTGATGCAAATGCACCATGGTTTTATTTAAACAATGATAGTGAAAAGAAAGAAATAGTTTCAGCTGATGAAGTTTATTTTTATGCGACTGAAGAAGGACAATGGTTTTTCTACGTTAAAAATGCACAGTTTAGTGGTAAAAAAGGTTATGATGTAGAAACAAAATAAAAACTTAATTATTAAAGATATGGCAACACATAAAAGAAAAGCGCATGTTAGAGTTGTAAAAACAAGAAAAGGTACGACTAATAGTATAAAAGTAGTTAGAGTAAAAAAAACAAGTGTAAAAAGAAAAAAATAACCAAAAGCCTTAGACTAAAAATCTGAGGCTTTTTTAATTTTGAGCAATGGAAGAACTTGTAAGAACAATAGGAAAAGTAAAAGCTAAAAAGTTTGAAGAGCACTTTGATAAGATAGTTGACAAATATAAATTAAAAGCAAAAGAAATGGGTTACTCTGGTGTTTTAAAATTTAAAAAAGAACATGGTAATGTGTTTATATTTGCGGTTATTTAATATTTATTGTTAGATGATTAAGATAAAATAATGGGGTTATACCTTTTGGGTGATAGCCAATTAGATTCATTGACATTAAATGAAAAATATGTTAAACTAAAAGGTATTGAAGGTGTACTGTTAGTGGTTAATGAAGAAATAAGAGGGCAAGGTTGTGGTGACAAGTTAAAAGACTACCCAAAGACCCTTGATTTTGATTATATTTGGGGTCAACAACTAAAAACACTTAATAATTTAGAATATTGGTTAAAACGAAGAGAATTAATTACAGAAACTAAAAGT